TGTTTTGATATAAATTCCTTATAAATCATTTTTCGCTCTGTTGTCCAATAATAAATGCAACAAACGGTCGATGGCGCCGCTTAGATCCGAGCTCAGAATCGCCGAAAACAAACGACGCGCTAGCAATAGTTTATCCGGTGACAAGAGATGAAGAGGGTTATGCCGCAGTATTTGTGCCAACACACCATCGTATTCCCCTCGCAACTCCTCCTCTTCGACGACACGCCTTGCCATCGATAATACTCTGCCCAAGAGACTGTTATTAGTGTATCGTTCGGTCTCGCAGCTGCGCACGCTCAAAAAATCGGGAACCAACTCCAGATCGCACTCCACGTATTCCATAATAATTATATGCTCACGTCGACGTCGTACAACATTAAATTCACTTTTTTACGACACTTCCAGTACGTTCGTTTGTAATCGTAATTATCCAGCCAAAACGGGTACACGTTTGGAGTGGTTGACGACCAATAAGACGGATCGGTGAAGCCGCAGTTATTGCAAAACAACACTGGCACCAGTCGCTTCTTTTTCTGTGTCAAACACAACTTATTCACACAAGCAACACACGAAGTATTGTTGCCATGGTGAAAAAACACGTAGAACGGTTGGAATTCTTTGTATTCGCGACTTATTATCTCCAAGTAGTAGTCCCCGGTTTTATTTAACAAATGACGGCTAAATTGTGATGGCACACTGTGCGTGATATCGCTTCCCCAGTCAACACGCAAATAATAAATGTCATCGCGCGCAATCACCTCATCGTTATTAGCGCTACACAATGTCACGCTTTCAATCTCTTCGCAAGGGGATTTTGATTCAACCATGTCGTTCAAGACCGTGGGTAAGTCTGCCGGTTGCAGGCCGACGCGACGACATTTTTTCTTGCCCGGCTTGACAAAGGAAAATACGAACCGCTTCAAAGTACCGTTGTACATGAGCTTTTTTAGATTGGCCAAAGAAAAGGACGGGTACAGTTCTATTATGTCCTCTACTGGGTCATTTTTACATTGCAAACAAGAAAATTTAACTTTGTCAACATCCATCTCCAACCAGGATTTTATTACCATAAACATATATGGATTGTGAGTATCCAAGTAAATTTGATTAAACGTCTTGCCACATTTGTTACAAGTTGGCGTGAATCGAAGCGTGTTACTGTGTCCATTGACCGAGTTTTTGGCAAAGTCCACCACAAACATGAGTGCGTGTCTCAGCTCTTGAGACAAAAATTGACCACGTTTATCCATTCTTAATTCCATTATCGTTTAATGTCAATGTTATTAAAATCCAATATTATATTCACATTTCTTCGCAACAGAGCGTCATTTCGTCACAGTAAAATTCGCTCAACACAAACAGTGGACCGTGACATTTTATACAATAGTTTCTCATATCCAATAGCAAGTCGCTAAGTTCGCATTGCTCGTCAACAGTAAAATAGCACACTTCCCGCACAAAAGGTTTGTTTACGCAAAAACGACAGAGAGATTGGTCTGCAACAATCGTTGCTCTCACATGCTCATAAAATATATACTCAGTGTTGGTAAACATCCTCATTTGTACGTACACCACAAAATCAAATACATCTTCCCACGTCCACTTTCCGCACCAATTTAAAATGTCGTCCACGCGCTCTTCGTCGTCCACCATTTCGTTGACAAATTTGCACACATTAGTCGTCAACAACAATTTTAAAACATCACCAAACGTATTATTTGTGTACGCGTAGTTTAACAACACTCTTTTAAACTGCTCACTCGTCCACACATTGTTCACGAGATAATCGTGCAACAAATCGTACACCACACCTGGTGGCATGTACTCTTTTACTTGCAAATTTTTCTCTAAACATTTATTAAAACTTATTTTAATCAATTTATTCGGCTGCCGTAGCACAGTACTGGTCATTTTGAGACGAGCAGCAATTATCATTTAATAGTTATTCTATACTGTAGTATATTATATAAGTAGATGCATTGGTATATTATTATGTTTGTGCAAGCGACGATAACGAAAGTTAACTAATAACACACAGATAAATTCAATTGACCTTTTTATTTTTGAAATGTAACACTACAAAAACAATAAGTAGGGCGCCAATTATTAAAATAACAACAGTGACACAGGCAATTATTATACTAGACAATGTAAGCACAGATTTATCCACGTCCGCTATTATACTGCCTGACTTTTTATTCACAATATTCTCCGTTGACGGTGGTTGTATTTCAATTAGATTTATAGTACAGTCGTCGTCGTTGACTTCGTCCAACAGCTCGGTCAGTGGCATTACACTCGATGTTGATATTTTACGTTCAAACAGTACCATACTAGATTCGTCTTTTGTTTTCGTCAAGGTATAATAACCTTTATCAAATTTAATATACATTTTTTTATCACTTGCACCCATAAACTTTGCCAGCACAAACGATCTATCGTCGCTGTCGTGGTCATTGTCCACATTTTCGAAAACAAACACACAATCGTGGTTCAGTGTTTTCGAACTGTAAAATTCACCACAGTGGTTTAGGCAAACATACTTTAACGAAGACTCAAAACGCAACACCACAAAAGCGTCATTTTTGTCAGAATCATTTTGATCGTAGTCTTTTAATTCGTATTTTAGTAAATTTGTTCCTGACGAACTTACGCTGGTGCTGTGTGCCACATGTAATCCTAGCTTGTCATCAAAACCAGACTGAAGATAGTGGTAAAAATGATTAATAACTTTATAAATCTTTACCAAACCGTTTGTATGTTTCGGTGGACTTGGTACCGTGTCTGTTATGTTTTTTAATATTGGCAAACTTTCTATTGGTTCCGTTGGTGGTGGTGGTGGTAGAGTTGTTGTTGTTGTTGTTGTTGTTGTAGTTGTTTTCGTTAGTGGCGGAGGAGTTGGTGGTGGTTCTAACGCAATCGTGCACCACGCACAAAACATTAAAATTATTGCAGTTAGCTTTACCATGGTTGTGTTTACTCGTTTGATTGTTCAGTACGTTAAACACAATTTAAATTTTTATACTGCTTCTGTAACCCACGTAAGAATAATACGCAATCAATCCCAAAAATAAAACACTACACGTCACCAACAAAGCGTAGTTAAAAATTGTACAAACTGTCGAATTGCAACGTTCCGTTTGTTCCTGTTCATCTACGTACAGCGGGATTTCCGATGGTTTACCTTTTTTATACAAAACATAATCTTTAATTTTTGTGACAAATGGTTTAGAGAATACCAGTGTGGGTTTTGTTTGAGAAGGTATCTCAAATTTTAATGACTTTTTTGGTTTATCTTCACCAAGGTTGTTGTTGTAGGGAATAGTTGTTTCGTTGTACACCGACATTGCGAGTGAATGTGTGCGCACCACCACACCTTTTAATATGTGCTCTTTATCTTGGATTCACAAAATCACGTCAAAAAAAACAAATTTACATACGTTTTAATCAATTTTATTTTCTATTCGTTCATACGCTGTACTTTAGACTGAAGTATATTCCTATTTACTAAAAAATCTTCGTTTACATTATAGACCACCGCCAGCATTGCAAACACAACCACCAGCACCATTATAATAATCTTCCAGTTGATGCGGCCGAAAAAACCACCCGTCCCAGAACTTAACCGAGTCAAGTTTTCCATTTCGCTTAATCTGTTGGAATGTACATCGATGACATGTCATTTAAAATATAACAACACATTTTTACATATTTTTCACGTGTAACACATTACAAAGGCGTTCCGGGAAAAAAGTGTTGTTTGAAATTAGTCATGAAAGCTTGCCATTCTCTTAGTGCTAGCTCATTGTTCTTGCGGTCGCGCACAATTAACTCGTTGTACCGACGCCAATTATTGGGCGACTCAACCCACTTGGCGTAGTGGTAGATGCGTTTCACCATTTCTTTTGGCGGACACATTACGTGATTAGGGGGTGTGTCGCCTCCAAAATTTAATTCGCACACTTTTATGTAGTTACGCTTGGTACCGTGACCACCAGTGCAGGTACCGACGCTTTCAATTATTTTCGAAATCACGCGTTGGTCGTTGAACGGATTCTCTTCGCGTAACATCATTGTCAGTACTGTATTATAAACTATGAAAGATTTGTAAATGTCTTGCGACGCGTTTGCCTCTTCAGTGTCTGGCAATGTTTCGTGAGCGAACAAACTGTTCAGCGCTGGCTCCACGTCATCTTTGTATATGCAGTACAATTCTTGCGGCAAAATTACACATTGACGTTGCGAATACAGGCAGTCCACGTACAAATCCTTTAACAATATCACTATTTTTTCCGCGTGGTTGTTGACAAATCGATATGCTTGTCGGCAAACCATACGAATCAGTTCCGCGTCTCGCTCACCGGCTTCAGTGATCGCGTAAAACGTTTCCGGCGGAATCTGTTTGAATTGCACACCGCATATCATGGCGTTAAGTGTCAGCAGGTTTTTACGCACACCATCGCTGTTCGCTTCGAGCAACATCTCAAAGTATGGCCGCGCGTTAGTGTTCACATATTGCACCGCCACAAACGTAAAGTGCTCATAACTGACGCTATTTAATCCGAGAATTTTTGTTAGTCTACAATTTACTCGAGACGGATGAAACCGACATCGAGTCCGAGCCACTGTCAACGGTACAAACGGCGTCGACCGTTCCGAAACAGGAGGTGCGTATTTGTTTGTGGTCAGCGCTCGCTTCATCTTCGACGTGATCCAACACGTAGAAAATAAGATATTTATTGTCCACTAAATGCACATTCCCATCCAAAATGTCGTCGAACACGTCGCTCATATTTAACTACAACGTGTTCTTAATTAATTCGTCTGATAAGATATTTTTGGACGGTTATAAGTACGTGCGCGAAACAGCACCAGGACAATACGTTTATCAAAATCTATACACCAAAGAATTGATTACTTTACCCTTCAAAACGCCGACGGTCGACACACCGGTCACACAGATATATTTTTAATTAAAAAAACAAAACTTTTTATAAGTCATGAGTAGGCGAAACTCGTTTTCAAACACTATTTCTACCACGATGAAAAATGTAAAGCGAAGGTTGAGTCGGCAGAGCAGCACCGAAGTGTTGGAACAGAAACGCAAGCGGATCGACACGGAAGACCTATTGAAACCTAGCGGTGGTGATATTGCGTCTTACAATTTTCCACCAGACGAAAACGCGTACGCAAACATTGATGTTGACGCTACCGATGCGGTATTGGCCGAGGAAACGCAGCCAGTCGTTAAAATTAACACCGGAAACGTTTACGACGACCCCGAATATCAGGCCAAAGTCACCAGACTAACCAACACCGCTTTGAAACATTTATTGGAAATTAGTGGACATCCTATCGATGCGGAATACGTAAACATGTTACATCCGCCTCATCTACCGCAAACTTCGGATTTGTTTATTACACAACACATCTTAAACAAGTATTTGCAACAGGTGCTCAAATTAAATGTAACACTATTTCAATTGCTACAAGAGTCGCCTGGCATTAACGCGCCATTATACAAAGCCTTTGTGCTAATTCTAATCAACCAGATGCCCAACTTGGATCATAATTTTTTACTAAAATTCAACGAAGCCATGTACACATTTTTCTTACGATGGGTAGACCAGGTTCCGGCGATGATAGAACTTGTACTCAACACTAATGGCCACGATGTTATAAAAGAAATTATGACAGTGGTCAATCAAAGCGTGTACAGAAGTTTATTTCTATTCTTGAGAGCCAACAATATTGCTGCTATTGAAACTGTAAAGCTATTTACAGACATACCTTACAACCAACTGAACGATAAAGATTTTCCGAATGACGAATTTAGAAACCAAATCAACAACGAGCAGCGCATCATCAATAACATGTTTACGGATAAATTCAACAATGCCGTGTTCCAGCATACTTATAATAGATACTACTTGTTACCTCGCCCGACACCGGATCTCAATGTACCATTTATACCTAAGATCACTACCATCACGCTCCACACGGAAATTATTAGGTTGATGCGCTTACAGCGTACACCGGCAGATTTATTCGATAACCCGCTATACCAACGACCGATTTCTAATGCGGTGTACATTGAAAAAGTCAACGAAAGCAGCGCCTGAATGTCACAACAAATTTAAATTAAAGTCAAACGAAACATCTTTGTAGTCTACTGTACCAGAAAAATTCTTTATCAAACCCTTCAGTCGCTCTTGTTTCTGCTCATCGTCGTAGTTTATGATAATTTTGTTGGTTTTATCAATAAAACTCAGCGCAGCATTGTCGTCCGTGAACGGAAAGGCAAATTTAAATTCAATTGTGCGCTTGTACGGATCGTTACGCTTAAATTTTACATCACACTCCTTGCAAAACAAATGCTCTAGATCCGCCATACCGCCGCACGTAATAACTATAACTCCACTGTGGTATTTGTCTATGGTACCACAACATATGGCGCATTCAAACTCGTCGCCCAGTTCTGAATAAATTATTCGCTCTAAACATTCTTTGGGTAGAGCGCTTTTTGTCGTTATGAAAAAATCCATTGTTTTTTTTATACTTTTATCTTGTTTTATACATTACACGCAGTGTAAAAATGACAAATTGACGACGGAAGATTACATGTTTATCAATTTTGTTTTGCAATGCTTTGCGTGCGTGCTTCAAGCCGTAGAAGTATTCATCGTCATTGGTATTGCGTTACACAAAATTAAAAATTAATTGCCACTTATTTCAATAAATTGTGGCAAAAATGGGATCGATATTAATTTGAAATCAATTTCAAAACTATAGGAAAAAGATCGACATTAAAATAATTGGTAATTTAAACTTAACAAATAATATGTTACCAGATTTTATAAAAACAAGTGGCTATTTTCTCAAATCGACATTAATGCAAAAACTAATTTCAAAACTATAGGGAAAAGATCGACATTAAATTTTATACCATTTGAGTTTTATTGTATTTTGTACCACATATTTTTATATGAAATTTGTGCCAAAAATGTGTTCGATATTAATTCAAAATCCAATTTTAAAACTTTAGGAAAAAGGTCGACATTAAAAATTTCACCAATGTAAATTTATTAATTTATTTGTCAATAAATTTTGTTAAGTACAAAACTGTTGTGTACATTCATAGCTTATCCTCCTACTGTATTTAGACTGAAAAAATTATACAACCTTAACGTTACCCCCACCACTGCATTTGGTATATATTTGTGTTTGATTCTTAAAAGGTTATGCGTCAATGTACCAATCATGACGTGTCTCGTAAATTTCGAGCATTCTGTTTATGTTGAGGTCGATAATTTCGGGATCGATTTGTTCGGCAGGATCCACGAACCGAGCAATCATTTCGCGTTTTGCTTTTTCAGCCATTTTACCCCCTCGTCTGAGGCGACAAGGAAAATTAGAATTACAAAAATCTTCAAAAGTAAACGTTTTTGAATGGTGTGGCAAGCGGCGTTTCTTCCTCAAAGGCTTGTATTCTTCCTCCTCATCCTCCAGCTTATGCTTCTTTGGCTCCCGACGCAACCGTATCTTGGTCTGTGCCGCGCGTAAATGCATTTGTTGCACGTACACTTCAATCTCGGCATCGGTCGGCAAATCCGAGTCGTCAAATTTAAACCTGTCACACAAAATAAAACAGTTAATAATATTTACACAAAATTAATGTATCATTTGACATAATGTTATACTCATACTTACATGATTTTGCTTTAGGTTTGTCAAAGTTATGTGACAAGTAAGATCGGAGTTGTGCTTATATAGCCGGCAGATAAGATTAGCTGAAATTATCTAACTGATATGAAAAATGGCTGGCTAAGATAAGATTATGTCGCTCGTTGTGTCGGTTCAAGCGCCAGTTGTACAACGACCGGCGTGGATCAAGTCCGACCAGCTTAGTTATTTGGGTATCCGACATAAACGCACCCCATTACCCTACATCATCACACCACAAACATTATTGAGATATCGCACCACGACAGAGGGATCGGTTAGTTTGAGACTGTTAAATTTTAACAACAACAACGAAAAAACATACAACGTCACCGCTTCGTGGCAAATTAGTATTAATCATGCAGAAGGTGTTTTATTCGTGGACAGTGTCGAGTTTGGTATTCATACTGTGGAAGTAGAGTTGGGAGGTGCATGGACGCATTTACCCATGTACATTTTAGGGGAAACTAACGAAAACGCATTTAAAACTTTACTGACAACCGCTCGATTTGCGTGGCTGGATTTAAGAGTAGTATCCATTTTTGTACCACCCAACAGTATCAATGTGTTAAGAAATACATCTGTCAGTGCACTCTACAGTTTTTATAAAACAATCATTAGTTTTTATGATGCTTTTACCGGACTAGTACACGATCCCACCATGTTTAGCATAAATTCAAACACCAATAAACAATATTTCATAAAGGCAGACTCCAGCGGACGCGACACAGCATATTACAGCTCCAACTGGCTAGCCATGTCTCAAAGCGATTTGGGTAAATTTCTTGAACCCTCGTTTACCAACTGGCTTGTGCTGCAAACATTAGGCGACGCCTATAACTATGGATTTACGCGATACGACACGTACTGGTTAGGTGTGTGGAGCGGGATGTTAAGCGACCGACTCCAGTACTACTATCAGGACATATCGGAACGACAGACACTTTCAAAGATTTACGCCGGTGAGCGTAATAGAATCGAAGAGGAAATTAACGTCACGATACAAGACGATTTAAACTTGGACTTGTGGACAGAGTTGCACAAAATTGTGTTTTTCACTTGGATACTAAACAGCACCGGCGACGGACTAGTGTCGGAAATGAATCAGTCTTTCAGGTACAGAAACACGTTAAACGTGAAACAACCTCATCACTGGGTCTGGCTGGCTAGTCTGTGCAAATACGATCTAGTACCGTTGTTGTACTTGTGTCACGCCACACCAGCATTATACATCATGTTGACCGATGCTAAGTCTTTGATTGAAGCCGGAACTGCTCCGCCGGATCATGTGCTGCCGCATCATTTACCACTCGTCCAGTTTATTAGCTTTAAGAAATGTCTATACCCTATTAATCGTTTAGTGGGCAATTTTAACATTAATAGCAATAAAATTAAAGAGTATGTGGAAACCAATTTCACATTATTCTCACCACTACAAACGCGACAACTAAAAATTAGCGTTAGTTTCACCCTCACGTTTCAAATACACGACATGAAACAGATTGCAGGCGATACTGTAACCATTTACGATGGTCTCGATGTGGTGGCCAAAAAAGTAGTGCCTGATAGTGGACTCGTTCAGTTGGACGACATCACACCCGGTGTGTATATGGTGCATCATCCACGAGGGCGTAATTATTTTTACAGTGTTTGCTACGATCACTTTACAACCAACGACCCGTATTTACTTGTCCATCAAAACACCACCAACGTTTACGTGCGATACACTCGCCGCGTGTCGTCTCTCTTTTTTGATGAGGAGGTAATATTGATGGGGTTGCATCAAGTGGTCATGGGAGTCATGTACGTAAACGGACCAGAGCGTAGGATAAACGTGTATCTGAACAATACTCAGTGTGATCCGTTTCAACCCCAAACACTGTTTCACCACATCACACTGGTGTACGGCAATAATACCGAAACACAAATTAGAATGACCGGCGCCACTAGCACCCTTACCCATGGTTGGCACAAATTCAGCAATGTAACTCGATTAATCATCAACAGCAAAACGCTCAGTTGTATTTTTCTAGAAACTATGCTACCCGCTCAGCCGGTACGTTTTGCTCTCACCGACACCGGTGTGATGCTAGACACGGATAAAGCGTTAAAAATACCCGATGCCGAGCAAAGGTTACGGTTACGAGTCAATCGTCATTGCAAGTGGCTAGACAGTAATCCTATGGCGCTAATTATTGAGAACGATGTTAGAGACAACATTTATTTAGCCACGCAAGACATGGAAACGGCCCGATACGATCGTTATTATCCCGACAGGGTGAGGCGAGTGGCCGCCAACTACGACTTTATGTTTGCCGGCTCAGCCTACAAAAATTACATTAAATTATCCATTAGACTCTTGGAAAACATTGGCACTCTGGTGGTGGAGTACGGCACATTGCACGACAATTTCGACACAACTTACGCGGGCGTGCAAATAAAAAACAGTGTTGGTGCTGTCGTGTTGCGTAGCGTGTTTACTGGTGACGAAATTTTAGAATCTAGTCACGAAGACTTTCCTTTGTGCGACGAATACATCATACAATTATATCATAGGGAGCCCAACAAATTAAGTGTGTACAAAAACTTTAAGTTAGTGCCAAATTTTAATGATGGCAAGCAAAATGTTTTTCTAAAGGTACATAATAATTTATTGATATTAACGCAGGGTCCTAACTTAATTGATTGACACAGGGTAATAAAAAAAAATTGGTTACAATTTGACATGATTTATTTATGCATCTTGATAGACTAGATTGACGATTATTGTAAATTGCTGGGATCCGTTCACAATTACACTACAAGAGTGCAAAAATGTGTTGAGGCGAAAAGTGATCTTGCCTCCCACGGCAGGCACGTTGTAATCGGACCAGTTGCTGTCGTTTACGCAAAACACCGTGGCCGTTGCTGTGCAATCACCCTTCAAGCCGCTCACTTCCACGTAGTCCACGAAGCCGTCTTGTGACACAAATGTGGTTTCGATGACGTTTTTGTCTGTGACCACTAGTTTGGTCTGATGCAAAGCTTTCTTTTCACCGCCTACCTTTACGTGCACGTTTTGCAGACGTTCGATCGGCACGGAGAAAGACATGATTATGGTTTTGCACGACAAAATTTACCCTTTTATAGGGGATCCTTGCACGTCTTTGCGCATACATTTATTTTGTGGTCGGCATCAGTATAATATTACAAAATATTCGGTCACATTTATTTAAAGTTATCAAAAGGTCAAACGCAAGATAACTTGTACTTGTATATTATCTACTTGTTCACCTCGCGACAGTGTTTTTAGGTAAAGTAATAATTTTACAATTTTTGAGCCTTGTTGGCAATAATGGCTACTTGGCGTTGTGTCAGCGAAGCGTTGATGGCTTCCACGAGATCTTCTTTAGTTAGGTCTTCAAGTAGCGTTATTTTATTGTGTCGTGCCTTGTATTTATCTTTAGGCAGATTTTCCTTGACTTTGTTGAGCACATTCATTGAATTGGGCACGTAATCTCGTTTGAACACTATGTCGCTATCGTCTACAGATAAACGGTTCAGAGTTCGCTTTAGACTGCGCTTCTGCGGTCTCACGAAAGCGTACTGATCACCGCCGAGAGCGCACACTGCCAGTGAGTGGAGCAGCTCAGGGTCCGACGGCTTTGCGATCACGTCCTGCGCAATGTCGGCCATACGATTAGCTAGTTGGGCGGTTTCTTTACGAGCATTCTCACTGTCTATACGGGCTTCGTTTACCATAACCAAGGCTTGTGACATGTTTTGCGACAGAGTAATAAGTGCGTTATTCGCCACAGCTAAGCTTTGGTTAGCGTCTTGAAGAGCCACCGTCAACTTTTTGTTTTCTTCATCTTTAATTGCAATTAGTTCGTCTTTTTTGACGATGACTTGCTTCAGTTCTGATAAATCTCTAAGCCAGGGTGCTTCAGCGCCGTCGTTGGTGGCCACATGCACAGCGTTCATGCCATGGGCAATCTCAATTGGAGCATCCACCGCCATGTCATATTTGCCGTCGTCGCACAGCTTGGGTAGTAGGTCCGAGTTGATCCAGTCACGAAACTCCTGAGCCTTAGGCATGCGTGACGCTTGAATTAGCTCAAACAGGCCGGCGCGGTTGATAAACTTGGATTTTGCTTGAACCGATGATGACGTCACATGGGTCGCGACGAATTGTCGCGACCGAATTTCTTCGTAGTTTTTGCTATTACAATGGGACACGTGTTGTCTGATAGCATCGTTGGCCTTTGAATATTCCAAAATTCGTGCAAAAGGATTCGCCAACATCCACAATTCACCACTATCGTCCTTCGAGCTGATGACTTCCAAATCTGAGTTGGCGAATTGAACTTTGACGACAGCCATTGTGTATCAATAAATTTGCACAAAAATTGTTTTGCAAAACACTGGTTTTGTACAGAGATGTGTATGCGTGGAGCTACGGGAGTTGTATGATGTTATACCAATTATTCGCGCTTTATATAGAAGACCGGTGACGAAATAGTAACGTTTTTCAAAATTGATGGTAACATTTTTATTAAAACTCATCTGGCAATATATTGAATTCGACATTAAAATTCTCGGACTTTTGAAAGTGTTTAAAAAAGATCGACATTAAAACGTGTGTCACATAAGTTTACGTAAATTTGTTACCACAAAACCATCACCAATATTTTTGTACATATTTTTGTGGCAAATAATTTGATATCGAGCCTTTTACGTATGTTTTGAAACATCTGAAATATTAATATCAATTTTAACAATTTGCCAATGTACTCTATAAATTATTTGACAACAAAATTGTTAAAATTAATGTGGCAAAAAATTTAATGTCGATCTCTTTAACATGTTCAAACTCCCGAAATTATAATATCGATTTTGACAGGTTGCCACATTATACTTTTATAAATGGCAACCAAATTTATGAGTTCATATGGTACAAATTTTAATGTCGATCTTTTTTTCACATGTTTCAAAACTTCCGAAAAATTTAATGTCGATCTAACAATTTTGCCATAAATGGTTGAAATATTTTGGCAACAAATTTATGAAAACGAATATGACAAATATTTTAATATCGAGCCTATTCTGTAGTTTCAAAAAAGTCCGAATGGGTGATTAATATCGACCCCAATTTTGCCACTTTGTTTATCAAAAATTAAACGGTAAATTATTGATATAAAAAGACGTGCATCGAGTGGGTTTGATTAGTCGATTGTTGACTGTTGTATAGTAATCATTAAATAGATAAAATGGATATTACTTGTGATCTGCCTATTGTGCAGCGTTGCTTAATTATGGACTCTGTTTCGTATCAATTAAAAGCGCTGATCAATAAAATTGGTCTATTGGAGTCGTATTACATGTTTGGCGAGGATCATCCTACAATTTCGCAACAAACGCTGGAGAACGATTTGATAAATGTGATGAACACGTTTATAGACAAGAAAACGCTACCTAGGATTACCGCTGAAGCTGAACATCAACTGGCCGAATGGTACCGTGCTAAATTTGACTACAATAAATGTACGCTAATGTACTTTAAATGTCTGCTGTTGGACCTGACTGATCAGAAATATAGCTTGTTGCGGGATTTGCGCAAATATTTGAAAAACCCACAGAAGAAATCTATGGTGGATGAGTTTGAAAAGTTTGCCACTAAACATTATGAGAAAATCAACGTGGATGTCATAGACAAGCGTGACTTTAACATTTTTTGTTTGCTCAAAGAAGTGTACGTGAGGATTGAAAAACTTTCAGAGCTACGCAAAGAAAACAATGGCATGTTTAGGTTAAATGATGTATTCAAAAAATAAACACCTGTTGTAAATATTTTTTGTTTTTTTTAAACATCTTTACTTGTAAAATTGTATCCACAAACTAATTCAGGATCATTAGAGAAGTACATGTTTTCCATAGAGTTTTCACTGGGACGAATTCTTTCGCCAAACACATTGACGAGTCTACCTTCGTCCATCAAACGTACTCGCATCATTACCGCCGTGGGTCTGTGTACCAATTGATGTCTGTCCATTTTGTACACCACAACAGCAGTTATTCTGACATGTAGGTTTAATCCACTATGACTCAAAAAGTTTTCTATGGTGTTTGTTAATGACAGTCTTTTGTTTTTGTGCTTCCATGCCTGTGGAATCACATTGTACTTTTCTACTGGTCCTCCCAACGCATAACTAATAATAAAATCACCCTCATCTGTCGTGTGATTGTTATGCATGTGCTGCAAATGTCTAACCAATGAAGAATCAAAGGGTCTATCTACCATTTTATTTTTAGGTAAAGTGCTGGTTGTGATGATGGCGTTAACGACAAGTGGTAAGTTAACTTGTTCGGCATACATGTAATTGGGTATCGGCAACACCGTGTATGAAACGATTGGGTTGGTCAAAGTGTGGTGACTGACATTGAACGTGTCAAGATTAATATCTTGCACCGTCACCGTTGGATTGTGGTCAGCGTAAAATTGTGCCACATGCTCTACGTCGAAACTATTGTGTAGGGTCACACCGCCCCCGTGAGGCGTCTGTTTGAACAATGCTTGTCGCGTAAATCGACCATAGTCTATAGGGTATATCTTGAATCGTGGCTTAAGACGTGTGTCTTCTTTGATGGTGACGATCTTTAAGTTGCTGCACAGCTTGTAGCCGTTTCTGGTGAACGTACCGCCCGTATTGTAAAACTGCGCTAAACCTTGATGTAAATTGTCTAGTTCGTAGTCAAAATTCGGATTGAGGTAGCACATATGCCAGGAATAATTGACATCATAACAGTAAGCCGCATCGTCGGAGCTTCGCTTCTCGCACGGCGACGCGCACTCGGTTTGAATCGATGTTATATAATCTATGAGTAGCACTTTATTACTAGGATTACAATACTCCCAGTAAGTGCCTATAGTACCACACCAATTGTAGCTATACTTGTTGTGTTTGGAGCAAGTTGTGTAACCGCACGTCATGTATTCGTTGTCGGTTTGTACGGTCTCGACCGCTTTATTGGCCACTTTTCTGCTACAGTAGTCCCACGAAAACGAGTTGTCCTCTTCTGATGTCACACACCACTGATACTCTTGTCCATCAAAATAACCACAATTGCTGTAACAATAATGGTTGTGTATAGTTCTGTACTGTGGCGTGCTGCTGCTGTTGGAATATGTGCATTTGGCCAGAGCGCTGTTAAATTTAATGACACATTGCGAGTTGACACAATCGCCAAGACAATAACCGCTCCTGCCGTCCAAGAGAGCTTGATAAGTGGACAAATAATTTTGTGCCTCTATTTGTAATATTGCTGCCACAAATATTATGGTCAGAGCGAACATTTTGACAGTCTACACCACTCTGCAGCGTATTTGTATATGAAATGAAACGAATTTGCACATTATCTACTAATCGTATGATAAAGCTTATCGAACTAGATAATGTGTATAAAAATGAGTGGTACAGTTGATAGCACCACAGACTACCTATAAACAACAAACCTGTTACATATCAATTACCTACATAGAAATGGATTTTTCAACCGTGAGCAACTTTTACAACTCTTCACGCGCAGCCTGCAAGCCGACTACGCTACATAACGGCAACATGTCCCAAGAGCAGTATAATTACGTTATGAACAATAGAAACTCTTCGCTGGTGTGCTACGAGTCTATGCCCACATCATCTCAAAGAAAATTGAATCTACATAAAAAGTGTCACAACAAGGAAAATAATAAATAAATGGTTTACTGATAAACTGAGTTTTATTTAATAGGTAAAAAACACAGTATAAATAGCGATTTGCAACACACGTTTTCGTAATTTGTACTTGGCTTTTGCGCTGCACGGACGTCACTAAAATTGTCTTGTCACTAAAATTTTATTGCGATGGAATCGTTTGCGTGTGAAGAGCCCTCGGCAAAGCGGTGCAAGAGTAGCGACAACGACGAGACACAAAACGTGCCTGCAAAAAAGTCTAAATTTATATATTGCAACGAAGAGCTGAATGTGATTACAAAAGTCGACGAGAATGGAGAACCGTGGATGGTGGCCAACCCATTTGCAGACGCTTTAAATTATTCAAATGTGAATAGAGCAATTAGAATTCATGTGAGTGAGTGTAATGTAAAAAATTTTGAATATTTTAGATCGCTTCGCGGATCGATCCGCGACGCGAATGACTCATTGTTTTCACTTCACCCAAAAACCAAATTTATTAACAAGGCAGGTTTGCTAGAGCTTGTGCTTAAATCTAGAATGCGATACGCTGCCGAGTTCCGATACTGGTTGGTGAACGAATTGTTTCCGTCGTTAAAAATCAACGCACTAGATGATTTTGAAATGTGGCGTGTCGACCCAAAAAATAAACAAACGCTAATGCAACAGTTACCAAAAGATGACCAATTAGGTTCAGGGGCTTGCGTGTACGTAATTACCAACGATTTGTACGAACCTTTACATTTGTATAAAATTGGCTACACGTACAATCTAGACGATCGACTATCCGAGTTGAACGTGGCATCAGCCTACGATTTTCGGCCTGTACTCGTTATACCGACAAAACAATGTCGTCAACTAGAAACTTTTTTACACTCAAAGTACAAAGAGCAAAGAATTCGTCGAGAGTTTTTTAAATTAAACGACAAATATTTAAATGATCTGATTGTAATTTGTAGCCATTTTTATATTCCAAAAATTTACAAAGAGTCGGCTATAAAAATGCGTGTGTTATAAACTATTGATATACTGAATAATAATAATATTATGTAAAATTTTTATTAAAGGTGAATTGCGTACACGGTTTTGTCATTTCTAGAGAAGATTTCGTGGAAGCCATCAACTCGTCACTCACCCAGAGGCAAGTCACCATAATCGCCAACAAGGCTAACCACTTGAACAATAACAAATAAATATATATATTCAATACATAAAATTTTTTATTAGTTATACACTATCCATTAGTTCTAGGCGAGGTGGAGGGTAACGGTTCGCACGTATGATCTGGATCGTTCGAGAAAAACACATTGTCCAATTGGTTAATGTGCAAGTTGTTGACAGGCCTTCCGTCCAAATGCACCTGATCGTAACTGTTGCTGCTGGCGTTAAACTGATAGAGACGCACGCGTAACATGACCGCGGTCGGTCTGTGTACTAAGATGTGATAGTCGTCGGTGGGATAGCTCAGCACCGCCGTGAAGCGCGCGTACCGGTCTCGGTGGTTGCGTAGAAACGCATCCAAGTCCGCCTCCAAACCGTACCACAGGGAATTGCGACCTCTGAAACAAACAGACAGTAAAATATATAAATATTTGTATTATACTGTACTATGTACTATAGAGTGTAGATAATAGTAAGATATGAACATGTTAAAGAAAACTCTACCTATTTGCACGCCACGGTTGCGGGAATATGTTGAACGTCTCCATGGGTCCGCCGAGCCGAGACGCCAAGATGTGGCCCCTCTCGTCGTAGTTGCTGCTCTGCAAATTCCTATCGACCCCGTTGTAATTGTTGTTGACTCGAGTCGTGAAGGCGTCTCTCACCCCGGCCGGCGCAAGCGTGTAATGGGTTAACAACGCGTCCAACACGAGCGGCAGGTCCACGTCGATGGGTGGGTTGGTGAAATAGCTAATGGTGGGCAGCACGGTGTACGACAAAATGGGATTGGTGTTCATGGTGATCGGGTTGGTCGGGTTAAAAGTTCTCAGCGTAAAGGTGGGATTGTTGGATCTGTGCAACAGAGCCACCGCTCCTACGTCTGCGTCGCAGTTAAAGTACAACTCGTTTGCGGTTTCGTCGTCGGGCGCTCGTTTGGTGACATTATGTGACGTGTCTCGGCGGAATCTTCGCTTTTTGCACAGCTGCAAATTGTTCTGCGACTCGTACTGGTACACGGGACAGTGTCTTACCAGATTGGTGTTTATGCTTCCCAGTTCCTCTACATACGTCGGATTCAGAAAGCATTGTTCCCACGTGTTCTCAGCGTTGTAGCAATACGGGTCTCCGTTGTTCTCCTTGTACAGTTGGCAGCGCGTGACACATTTCGATCCCGAATATGTGGGATAGTCGAAAGAGTGTGTCATGTCATCGGGCGAGCAGTACTCCCAGTTGCCGTCGTGTAGTCGACACCACGTATACGAAGTGCCGCCCTTGTTCTCGCAATTGTCCGCACATGTCTTGAACTTGTTGTGGGTGGCGTGTGTTCGTGTCGCTGTGAGCGCCAGTCGTCTGCTGCAACGGCCCCATTTCGACCGGGACACGGCACACCATTCGTGGCCGTAGTTGTTGAAGTTGGCACAGTTACTTATGCATTTTCCGTTAGTCTCCGTACGATAGTGTTTGGTCTTGTTGAAAACACTTATGCACCGAGACTCTGATCCCGACCACGTGCTGGCACACAAATGCTGGCCATTGCGTTCGTAACAGTCGCCTATGCAAAGTTGTGTGCGATCGTTCAAAAGCAGGGCTTCAATCGACGAATAAAACGAATAACCGTGTACAGACGATAACAACAGCACGCAAACTACTACACCCACCAGTGTCATGTCGTCGCGGCGACAGTCGATAACTGACTGTTGAACGTTATTAGAACGCTATCATTTTTAACGTTTCCACAACTCTTATCTTTTGGTTGTCGTCGTCGCCACAATCTACATTAATACTCGTTACAAGGTTATCTTCAATGCTCGTATCCCCCACCACTAATTGAGTGTCGGTGATGCGAGCGAAAATGTTTTGAGTAGACGGCAACGCTGTGTCAAGCATTTTGTTCACAATCAATTGTAATCGATTACCGGGTTCCCGCATGAACAATTCTACGGTGTAACCACTGTACACTTCAAATTTATGGTGTTCGGGTGTCATCGGCTCGTTGCCACGGCGCGAATACGAAAACACAATCGCACCGTTTGTGTCGCGCAACTCCACTTTAAAATACAAAGTATCGAAGTACGAGTGGGGACCGTTGTGGTTGTTAGCTATACGTACAGTTGCCAAATTTAGCAATGGTACAATCTGCAAGTCTAATAACACAAAATCACCCAGACCTCTAAAACGAAACAAGTACACGTACGTGTGCGGATCTCTGAAGTAGTCTGGATAATACTTTACAAATTCGTCTGACGCAGGATCTACCAACTGGGAGGCCAAATAAATGCTGTCGCGCAACTCGTTTTCAATATACATAAGTTGTGAATAATTATCTAGGAAGGCGGCCTGTTCTCTTAGTCGTGCCAATGTCCTATTCAAGGCGGAACCGTCTGGAAACAAATTGGGCTCAAGTACTTGATTTGGGAACATGGTCAGCGTGGTGGTACCCTCCGGCAAAAATGTATCGCCAAATAATAGCCGACCCGCGACGCTCATATTCAGCCTTATGGAGCTGTACGTGACCACGTCAAATTTGTAGTAGCCTTGTCGTAAAGTGGGATTGTCTTCGAGTATAGTGAAAGTTTGGCTCTGCCCGTTGAACGGGTTGCTAATTACCATTTCAAAGTACAGGGTAGTGTTGTTTTCACGACCGGCACGAATATTGTTTAGATGTACGGTGACTGTTTGTTCGAATGGATTGAAATATATCGTGGCTACATACCTACGATCGTTGCTGCCGAACAAATGAGCCATGTCGACGGCTAGGTCAGAATTTACGTACGGTGTGTATGTCAACGTTTGATTGTAGTAGGGATACGTCACGAGCAGATACATGTGGTCGTTGGCCGGATGAACGGGCTCTCTGGGCGAATGTGCCAAATGGAGTTTGTAGCGTTTGTTTTTGCCGCGTGGCGCACGCAACGTGTACACTCCCGGACCCACGCCCACCAGATACATGTTTCCGTCCGTGGCCACCGTACTCTCGAACACTCGCTCGTTACCGTCGTACACGCTAAACGGTTCGCCCACAATCTGCGACGGATCGTCAATCACACAAACCACCCTCACGTCCGCCAACAAATCGGTCTGCCGCAATTCTTCTGGTATAACCAGATCGAAATTACTCTCTAAATACTGTTTAATGTCGTAGTTTTTGCTCACCAGATCAAAGTCTGTAATTATATATTTAATGGGATAACGCACACTCTGCCCCAACGCCAGAGCTCTTAAGTGTAGATTGAAATGAACAACTTTGTTGTGTTCGTTTACGTAAAAGTCTGCCGGGTACACGCCTACCAAATTAAAATATAACCAAAAGTTGTCGTAAGCAGAAGTCGTTAGCCATGACCATATTTGCGGGTACGGTATAGAAGAGTTGCGGGTGGCGTGCACCCTGTACGAATGGTTGATGTTACGCAATGTGTCTAGTCCTCTTTGCGGGTTGTACAGCCACGTGAATATTATCAGCCTCTCAAAAAAGCCCCAATTATCGAACGGGCTGTTATTGTCGATCAGCGCCTGAATGGTCGCCTCTTTCTGCGGTCGTCTATTTTCATAGACGCGAGCCAGTTGTTGTCTTTTGGTTTTGTTCATCCACTTGTATTGGATGCGATCGCATAAAGAGTTGTTCCAAATTTCAATGAGTATAGTGTTGACGGTAAACACAAAATCGTATGCATGACCCAGCTCGTGAATTACCATCCAGTTGGTCGGCGATATTCTGAGGTAATCACCAAGGTTTGAGCTCGCCGGTGCCGTCCAAAATGGTCCATAATACGCACCACCCGGACCGCCAGCATCAGCTTTCACGAAAGCAGCCTTGTTGGGTAAATTCGAATCGACAGTGTCTGCGTATGGATCCTCGACCAAGCCGCACAGGTCATCATAGTAATTAATGATTTCGTTATAAAATTGATGAAGCTCGAAAATGTTCACGTCCAATAAAGCGTTTTTGCTAGCGGGCGGTACCAACATACAGACCAGGTCCAAATATAGAAAGCAGTAGCCAGACGAACTTTGGCGATACTCGCTCTTAAAGTGTTCGACGGGTCTCGTGTTGAACACGTACACGGGTAGCGGTATGTGTGGTCCGTCGATTTCAAAATACACTTCGACCATAGTGTTCCTTTCGCCCACCGGCCAATCGACAAACGGCACACTCTCGTGCTCATGCTCCACCTCCATCCATTGGTCGTTGTTCAAGTTGATTTCTCGTTCAGTGCTACGGTTGTTGTTCAAGAGGCGCACTATTACGGGTCGGGTGAAGCCCGCCCTAGAGAAATCTGCTCGTACACGAAATTTCGTGTTCGCCGGTAGAACGACTCCCACCTCGGTGCGTCTGTGTCTTGCGAATATCCAATTCTCACCGACTCTGAGCCACGGCGGTAGCACGGTAGCGGGTACAATCACTTTGTACGACATAGTCTTATAATTAATGCAGCGAACACCTAAACATCACAAACCAACAGACATTCCTAGCAAATTATGCTATATAAACTCGTGCAAATCACGCAATTCTCATTACGTATTTGAATCTCATCTCGTGCAGACCTTTATCACAATCAGCTAATCTTGTAATAAATTTCGTGTAAACCTGCAAAATGACTCTTGTAAAAAAATCTTGCAACATTGGCGGAGTTACCGCAGAAGTTTGGATTGTTGAAGTGGAAAATGATAAATTTATGTACGGCGGACATGGTATAGCGCAATTTTTAGGATACGTTAAGCCTCGAAACGCTTTACAGCAACACGTTAAACCGGCTTGGCGAAAGAATTGGGAAGAAATCAAGGGAGCCTTAAATCAGGGCCCCCTTGTGACGTCATTGGCTCAAGACAATATACCAGTAAATTGGCAACCAAACACAGTCTTTATCAGCGAAGCTGGAGTTTACGCTTTAATTATGCGATCCAAGCTACCTGCTGCCGAGGAGTTCCAGCGTTGGTTGTTCGAAGAGGTGCTACCTGAAATAAGGAATACTGGAAAGTACGCGCATAAGGAAAAAGACTTTAATGTAGTAAATTACGACAAAAAACTGGCTGACGCTCAAATTGAAGCTTTGCAGTTAAAGTTGGATTTAAGTGTTGCTAAGCATAATCATGATATTGCCATGTCAGAGATGCAGAGGAACTACGAACGTCAAATTGCCGAATACAAGGAGCGAGAGTACAAGCTTCAAATGATATTGAAGGATCTGTCGGTTAAAGCCAACATGACTATGATGCAATTTGGTGTTAGTACCTTGTTGGCACAAGACAACATCAAGCAAAACGAGGAGATGCGTGCCAGTATTTCGGCTGCTAGCGACCGGTTAGTGCCATCGATCGCCAACCGACCCGAAAAGGAACACTACGTGACGTGCTACGACCGCACCGTCAACGGGCGCAAGCGGATTCGCGTAACCCGCACTCAGTACGCAGAGGTGGAGCAATGCGACAAAATGGTCGAACAGTTCAAAAAGAACCCTGCCAAAAAATTTAGGTCCAAACGATACGGCTGGCTGAAAGATTCAGAAAAGTTTCTGCAGATCAAGTGCCCAAACCCCGTCACACTTTGGGTTGCGATAAAAGACTTGTATCCACACATATGCTACGGGTTTAATTTTGTCAACCAAATAAAGACGGAGATCGAATTCATGGACGAGGACGAGCTTCGCCAAAAGTATAGGAACGACGTGCTAATGTGCGAGCGCAATTTGAAGAAAGACGCTGACGAGATAGCTCGCTTCAAGAAATTGGGATTGAAAAATGAACAGGATGCGGTAGACAAATGTTTGACATCATCGTTGGACGCCAAAGACAAAGTCGGTAAAATAATTGAAAAGATGATTGAAGACACCCAGAGCGAGATGACGCCCAAACAGCCTCAAATGACATTTAGAAACGCGTCTGAAAAGTATACACACGAACAAGTGGCTGGCTGCATACACAACTTTTTGGCTACAAACAGCTTTAACAATTATTTCATAAACTACAACTATTTACCACCAAATACTGTTCCAGCAATAGATGATAAAAATGTATAGTAATATTAGCGTGTTACAATCGAATAACGAGTGGATAAAGAAATTACACCCGATTTACCTACATAATAAACAATAACATTTTTACTACTGTTATTTTTTTTTGCAACAAAAAAGTGTTGGTCTATCGTTTACCGCTATAGTAAACTGTTTTATTATATTAGTAAGCTTTTCGTGATGTCAGATCGACAATGCGAAACTCGTGATATTACCACGTTGACTGTTCAAGTGGTTAACATACCGTACACTACCTCTAATCAGGGCCGTAGTCCCGTAGGCGTCTTCATTAAAGCTGGTGCTTATATAGATATTCGCCTTAATGCAGGATCGCCAGTATATCCAATCGTTTTTGAACTCATGAACAATAATCGCAACACAGAGTTTACTATAACGGTAATGAGACACGGAATGAATGAAACAAGACTCATTCAAAACGATAGCGCGTTGTTTGTTCGCTGGATTAAGAGACCTGGACGTTATTCTGCAATTTTAAACATTCGAGGTGATTATTTAAAGTTACCAATGTATTCGGGAAACTTGAGCAAATTCAGAAGTGAATATGCCAGCAGCGAATGCGAATACGCCTATTTAAACCTGGGCAGAGTTGCAATGCTAGTACCGCCAACAGACAAAGTTAATACGCTGGCACTGGATTTACGCGTTTTAGCCAAATATTATTCACAAATCACACAGCACTATGATACAACTACAGGAACAAACACATATGCATGCGTACCATTCTTTATTAAAGCCGACGCAGGTGGGCCTGGGGATCATTATTACTCTGATTCATATATAGCTAATTCCGCAAACACACTAGGCCCCTTTTTACTCAGCACCATAACAAATTGGCCCGCTTTGCATCAGATAGGACATGGTTATGATCATCATTTTACAAACAATACCAGTCTCAAAGAAGTTTGGAGTAGTGTATTGGCCGATTCGATGCAATACCAATGGATGAACACCACCGAAAGGCAAAACTTGCCAATGATTTACGACGGAGATCAACGGGAGCATGCCGAGGCTGAAATCGTCAAGGAATTAGCAGAATCCGTAGCGTTTCACGATCTCGATACGAATTGGCGCACAATATTACTTGCGTTTGTCTTGAAGTCTAATTTTGGCACAGCCACTTGGCGAAATATGTACTCGGAGGAAAACCAAATTTACGATACATTCTTGCGTATGGTTATGCAGTGCTCGGCTGATTTGTTGGCGTATTTTTCTTTAATATCTCTCAGTATACCTATTTATGTTAACGTGGAAGAGCATATCTATGCTCGAGCGTATCCTTTTTCCGCGGCATTGGCTTACCACAAACCATCGGTGTATCCCGTTAGGTTTCTCATCGATGATTACGATACCGTCTCTAACAATTACGATCTCAAAATGTTTTTAGACTCAAACTTAAGTTTGGTTAGCGTAAACGATCTGGTTCAGGCAAAAATTGTCCAAGAAAAAGTGACTGTCAAATGCGTCATAGACGATCCCACACAAATTATCGACGAAGTGTACAGTTTGTACGACGGTAGTAAATTGATGCAACAGGGAATAATAACAGAATCGCTAACAATAGAATTTTCACAGTTATATCATGGTGTGTATACGTTACGGCCACCTCGTGGTTTAGACAAACGCTACAAAATTAAACTTGACACAATGTATACTCACTTAATTGTTGATGGTGCTGAAAAAGAACACACGCTCGTGTACACGCCTTACAACCATAGCGATCTTTGTTATCACACTGGCCATATATTGTCTCCACAAAACGGGTATTGCGCCACTTTTTACATAGACTTTGTCAATAAAAAAATTGTTGTAGATGTACATCTTGCAGATCCGGTTCCAACTAGTCCTAATATTATATTTGTCCGTATTTTGATCGACACCCCTTCCAACAAGTTAGACATAATGGGAGCCAATACTCCTTTGGGTAGGCATGTATTAAATTTTGTACCCGGAGCCGTACTAAGAATTCTTACAGACCCACAACATTTGTCTTTACTAGTGATATTTGATAACGATGTCTTGTTTGAGAACTCATTCAAGTTATTAGAAGATCACATAGAGGAAAGACCGGATAGCGATTTTATTATTGAGAACATAAATCAAGCGGGACGATGGTTGGACGTTCATCGAAACATGTTATTTGTTGAGAACGAAGTCAGCGATGACATTTATTTAGCAGTGCAACATTTTAAAGACGACGAAATCTACGAAGAACTGGTAACAGTTTTTCAACATTATTTTCCGCAAAAATTAAGACCTGATTATAATTATTTGTTCACTTTTAACAACAGCGTTGGCATACCAGTCATTGTTCTAACATGTAACACTTTAAATAATGTTGCCAATTTAATCATATATACTGGACGTGTAGACTTTGACAACGATAATTCTGATGTGTACGTCGGAGTTGAAATTATAACTGATAAAGAAATCTTATACAGCAGATATTTAACTAGTGAAACCGAAGTGGCTAACCTTATAAATATCAACGATTTAGTAATTAAAAATGGGTCCATTATTAAATTAATCCACGCTCAACCAGAAAATTTGTACTTGTTGAAAAGTGGTCAGATTCAGGATGTTAGTTTTAAAACCGACAACACCTTAATTGTCGTTAACAATCAACTAGTGTTACAAGAGGAAGTGTAATTTTTACCTTTAATTTTATAAATATTCTAATGGCAAAATTTTTAATATCGACCTTTTTGAAATGTTTTAAAACTCCGGATTGGGATCGATATTAAAAATATTGCCATTTTTAAATTTGAAAATAATTTGTCACTCTTTTTTATTCTAAAATGTCAAAAATTTTAATATCGATTTTATCCTCCAGAGTTTTTTGAAATTTAAAAATAGGGTCGATATTAAATTTTTTGACATTTTAATTTTAATAAATTTTTTACCAGTCACATTTATGAAATCTCAAACGCCAAAAATTTTAATATTGTTTCAATAACGCGGAGTTTTTTCAATCCTTTAAAAAAGGTCGACATTAAAAATATTGCCATTGTGGTTTTTAAAAATAAAATACCAGGTAAGACTAAAACATGCCGACCGAAATGCTGATAATACTCGTGTTAGTAATACTGTGTATTATATTTACTTTATCGCTCAATGTGTTCAACAAAACTAATGAAATTGTAATACCTGCTTACGAGTTGATTCCAACCAGCTACACGGAGGACCTGGAACATTTTGAACATTACTATCTGGACACTCTTTTGTCAAAGTACATGCAGAAAGCGGAAAAGATTGCTAATCCAACTCGTGCGTTTACCAACGATGGTAATATGTTTCAAGGCTTACAACCGTGGTCTTCGCCAGTTGATTTTGGAGTGGCAATGCATACATTGATAGGTTACGGTGTCAGATTGAAGACGCCCGGAGACGCTCTGTATGAAAATTACGCGTTGGCTGAAAATTTGTGTAATGCAGTAGTGATGATATTCAATCATTTACCGTATCCAGCACCTGTAAATTCTGCACCGTGGGGACCACGAACCGATTGGTACCATTTCAGTATAACTATGCCGGAATGCCTGCAAAACACATGTATAGTGTTACGAGGCTACTTTGACGTGTCAATGCTAGTAGAACATATTTTGTATTATTATCTACCAGAACCGACTTTATCGATGGGTTGGCGTAGGACGGCCGGTAACGCAATGCGAATGGGTTTGCCTTACGCGTACGGTCAATTGTTACGCGGCTACTCGTATAAACATATTAGGTTTGAACCTGAGATGGTGTACGTTTTAAATATAATTAATTTTCCGCTGGTACCCGTTGGTAACGGAATTCATTATGACTACGCGTACTTTGACCACACAGATGTTAGAGCATACGGTTATTTGCTCAACAGTTTTTTTACGTTTAGTTACTACAACTTTTTGTTCGGCGACGAGGTGGTGCATATGGATAACTTGAACGCATGCATAAACCTGGTGGGTAGCCCAGTGGGTTATGTAAATCCGGCGGTTTTGTCACGTCAAGGTAGCAATTATTCTAATGTCATTGGATCGTTTGTGTCGTACAAAAACGAGGCTGTGAGTGCCGATTTCAGCAAAATTTTAACGGTTCGAACTCCGTTATATTTCGGTAGCGTGGTGGGACAAACTCCTGGTGTGGCCTATTACGAGGCCGATGAAAACAATAATTTGCACGCACCTCTGTGGGCGATGACTCGTAAAATATGGGCCAACAACGGTCGTATAGTTAGGTACAGACCCGGTATGTTAGGTTTAGAATCGGGTATTATATTGACTTTGAATTTGAACGGTGTATGGAGCGTACCGACCACAGGTCCGAGCACCAGCAGTTTTCATCCTACTTTTGCTCAAACGGCAATATGCACAACTGCTGATGCTGGAGTAATGGTGTCTCGAGTTAGGTTGGAAGAATTAAATTTAGCATACGACAGCTATACATTTTATCACAGTAAAGGTATGTTCCAATTATACGACAACATACTGTCAATTAGACCCATATCAAACAGTGCAAGATGTATAGTGCTGACAAAAGATTTAACTGTCGACAGTCCTTGGATGGCAGCTTCTAATGTGGCCACGTCGAATATGGTGACAGCCCGCCACATTAACATAACAAACAATCCAAGTTTCTCAAATTTCGCCATTAGGACATTTGACAACGTTAACATGCAAACATTAGAACAATTAATTGGAGCCGATTCTGTGAACGCTGGCGTTGGCATGTCGTGTTATAGTTTGACCGTCAGCGACGCTATTGATGATACGCAAGTATCACGTATAAATGGTAATGCTTTTGTTATCACCACCGGTAGCTTAGAATTGGTTGTGGAATTTCCAATGGTCGTGTTAAAAGACAACAATACACGTCAAGTCACCATAAACGATGCGTCGAGTGACACTCGCAATACTCATGAAATTTTATTTAGCAAACTGGATCTTGTGTTGGCATACGTAAATTTGAATGTCAAAAATTTGTTCTCTGACACAGTGAAAAGATTAGACGACAGATTTGTTTACAATAATACACAAGCTAACCAGTTTAAGTTTGTGTATCAAATGTAAAATTTGTGTCACATTATTTTATAAAAATATTAATAAATTTTGTCAACGTATTAGAAAATTTTTAACGTCAATGGATTTTAACAAATGTGTGACAGAAGATTTTGATGTATTGTACCAATCCTTTTTGGACCAAGGTTTGCAATTTTGTCTATCGTGCACGACTCCAGACGTGTCTTATACGAGTTTGAAAGAATTGCAAGATCGTAAAACTTACTTTTGTTGTGCAATTAACGTGGCTGCCACAAAATGTGTGTTACACAATTGTGTGGTGGTGATAATCGGCACAAAGCTGGACGCGCAATTTCGCAGAGAAGAGCAATGCTACGGCTTTGAAGGCACATACATAATCGACGGTCGCCATTTTTCATTTCCTAACATCATGATGAACAACAACATACTGCTACACAATTTTTTCGACAAGCAGTACCCGCGCGACAAGAATATGCGTCGAATGTTTTTGTACGGAAACTACGACGAAGAAAAAAGCGTAAATCGTGCAATACAATTGGTGTACGACCGTCAAGACGATATTTTGTATGTGAGAGATGTGTACGCAAAAGACTATATTGTCGACAGCGGTATAAATCAAGTGTTGAAAGATTATCTAAAATGCAGCGGTAAATGGTCAGAAATGGACTTTGTGTTCGATTTTGACACTTCCGACGAGTACTTGTTCTCTGCTTTAAAGAAAATCATGAGTATAGACATTGATTACACAATCGATTCGTTGTCGAATAAAATCATCTACAAGCACGCGTATCTTCTACGATTGACTTATAATTGTGTTTTAATCAAATATACTTCATTGGTGACGTCTTGTGGTGATAGTATTAAAAAAAAGAAGCCAAATAATTATACTCTGATGTTTGTGAATGAAAGTAAAAAAATACACGACATTATTATATCTGGCAAATTGATTCAGAGTGTATCTAAAACGTTGAGCAAGCAAAAAAAATACGATCACGATTATAATTCTAACAACAACAATCTAGAAGTATACCCGCTGAAATACAGGATAGGCTGCGAAGTGTTGCGTGTGGTGAATGAGAATCTACAACAAGACATGCTAAAACACACCAAGGATTATGTAAAATTTGTGGATAGTTTTTTCCATGGCGAAATGACAGTGGCTGGAAAAAAATTTTTTCTGTGTAACAATGTAGTGCTGCCAAATTTAGACTACAGATTAATAGGTGATAAATTTAATGCGTTAATTGAAAAAGGTTTGTTTGACTTATGTAAAAATTACTGGAACGACAGAAATGTAGTGATGGTGTCTTTTAACAATAGACCGACTGTGTTAAAGTGTAAGCCCGATGATTTAATTTCCATTTACTATGAACTAAAACGAGGGTTTTCTCCCGTCGAACTAAAATACGCTAAAGGTATACTGTTTATTAACCATCATGAAGGTATGGTGATGTTAAAACGAGTGGTTCGCGTTTACAAAAATATTTACATCAATACTCTTCAAACTCCGTACGAATATCACAATGCAAACAGTATGGTGAACACAATGGACGATTTAGCGTTTGAAGATCTGAAAGACGATGTGACGTGTTTAATGTCTACCATGATTCATTATTACTATCGCGACTATCTCCATATATTTCCATCGGTGCCTGGTGCCAAATTGATAGTTAGCTTAACAAATCTTAAAAATGGTATGGTAGTAAATAGTCCGATAAAATTAAATAATCTGGATTGGCTACCATTGGGTCACAGCGTTGCCGTGGACGAATCGATTCGTTGTAACGACAGAATGTTTTGCCTGTGGACCATTGTGCGGGATAATAAATTGAAAACAGCCGAAGATCCGTACATACCGCATTCCAATCTACCGATACGCGTGTACAACAACAAAATTCACAAGCTTCGCTGTAAGCTCGATGTGCCAGATGCATTTTTAATATATCGCAAATCATATGACGGCTACAATACGATGGATGTGCAAGGTGGCCACAGTTTATGTATATTCGGTACAGTGGTGTGCGGTTCGAAAATTAATTGGTCCCACGACGGGAAAAAATTTAAAATCGAATACTGTACTAACAAATCCTACCATGTGTACCGAATATACATGTATTATCGACGTGTTCCGGGACAATCGATTGAACTGCTAACCAGTGAAATAAACCAAATTAAAAACGACGAGTTTAACCTAAAAATTCAATTAGTTATTAGTGTGTCAGATTTGGAGGGTCTAAAGATTTGTGGTATTCACGGACAAAAGGGTGTATTGAATGAGTCTGAAGATTTGTCAATGTGGAAGTCGAGCGACGGTGTGCACGCTCAAATTTGTTTGTCACCAATTTCGTTTCTGTCTCGACAATCAAATTTTGACGGTATGCCCACAAAATTGTGCCGCGTCAACGGTCGCGAATACCCCATGTTTCTAATACCATACATGTTTTTTAACAACACTCCAGACAATATTTACAAAGAGTTTATCGGTCGTAGTATTACGGGTTACGAAAAATTAGAAGGCACACGACTAGACCAGTGGAGTATAAATCAATCATTTATGGGTAATCGTTTGCCCGAGGGATTGCATTGTGTGCGCAATGGAAATAACACACTACACGATTCGGGTCAGTACAATGTCTTTAAAAGCCTACTGTACTGTAACAATATTAGTGTTGTACAAGGGTAAAAATAATACAAATTTATCGTATATAACATGATTATTTATTTTACTTGTACATTTTAATAGGTTTAACAAATTCCACTCCTGTATAGTCAAATTTGTTTTTCTTAACACACCGGTCTTCTATAACACCGCACACGTTAACATCGCACTGCAAACTGTTTGACCAATGAAATTTTGACTCAAAATTATATCCTAAACGGTGCAAATTGTGTAACATGTTCTTGATTGTCTCTTGATCTTCCTCGCTGATGATTGCTATATACAATTGGTGGGTGAGTGATTGTTTTCCAAATATAGCTGGTTTCCTATAGTCGTACTCGTACTTGTATTCGTCGTCGTTTTCTCCTCTGTAGCTTGATCCTCGATGAAATGTTAGTTTTATGGGATTGGAAATCTTGTAGTTTTTGTACAGCGTTGGTAGAGCGTGTTGATGAAAAATGCCCATGTACAATTGCACAATCTGTAGGTATTGAGCATACATAAAAAACTGATTTGTCTCATTTTCCACTCGTATGTCCACACCGTGCCATGGTTGAAAAAACGGTTTCGTCTTGTTAATAAAAGTAGCGTAGTTTTCAATGTAACTGTCAAAACTATTTTCGTATTTGTCGTAACTGCTCATGGGACGATACAGACATTTTGTGCTTGAGTCCGTGTACGGAGTCAAATAATATTGAATATTCTTCAACTTGTCAAACTTTAAATTGTGACACTCCGACAGCTGACAATCCATGTCCATTAACAACACAAAAGTTTCAGGCACGATTTTACTGTTGAATATAAAATGTAATTTCATGTAATCTATTTTGTTCATGACGTGTTTCAGCTTTGAAACATTCTTGCTTTCGGCATAATCTTTAAAGTTTATAAATTTGACTGGTCCAACTGGGGGTATTTTAGCTTCAGACTCATTTTCTATGTAATACAAAACGTAGTATTTAAAATACTGCGAATAGTACAAAATATTGTGCCAAAACGGATGACACGTAGTGTTGTATATAAATTTGTCTTTGTTGTACCACACTGACACTAATGCAAAATCCATGATCGTAGTACCTATACGAGTGAAATAAAACTGAATGAAAACAGTGCAAACGTTTAATTTATAGTCAATGTTTAGGTAAGTTTACAGATAAAAAGTGTGTTATCTTTATTCTAGATATCAAATTCAAACTGAAACTCCTCCTCAAAACCATCATTATCTATAGTAAGTAGGTCTTGAGTGGTGTATACCTTGTCCACATCTGACATTTTCATTATACATTCCGCCGGAATTTTGTTTACCAAACGTAGCCCCTCGCAGTGTGTCACCCTACTCAGCGCCACGTAAGCTTGTCCTTTAGCAAAAATGTTTAGTGGATGTACAATTAAATTTTTTACAGTCATCCCTTGCGCTTTGTGTATGGTAACCGCCCAAGCGTAACACATTGGTAGACCAGTGACCACTTTTACTGTATTGTATTTCTCAGTTTCAAACGCAATCTCTACCATATTTATTCGTTCCTGTATCCCGTCGCATTCGCGCTTTACCAAAACACCGAGTTCATCAATATCCATCACCGTACCGATGTTGCCATTGCAAAAAGATAACCCTTTTAGATTGTGCGTTATCATTACTCTGGTGCCCACGCAATACTTTAACTTGTCTCTAAATATTAACTCTTCCTGGCCCGATCCGTACACCATCAAATGCATGCGCCTCGGTTCGCGGCGCACACTCAAATTCAAAATGTACTCCACCACTGGTTCTTCGCTGATTGTCTTGATGTGCCCGTAACATTTAGAGTTGATGTAATCCGCTTCTCTGTGAGTTGGCACAAGAGACGTGCATTCAAATTGATCTTCAATGGTAACGTTATGGTCCATAACTTTTTGATCAAAAAACTCCAAACATTTCTTGTCTCCAACGCGCAACAAGTTAAGTGCTTCGATGAAATCAGACTCAGACTGCCTCATGTTCATAGTCAAATGATACAGACTTAACGATTTCCATATATCCGCACAATAAGGTGGAAGTTGGTGACACTGCTGGTTACTAATGGGTGGTAATTGGTACAAGTCTCCAAAAATTATTGTGTTAACTCCACCGAATGGCAAATCCAGTCTGGTGTTTTGTTGGAAGAACGTGTGTATATTTTGTAGCATTTTGGAAGGCACCATCGACACCTCGTCCAGTATAAAATAATTTGGAGCACCCGCATGTCTATTGCCATTGTTTAAATTGCACTTGAAATCGAAACCAAACTGCTTGTGAATAGTTTGTCCGTCAACATTCCTAGCCGCCAGGTTTGTAAAGCTGACGACCCACACAATTTTTTTATGATTAATCCAATGGGTCCGTAGCGATTTCAATAATGCACTCTTGCCCGTGCCAGCGCTACCTGACACAAAGATTGGTTCAAAAGAGGATCGTTGTGTAACGTAATCAAAAATCCTTTGTTGTTGCTCGTTTAACTGAGCGGGCGCGTCCAGGCGGCAGATACGTTTGGTATCTTGTTGTTTTTCATGGCAAACTGCTTGACGTTTCATGACAATGTGGTGTGGTGCAACAAAACAAAGGATTTTTTAATAAATTTATTATCACACAATCAACGTTAACTAGTAGCGGTCGCAATCGTCTGAATGGGCACAATTCTTGACCACGTCTTTTATACACTGTTGGTCAATCTTATCATCGCTGATGACTGTGGAACAGCAATAATATTTCAGGTTGTTATCATCTCCAACGAACACGTTGAGTTTGGCGAGTTCTTGCGCTAGTGTCGAATCAATATTTAGCCTGGAAAAAGAATTTATTCTACTTTGTAGTGTCAAATAGTTACGGTGCTTGATGTCGGCGTACCGAACGTTTCCGTGTTTAGAATTACAAACATGTTGAGCGAGTATATTGTCAAGACCGTTTTCCAGTTCGACGTGTTTCTGGCAAAAATGGCATTTAATGCAACCATTCCAGTAATAAAATCCGTCTCTGGCTAGTTTTTTAACGATGTCATTTTTAATATTGGGTGAATTGTAGAACGAGAAGAGTCTGTTACGTTCCATCACAAATTCTCGGTGTTTGGCGTTTTCGCTGAGAACCCTTTTCAGTTCCGAGTCTTCGTTTTTTGCAAAATCTTTAATCATTTCCTCGTCCCGTTCCACAAAATGCACCTCTTCCGTTTCCCCGATCTTGACGAGATACACACCAAGCACTGCGCCTGTCACGTACATTTGGTTCTGTATTTGTCTGTAATGATCGTTTTTTTTCTCGACCCTCACATCTATTGGACCCTGTTTGTTGATTGAAAATGCCGTGTTGGGTATTCTGTAGCGTGCTCTGTTGTTAAATGAATTTCTAATGGAACATAGGTTTGTATTTCTATACGTGTAAGGACATTTTATTTCGAGCACGACAATTTGTCCTTTTTCGTCCACAAAATAAGCGTCAGGGGAAGCGCTAAACAAACCAATCGGGCTTATAAACATGCCACAGTCAAGCACAGTTTGGGTAACCACACAATCGAGTTTTTCCTCAATCTTTTCCTTTATAGCGCGCATCAACAGTTGGTTATTTTTGACGACTTTTTCCTGATTAATACCATAACGTATAGCTTCGTTGTTGTCCGAAACAAAATTTGAGCACCCGCTCAGATTTGATGCAGTTTTTCTATTCAATCGCAATACACCCCACAGAGCGTTTTGGTTTTGGCCTCTGGTAGCACGTTCCAATTCAAATATTTCTTTGCGAGTGTTGATGTGTCCCGGCTTCAAGCGCGCTACGTAGTTGCTATAACTGTATCTATCACACAATTGTAGTTCGTACTCGTTCATAGCTAATTTTTTTAATTGCGGATCGCTGCTGCTGTTGTTGTCGTCCATAGTGTACGCTGGTTCAAAGTGAAATAAACGATTAATCGTGAAAAATGCTGTTATATTGGACGTGGGATAATTTTGAAACCGCACAGTTATAACCCGCTCGGTTAGACGTGTTCGATCCATATTGCGGCAATATGTTGTTGCAACTGCTGACTCTGTGCGCATCTTTAATATGTCATTCGATGTCAGAAAACATCGCTACTGATAGCTCAATAGCCTTGGGAATGGGGTACACACTATTGTACAAGGGCGACACTCCTCTGTATCCTCGGTCATTGTCACAAAACGCGCAAGTGGTCTCCATATCTAAATATGAAAACCACACTTTTTATTTTTATTTTGACAGTAAAGTCAACAAACATTATGTGCGCGATGACACGTGTCGATTTTTGTGCCTCAACCCTTGCGGGGTGGCATACATGTCAAACGTGCTGGTGAAACACCATTGCAAATTTCGTATCGATAATAATGCCGATGCCATGCACCGAATCTATGTGCCGAATAGTGCTCACTCGGAGAAAAATTCTAACTACCGCTATGTAATCTTTAACGACACATTAAATGTAGTCCAAGGAAAAACTAATGTAAAAGATCTAAGCACTATTCCGTATGATTTTAAAATAACCTCAACCAAGACCAATCAAACAGAGTGTACAAAAATAGCAAAAATAGCCGCAATTAATTTGGATTCGATCAGAGGTTCTAGATGTGAATTGCCCAAAATCACCGAAGTTACTGCCGCTGAAGTCACCAGAGAGATCAAAGTCTACAGTAGCAATCGGTTTTTTTATCATTTAAAACTAGTCAATAGCTATGTGACTAGTGCGGGCACGTTGGATCCGGTGATGGGTGATCATACTAGATTTCACAAAGAGCAATTGTTAAACGAAACCTACGTATTCCGCAACACGGACAATTGTAAATATTTGTGTATGAGCGTGTGCGGAAAGGTGTACATGTCTTTGTCATATAAAACCGATTGTCTGGTAAACGTGTTACCAACTACGGTGGCAAACAGCGTTTATTTTCAATTTGATCGTAAGAAAAATTATCTGACTGTGGACGACTATGGGTTTTTGTCAAATTCTACGACACGCACTCATCGTAGCCAAGTACAAATGGCAATGACGGAGAATCATGTTTTGGACGCGTACGACAAAAAATGCAACATGATCGACACAAATGCAGAAGACGAAGAAGACGAAGATTGTTCAGCGCAGCTGACAATCAGCAATAATTCTACCATGAAACATATATCATATACAAAATCACTTTTGCCAACATTATTATTCTATTTTGTATTGAAAAACGGAACTCTACAAATGAACCTAAATGTTGAAGATGTATAACCTCCTAAGAACTAAACACAAATAAAAAACCGTAATGTGAAATTGGACAAACTTTATTTTAATCATTTCCCAAACGACTTCATAATCACTTGTCTGTACAAATAACAATAATAGCCTACAAACCCGATTAAAGCTAAAAATAAAAGAGTGCACATGCAATGGCACATTTTAACACAACAGCGACAACCGCAGCCTCCTTCCGGGTCACCAAAATTTTCGGTAGTTTCAATGTTGTCGAGACAATTATCGCAACAGAACCCCATTTGAACGACGTCAATCTGCACATGGTGATTTATTAGTGGCCGTGTTCTTCGATTACACGTTTACCATTGTTTTGTGTGATGTCTGCTCTGCCAGGAGGCACCCGCGTCCGACTTGAGCCAATTTGTATATTCCTTTTGTTTCGTTTGTTTAGCGTACTCGTGATTTACCACTTTATCTACCAAGTTTCCCATCGTAAATCTCGTTGTGTGAGCATTGATATTTTTGTTGTTGTTAAAGTCCTGTTTGCATGTGTTGGTGGAAGCGTCGCGATAAGTAACTGTAGTATATTTATTAGACATTTTATATTAATGGTCAGTGTATATAGTAGTATATATATAACTGACAGTTATATTTAACTGACTGTTATGTTTAACTGTTAAACGCTTGTGTTGGTAGTGATTTTTGATTTTCAGGTTTTATACTGTCTAATAGGTTATAGAGGTTAAATTTTAACAATAACATTGATAACAGTTAAATGTTAATATTTAATTACTGGCGCGTGTTTCACGTAACGTCATTGTTAAATAAACTGCTACGCTGTCAAGTCATGTCGTTCAAATGTTTTGTGTACGTTTACAAAAAATTGTTGCAAATGACTACAAATTCGGAAATTACCTCTCTGCTCGCTACGATGCGTGATAAACATAACGTGACCTTGGACGAGATGCGCATGTGGTTGTGTTTATTGGTGGCGCTGTCGCAGAAACGTCGCATTTCGGACAAACATTTATTGACTGTCTTTAGCAAAATTGAAACTCCTCACATAGACCGTGGAAATTTGGCCGAAGCCTTTAAATTGTACGGTGTGGCTGAAACGTGCGCTAGTGTAGTAAAAAGTAATGGTACGTGCTCGTTGACCGTGGCGGATGCCTATTTTTTTTTCGAAAAACTAAAGACCATTACCACGAAATCGGTAACGTTACTGGCGCATTTTAAAACGATCATACCTAAATGTGACAGGGATGACGTTGAGAGTTTGATCACATTTATTAGAGACAGCGGTCGAAATAGACGGGTGTTGTGTAAAAAACGAAACATCCAGCTTTTTAAACAGGTGCTTGGTAAAAAAAGCATGAAGACGATTAGCAACAATGCAGTGGCTTCGGCGGTGGCCGGTAAACCTGTGGATGCCATGCTGGCGTTGCCTTGTAAAGACTTTAACCAATTGAATTATTTAAATTATTGTGTCGAAATCAAATACGACGGTGAACGGTTGCAGGTGCACAAACTCAACGACGGATCGATTGTATGCTACAAACGAAATATGAACGCACACACGAAATGTTTGTTGGAGCTTCTGCCATATTTGGAGGACGCCTTGCGCGACGTGGACAATGCGATTATCGACGGAGAACTTATGGACGATAACGCTGGTTTTATTGCCTTCGACTTGCTGATACACAACGACAAGAACATGATGAATGTAGATCTGAAAACAAGAAAAATGTTGCTGTCCGAATGTGTGAAATCAAACGATCGTGTCGTTGTAATTGAATACCACGAATGTAATGATAGAAACCTGGTGGTGGATTTGATTAAACGCTACCTGAAAGAAGATGTAGAGGGTGTAGTCGTCAAAGATATGAGTGCACCGTACGAGTGTAAAAAGAAAAAGTGGATCAAAATAAAAAAATCCTATTTCGAGAACGTGTGTAGCGCTGATCTGGTTGTCGTCGGTGGATGGAAACCCATCAAGGATAAGCGTATCGTCATATATTTGGTGGCAAGTCCGTATTACGATTACACGTTAAAAATGTGGCGATTTGTGGCTGTGTCCAAAGTAAAAATTGCCAAACACAATTTGGAAGATTTGATGAAGCCAGTGGATGTAACACCTGATTGGTTGGTGTTGGATGCGGACATGAAACATCCGCCAAACATGGTGGCCTTAAACCCAGAATCGATGCCGGTGTGGGAATTGCAAGGTGATTTTATTAGGTCCGCTACTAATAAAGTTTCTATACGTTTACCACGCTTTATTAGAATTAGAAACGATAAAAACTTTCAAAACGCTACGCGTATGTTTGAATTGAAAATATTGGCAAGCATTCTAAACACACCCAATTTGCTAAACGACGAAATTTTGGTAAAATATTTTCTGAAAGACAATTTAAAACAAAAAGAATCTACTTAAAGGAATGTTATTGTGTAGTATCTTGAAAAATACTGTCTAAATCGCTGTCCGACTTTAGCAATAATATGTTGGAGCGAGCTTCTTGTCTCGCCATGACGCCTCTTTTACCAATCCAAATGTATTTGAAGTTGGGCAGTTGGGATCTGACTTTGTGTAAGAGCAGTTTGTATTTTGTAGGTGCCGCGGCGAATATTTTAATTTTTGCATCAATGTTTGTTTCAGGGAATACGTCGAATACTCTTAGTCGGCCTCCCGAGATTTCCTTTCCCACTCGTTGACCAGCCGAGGATAACGCAACTTTACCAACACTCCGTTACCTTTCACGTTAACATCCACCACATCATATTCATTGAGGTTCATAGCTCTAGCGACACTGGCCACATTCGACACATGGTCGCTCGAAACGTCTTTGATGCCGAATATTTCCACGCTACTGTCCAAATCATATTGCATGATGTCGATTCCGCAAATAAAACACCTTATTACAATGTTTATGCATGTTTTATTAATTTTCCTTTGTTTCAATAAAATAGTCTAGTAAATGAACTGGAAATAAAAACGATGAAGGTATATGACTAATCTCGCCTATACACAAATGGTTTTGTTTGTAACAAATTTTAAAATCCTTTAAATACAAATTGAGAAACACTACTGTATTATGATATATATCACCTCCGCAAAACTTTACTCGTCCATGACTGGTGATGTGCGAATTTAATCCGTCGAGCGCTCTCTCAGACACCGTACTGACATCGTAGAAATCCGTTTGTCTATATTTTTCGGTGCTGTCTACTAAATTCTTACTACCTTTAGCACCCGATTCCACTATACTCTTAAAACAACCGGCGTACTCTCTAATTTCGTTTTCGTCGCACACCATTTCTTCGTCATCTATCAAGTCTTTGAGCGCGACAAACAATAGAGTGGCAAAATTAGAACTTAGCATTAAGGTGACGTCTTTGAGAAGAGACTCTAGACGAACGCTAAAATTGTCACGCTTGGTGCTGTCCCACAATCTATACACAACTGGGTATCGCTGCAGCAATTGTTCGACTTTGTTAATGTTTTTGTGTAAATAGTATATTTGCTGTGACACGAACGCTAATTTGTTTTTGTCAAAACATATGAAACTAAACACGGGATCACAGTATAATAAAGACTCAAGGTCAATCAGCGAGTTGGGGTATGGTAAGTAAGTGATTACTTCTTTGTCGCCATCACAGTCACGATTCGCACCGACAAACGTCCCCAATCCCACTTTGATGTTCCAATTGTAGACGTCTGTTTTGCGTGGTGCTAAAACTCTCGAGATTTGTGTCGATAGCTGTGAAATGTTGGGATGACGCGTGTTCCACACTTTGATGTTGTCCAATTGCCTGCCAAAGTATCGTTGTGTCGAAGAGCGTGGTGGTATGATTTCGTTGATACCGTTAAAGCATTGCACGCTCGCGTAGAAACTAGCAGTATTGAGGAACGTTGAGTATAAATGTTGGCCGGCGTAACCGTTCTTGTTTTGTATCAAATCTTTCAGCAAACCCTGAGCCAGAGAAATCTTTTGCATACACCCCCAAATGTTAACCAAACCACCCTCTTTTTTGCTGTTAAATTTTTTATTTAAAAACACCAAAAAATTGTGATCCCACAGGGTGAAATTGGGCAAGATTAAATAATTTATGTCATCTGTGAATTTGTTGATCTTTAATTTCCTCAAGTAAACGTTGTCTTTAATATTTGTGACTACAATATTATTTGATAAAATGACCTTAGCAAATAATCTAGTGTGATCGTTACTCTCGAAACCTTCTTGGTACACATTCATTAATTGGCCAATAATAGAATTGTAGAAGCCGCATTTACTTTGCTTTAAATCTGACAATAAATCACGCACAAATTTGCCAAATCTTTCGCAAGTCATCTGTACGCAGTTTTCAATTTTGTTTATGTCTGTCAAATATTCGATACGAGTGGTTGGTTTATTTTCAAAAATTACCACTGCCATTATGATGCGGTTTGTCGCAAATTATTCGATAACTACAAAAAAACGTCATGATATTTACATTTATTTTACCTATTTTCAACAAAGGTGAGTGTGACTGAGTGAAACACAAAATTAGATTGAATATTTATTTTCAAATTCCATACACATTGTTTCAAAACGTCTTTTAATTTTAATGACAGGTCCACTATCCGGTTCGTACAGTTTGTGTTTCAGCTGCCTCTGTAATCCAACAAGCATACGTTTGCGTTCGCTCGTCAGGACATGTTGATCTTTGGGCAATGGCCACCCAAATTCGCCACTATCCTGTTGTGCGCTGGTAATTACGTTTGGTTTGTACATATCGCTCTTCAATATGCGATGTATGTGATTAGATTCGTGCGGTGTTAAATACGTATCCACAAATTTAGCTGGTAATACATATTTAATATTATAACCGTTATCAGGATTCCAATGTTGATTACAAATAAAATAATTGTAAACACCGCTAAGAAGATTGTTAAAAGCAGTATTGTAGTACCGATTATAAAGCGTAAAATAACGTCTAGATTTGCTAGCAGCGTGCCAATTGCACACATAACCGTCGCCGCTTTTTACCGTGTACCTGCAATTGTTGTAGCAATGAACTTCTTGTCTAGTAAAATTGTACACGTTAGCCAAATCAAAAAAGCGCCATAATTTTTCATATTTGTTAACATTCATAATCTTGTACTGTTTCAATAGTTTGTTATATTCAGATGATGATCCAATCTCAAAAGTGTTACCGTTTTCTCTGGCGTAGTTTTTAATGGCGTCAGAAAGCAACACGGTATAGTGTTTGTTTAAACATCTAGTTACAAATTCTTTGTCGAAATTGGTATAACCAGAGTGTAAACTACCGTATTCATTGTTTGGTAAACATACACTATTCGGTTTACTGCAATGGTAATTAATTTTTGATCTATTAAACAAAACTGGAGTGAGTGTATAAACATTTTCGACAAACCACTTGTATTCTGCATCAAATGTCACATTTTGGATTGTTTTAAACAGTCCTGGAGTTTGAAATAAATGAATGTTTCCATCGTATGAGCGCCACCGTCTAATTTCCTCGTTTTCGGGGTCGTCTTTAAATATGTTTTGAACTTTGTCATATATTTCATTTTCGTAAAAATTGATTACCGGATCGTTTTGCAAATCTAGTAGATATATCAACAGTTTGCTTCCGTAATACGTGTTGATCGCGGGCGTACCATATTCTGTATTAGCTCCGTTAATATTCTCAATGTAGCTGATAATCTTGTCACGTTCTTCGACAGCTCCCCGTACATTTTCAAACTGCTCTGTGTTGTTGTCGCAATACGCCCAAACGTCTGCGTCGCGTTCGTCGCGCCCGCAAAACAATAGTGTAAAGTCTTCAAAATTTTCAATGGTTTTTGATTCGTTATCAGTATTCACTATTTTTTCTTGGTCTTCCATTTCTTCATCTTGATCTTGCATTTCTACATCTGATTCTTCATATGCATTTTGCTCTTCTGCATTTTTTTCTCGTGCAGCATACTTGTCTCGCAGTATGATTGATTTTTTGGTATCAAAGTGTATATTAAAGTGCAATAAATCACCACGCAGCGTGTCACCGCAAAAATCGTTCTTGTCACATTTTCCCGTTGGATCTGTCATAACTACAACTTTGCCATTCGTGCCTAATAACCGTGTCAAATTTTCATGTACGCTTACCGCTCCCACCCATACACCGCCAGCGTCATGTATTTCTTGCAACGCTGGACTTAGTTTTTCATGACATTCTTTAGGAAATAAATATGTTACATCACTAGGGGTCGGTTTAGATTTACTACAATTATATCTGGTAGTGCTAAACATTTCGTTGGAATAATAGCAGCTCGACAAAGTGGCACAACCGTTTCCGTCGGTAATGACGTTTTGCACATAACAATTGTAGTCGGCTACGGCAATTTCATTAGTTGACGGTTTACATAAACACTGAGGCACAAACAAAACACAATAATACGCTTCTTTATCTTGTATTGCGTACACTTTTCCGCAGCAGCGAAACACAATGGCCAGCTTGTGCGTCCAACAGCCAATGCCGTCGTCGTTGTCCGAAATTAGACTCTTGAGTTTTTCAATTCGCTCCATGTTACAGTTATTTGATAGAAAATCGTTATGTTCACACTAACAAACGAAACTGTATGACTTAAAACGTTTACAACTGGAGTCTAAATACTCTTTGTTATCTATATTATGTCACACATGTTATCTATATCTGTACCTCATTAGTAGATAAGTGTCTGACTGGTATATTGACTTTTACTGTGCCACTAACGTATGACTCGCAAACTGGGCATTCAACCGTAGATACGGCACATTCGCTACAGACACACAAATGATGACACGGTACAAACATGCATTCGATAAAACTCAATCTACACTTGACACATTGTGGTAATCTCCAGTGACTTTCGTGTTGTATCAAATTTAATTGTGGTGCAGAGGACAGTTTATCAGAACAATAATTATTAGAAGAAGGGGCAGTGGCCGTGTTGTGTTTATTGGCGCCATTATCTTGGTGCTGATAAGACGGTTGTATTTTGTAAAAATTAATTACGATATGCGGGCACTTGGAATTTCGATAGTAGTGTCGTTGCCAAGGTGAATGATCAGGCCACCAATTACAGATTCGTTCGCGGCACACATAACACACTACTATATCGCCTATTTTGCTGTAGTACAATCCGCTAAGACACATTTCAAAAGATAAATGCTGCAGCACTGTAGGCCAATGTTTGAAAGTTTTCAATCTGTCCTCCATTTTTGACAGGTCCAGATTTAAAAAGTCGTCAACGTTTTGCGTTACCAAAGATGTGTTTGCATAGTTTGTGGGACTCTGTAGATTTTCGTAGATAAATTTACATTCGGGTGATGCGCGTTTATGATCGACAAGCGGATCGAACGTACTGTTGCCACATATGAAGCGTTCCAAAGTTAACGCACAATAAGCGCATTTTATTTTGTCACTGTATCCCGTGTAGTAGAATCCTAAAAGTGACAGTCGCTCAGGCGATAACATGCGATTGTTTGTGTGACACCACACGTTTGCGAATGAAGCGATGCGTTCTTGATACGATTTCATAACAAACAAAGTCAACGGTACACCAATACAATTTAATAAAAATAAAAAGCATAAACACACATATAATATGTTAGGTTACACAGCTGCTCAAACAATTGGACTATACAATTTTTTTTCGAAGCAACAATCACATATATTTGCACACACAAACCAATACAGTTCATCAGATTTGACGTATTGTTTTACATTGTAGTAGGTAAATTTTGATGTTAGACACAATTTTTTAACACATTTTTCACATAGCTTGTACAATAAATTAGCGTCACTGTAGAAACTACTTTTGACCCATAGACTAAAATTTTTAAAATCGTCTTCCATTAGACCACCATAAATCATAAGGGTAATGTTGTCACGAAAACTGTCAATAAACACGTGACGTTTCCAGTCGAACGAGACGTTGGTGAAGGTAACCGCATAATCAAATAATTCCAAAACCAGTTGTAAACTGTTGTGATGCCTTTTACTGTTTATACACTGGTATTCGTAGCGTAATCGAGTACACACTTTTTCTTTGGACAATCCAGCTTTCACACCCGCCACCATGACGTTTAAAATGTTAATTATGTGCTTGCGCTTTTGTTTAATTTTAAACAACTTGTCCATTGTAAAAGACCACAATAACAATGTAGCGAACTGGTGCGCGGTGATAATGCAACAGAAATCAATCTCGCTTCTTTTTATCAAATCCCTCCCAAGCGATGCAAGATAACAACAACATTATAAATACGACCATCACCGTGAAAGGGTTAATTATTTCATTATTGATGGTCGAGTAAAGAGGTGGTTTTAAGGCTAAAATTAAATCATCATCTACTAGACCTAATTGTCTTTTTTTAAGGCTATAATATATTGGCTGCTTGTAGTCAAAGTGTTCTAAATTAGCTTTGCGTAAATGAGTACGATACGTGAACGGCGTGCTGTGTAAAGCTAATATAATTAAATCGTTCCAAGCTTGTTCACGGTCACGAGGCACCACTTCAATATAATCTTCTTCTGTGAGGACGTCTTGCTCGACAACTCTCCATTGGTACTTTTGCAGAATGGCCAAAAGGGCGTTGGAATCTTTAAGCATGGCCGGTGGTGCGGCAAAAATTTCTCGGATAGAGATCGAAAAAATAGAAACTGTCGTAGACAAAAAATTTTGGCGTATCAACAATAAAGAATGTTACTGTATTATTATTCGCCAGAACAATATGGTGTCAGACAGGAGTGTAATAGACAAAAAAGTGTACAACGAAATTAATGTCAACTCTACTTACAAGTTTACCTACCAGATAATTAAAGGATTGTTATATATTGTTGACCATACAATGATTGAGCTAAAATATTTCGTGACGCGCGACGACTTTGCATTGGAAAAACTAATCAGTTTGTACCTCTTTATTGTATGCGCCTATGAAGTTCGTGACTATGGCAACAATAGTTTTTCTACTATCAAAGTGTGCACTATTATAAAAAGAGAACAAGAGTTTGTTCAATGCGACCTTTTCATTAACTTGGACACCTTGATCACATTTGACATTGAACTACACGACGATAACGCTACCCGAGTTACAAAAGCTTTGAAATGTTTGTACGAATTGAAAGACTCTTGGTGTGTAGCACAAGTGAGCTGCATAAAAAATGTTTTACCTACCACTGTTTACTACAATCTGTTGCTATTTCCTCACAGCACTATTACCGAACTTGAACCAGGGAAAGAAGTGCACACCGACAGAATCGGAAATCAATTTCCGAACATTTCGTACTTGAACAAGGTATTTAGATGTGTAGAGGTGTTACAGTTAACGTGCACCTTGACGGATTTTGTTCACAGGGTGACCAACAAAGTTAATAAATTGTTCAAAATTACACTGGAAACTAAAGGTTCGGAAAAGATTAACGCCACTGCATTCATAAACAACATGAAACAGGAAGAATGTGAAGAGGGATTGCAAGCAGTGAATATAAATGTGGCCAATGGTGACGTGATTTATGCCATTGTAACAAACAAACATGGAGAACAAACTAATATTTGTTTAACTTCCATTGTGACTTATTCCAAGTCTAAAAACGAGTTTTACAGTTTATTTTATTAGGGTGGTACTATGGTGTAATAATTGTAATAATGGGCTATGGTGTAATGAATGTAATAATAATAAACTATATATTGAATAAACTATCATGAATATTATTTGCTAAACAACGAACCCTCCTGTTCAGGAACATCGACAATTTCTCTTTGTTTTAGCAACAATTTTTTGAAATCATCGTCCAATCCTATAAATTCTGGATTTTCTTTCAATCGATCCAGTTCCACGTTACTGCACGACAAGAACTTGTTGTATATCGGCCAATCTTTATGTTTTTTGTTGGTCACTGTGATTTGAGAAATTAATTTATCAAGATCCGCTTGAGTTTTCACACCGTACAGTTTGTTAACGTCCCAAGTCAAAGTTTTTTTTGCAATTTTCTGTATTAAACTTTCAGTGTTATTGGTGGTGTCGAGTTTGTGCTTAATGGGTAATTTTGATTTTTTACTAGTCTCTGGAAATACTGTTTTCTTATTAGTTTCTAGTTTTTTTTTGCTTTGTGGCGATATTTTTGGTCTATTGTCAGTCACTGGATTTTTATCACTGGATAACGCCCGGATTTCGTAGTTGCAGTACTCTATAGTTTTTTCATGTTCGTCTATTTTTGTTTTGGCTTGTCTCAACTCTTCCGTTACCTGTTTTAGTTTGTCAACTGTACTATCCAATTCCATTTCTAGTCTGTTTAGTTCTCCCTTTTGTAAATTGTATGATCTGTCGGCAGTGTCCGCGTTTTCGTCGTTTTCTCTAAGTGCTTTTTCTAGTTCTTTCTGTAAATCGTCATATTTTTTGGTCTGTACGTCCAACTGCAACCGCACATTATCATTGTCTGTTTTCAATTTTTTATTAACACTTTGAAGTTCTGCGTTACTTTCCACATCTTGAGAATTTATAGTTTGTAAAGTGTCAATTTGTTTTTTGAGTGTTTCGTTTTCTTTCATTATATTATTTAATCGCGCTTGCATATTGTCGAGATTTGTCTGAGCCATCGAGTTGTTCATATGGGTGTCGATAGATTGTGCCTGTAAAAGTTTATTTTGCCCCTCGGCTTTGTGTAAACGTTGCTGTAATTCTTCAGCCAAAGTTGATTGTTGCACATAATGTTGTTTGACCAGCGACAATTCCGTAGTTACCTCTTCCAACTTCATAGTGTGTTTTTGTTCCAACACACGCACTCTTTCAGAATACTCTTTCTCTAGTAAAATTAAACGAGTATCGTTACTCTGATCCGCATCTCTAGACTGTTGTTCTAGGTAATGTATCCGAGACGCCTGTTCTTTTATGGTGGATGTAAGATCTTCAATGTGTTTGGCACGTTGCATTTGATCGCGACCGACCAGTTTATTGTTTTCCTCCAATGATTCTAAAGCATCGTTTAGTTGAGCTAATTTAATTTGTAGCGAATTGACAAGCTCGTCTCGTTCCAATAACAATAACTGTAAACGAGCCACCTCGTTTTCGCTTTTCTGATTATTCTCCCACGCAACATGACATTTTTTCTCCCATTCCGATTTACAGTTGCTAAACGACGCCAACAACTCTGCCACTTTAGCTCTACTCTCGAGTAGATCCTTTTCAAGATCTTGCACTTCACGGTTCATAGCTTGTGATTCTTCGTAAGCGTATTGTTTTGTGTAGCGCACTTCTGTGCAAAGTTTCAAAAGAGACGCGGCAGAATTGTCTTGGTCTGGATCAAATTTTGGATCATAATGTTTCAAGACTGCATAGCATAAATCACGCACAGCAGCCGCCAACACGCAAGCCTCCTCGCGGTCAACGTTGTGGAGTCGCCACATTTTTATGAATATATCCGACGGTGGTGCAGTCGTCGCGGCGATGTGCTGCTCATCGTGATTGTTAGTTTCATATCTATAATTGTAGGTCACCTCTTTTTTGTTACAGTCCTTTAAAACTCTTATCAACAAATTTACCGTAGATAACAGTGAGTTTGATAAATCTGGTCTAAAACTAAATATAATAGAACGTAGCGCATGATCGTTGTCATTCGTATTCGATTGTTTGGTGACGATTGTTCTAATTAAATTGTGTACCGTGTGAGGGTTTACGTCCACTCCTTTGTAACGAGTCAACATGATCGACGATTATGAAGATTTCGATATCGCCGATATTGAAGAGTTGATGCAATATGACACTCCGCAAGAGCCTGAAAAAACTCCAAGCGGTTTTAGAGTGTGCACGGATGTATTGTCGGAAATCAACGAATTGTGCAAAAGAGACAGTTTTACGGTTACACCGAACACCGTGTACCGTATAACGAGACTACACTACGACAATCAGCATTTATACATTTTTTTGACGGGTGTCGGCAACGTTCAGTTTTATTGCAAGATATTCTGTCCCATCTACTCGTACAGACTGTGCACCACAAAAAATCATAAAACGCAAAAATGTCGAGACACAAGGTGTAGCAGTTATAAAAACATGGTTGTCACCGGTCTGAAGAATGATGTCTGCGAGCTTGTGTATGTGGTCAAAGTACCTCGCACGTTGGCAAATGCCAATGTGAAATTCTTGCTAGATGAGTTTTGCAACGACGTGAATCGAGTACAAATGCAATACACTTTGTACGAAGGTGATTGCATCAAATTTATCACTAATGTGACTGTCGATAATATGGGTTGCTGTCAAAATGTATGCATGAGCGACATAGCCACAGTGCCAATTGACGAACTGACAGAATCTATTGATTCCATCGTCGCCTCGTACGATTTGGAGACTTATACAAACGGATTCCAATTGTCAAACGCGGACACGGATCCGATCATTACCATTGCTCTGACAGTTAAAAGACATAACAATCAATTACTCCGATACTGTTTGATAAATAGTAAACAACAACCAGACCTTACAGATCCCTACACACAAGTGGACAATGTCGACGGCGAAGCTGTGGTAGTGCCTTTCAACAATGAACGTGACATGATAGTTACTTTTTACAAAATGTTGACTATCACCAATCCTGACGAAATTATCGATTATAATGGAGACAATTTTGATTTGCCATATCTGATTAAACGAGCCAAAATACTGTGTATAGACTCAAACATAATACGCCGTTACAATTTACCATTAACCACGTTTAAAGTGTACAAAATTAATACGAAATTTGGCTATGGCTTCAATTCACACTCTATGGTGTACTACAATCATGTCGACTTGTACCAATACATTAAAAACACGCTGGACGCGTCTAAAATGGAGAATATGAAACTGGACACGGTGGCTAACTTCTATTTGGGTGTGGGTAAAGTTGAATTGAGCGTCAAGGAAATGATGCAGCTTTACAAACAAGGCAAGTTCGGTAAAATTGTCAAATACAACATTCGAGATACGGTGCTACCAGTGGATATTTTTAACAAATGTCAAGTGGCCAATAGACTGTATGCCGATTGCTCCATAATGAGTTTATCCAGAGACGACTATCTGAAACGAATTTCGCACAGAATCATAGTGGCGCTGTTTGACAGAGCCCTGAAGAACAGAAACACCAACGATGAGAGCGACCCTTATTTTTTAAACAAGTTTGATCTAAATAAAATGACTCCTCGTAAACCGACATTTCAAGCGGTCGACTCGGACAGCGATTGTGACGACAAAAAAGACGAAGGCGATCCGATGGACTTGACCACGCTACTCAGAGAAAGAGTGCCTGAACACAAAATCCCGGCCAATGCTGTCAAATTGTGCCCCTTAAAGTGTAACATTAAATACACCGGCGGCATGGTACTATCCCCCGTTCCTGGCTATTACGGATTAACGTTTACGCTCGACTTCTCGCAACTATACACGAGTATAATGATCGCTGAATCGGCTTGTCTGTCTAATTTATTCTATGGGTCGGACGGTTATTTGTATTTGCAGAAAAACAAGAATGCTATCACCACAAAATTTCTTCAAGAACAGGCTGGTAAACGCGCCGAATGGAAGGCCGAGATGAAAAAGTATCCCAACAATTCGTTCATGTACTTTTTGTTCGACTCTTGGCAAAACGCCGCCAAACTAAATTGCAACTCGCAGTACGGTTGGTTTGGTCTGTTTTGCAAAGCGTTGGCCAACCATATTACTTTTATTGGACGACAAAATTTGGCGGATGCCAAAGCAAAGATCGAAAATCTGTCGAATGATAAAACAATTATGAAGAAATGGAATCTAACCGAAATGACACTAAAGGTGGTGTACGGAGATACCGATTCGACTTTTGTCAATATCAAACTTAACGAGCAAGAGCTGCACTCGATGGGTGACGCTAAATTGCGTCAAATGATTTTAGAGGACATTGTCAAGCCTGTGAACGACGGGTGGTGCGGCGATTACAAAATGGAACTAGAAAATATTATGCGTTGTATGCTGATTAAGGGTAAAAAGAGTTACGTCTGCCTGAAAGAAAACGGAAGTGTATACAAGCGAGGTTTTAATGTGAAGAAAGACGTGCCACTGTTTTTAAGAGCCATTTTTGACCAGGTCATAGAAAAGGTGCTGAAAAACCACAGTTTAGATTGTGTATTACAGCATCTGGTCGACCAACTAAAACAGCAGTGTGACGAATTTTGCACAGACGTCCGCGATAAGTATTCGTTTKCGCAGACGCTGAACGTTAACGTGAAAACCACTATKGCATACAAACTGTACATGGAACTAAAGGCTTCTCCCGACACAAAATTGTTGCACGACTCTGGTGACCGCATACCGTACTTGTTGTTGGACATAAAATCCGCAAACGTGAAAGACAAAGCTTGGCCCACCCAGTTGTTTACAGATAAACATACTCTTAGCTGGAGCAAGCATCTGTCGATCATTTGTTCGTTTTTGAACGACCTTATGTCCATGCTCAACAACGACACTGCGTTTGTGTACGCTTTTGAACAAATTTGCACCTATTTACAGAAGAACCAGTGCAACGATATCGTGTGGCCCACTCTCAAGCGTTTGACGGATGCAAAAAAGAAAGATTTATTGAAGCGAGAGCTCAATTTAAAGGACAAAAAACTAATCACCCAAGATATGTATGACACTATTTTACAAGAAAAGTCACACAAGTACATACACGAGTACGAGTTTACCATGTCTAAGGTGAAACCCATGTACTCTATACCCAAGACTAGCTTTTGCGACGACTGTCCCACGTGTAATGGTCGTGGAGAAAGTGCAGTGCTACGTTGCCAGAGCATCGATTTAGTGCCTGCCGAAAAGAAAGCCAAACCTAAAACCAGCCGGCCTCAAAAAAAAGCGTTTGCCAACGTTAAATCTGAATCTACTTCTGAATTGGCCTTTAAACGCAAATTGTCTAATTCGGAGGCGAAAGGTATCAAAAAAGCTTTTACTGTTATTAAACGTGCCTCTGCTACTACAAACTAACATTGTATGGTGTAATAAATAAAATAATGTGTACAGTATAATATTGTCTTTTATTAGCCAACCTTGACTTCCAAAAAAATGTGTATTTTGTTTTACATTTATTATTTTTGACACTGGATAGCGGGTGTGTTTGGCGACCCAGCAAAGTATTGAATGTTGAACACATTTTTTACAAAAAAGTTTTGACAGTTGTTCATGGTGTGCACCACCTGTTCGGCAGTGTACATTTCGCCGGCATTTGTGTGACTACGCTGCGGAGTGGCCGGTACGAGTTCTTTAGACATATTCTCCACGATACCCTCCACGATCGTGTTGATGCGCTCCTTCGCATCCACGCTGGGCGTCAGACACTTTTCCACGCAGTCGTTCTCGTCCACCAATTGCAGCGATTGAAATTCTTCGATCAGCTTCGAGTGAATGTTCTTGTTGCGTTTGCACATCTCGACGTCCTCACGATATTTTGCACGCAATTCCTGCTCGTCCAATACCTCCATCTCAGTCTTCAGTTTGTTTGTGTAACGCAGCCCGTAAAACATGTGCGGCTGATCGGTGCGCACCTTGAGCCACACCATCACAGGGTTGGGGCACTTGAGCTGGAGGAACTTTTCCGAATCGCGCAGCCAAGCGTACCGCTTCGAGTTGCACATCTTGGGGCGTTTGTTTTCGGGCGACTCGCGGTACCGCTGGATCGCCTTGTCCTGCTGCTCTATCTCGTGCAACTGGCTGCGACACATGCGAATGCGACGCTTGCCGTTCACCATGCGCTCGTAGCCCGTGATGTACTCCTCCTTGTGCGGCTGCTCTTTCAATTCGGGAACGACCCTTCCACTGATATCGGTCAGAGTCTGACGCATCTGCTGGTTCTCCTCAATGTTGTCTTTTGCTAGCAGCGCGTTCACCGCAAACTGAGTCATGGTAGTGTTTGCAGCATTTGCCATGTCCTTCATTTGTAGCTGCATTCTATACTCGCGCTCTTTATATTCAGACATTTGGTGTTCGTAGTTGCGCTTCATTTCTAAATTAGCTAAACGATACTCGGTAATTTGCGATGCGTGTTGTTGATTCTTTTCAACTATTACCAACGCGTGTTGTTGATTGATTTCCGCAATTCGCGCATCGTATTTAGCAACTATTTGAGTATTTTCTAACTTCAACTGCAACACTTCCATTTGCGCATCGGCCAGTTTTTTGTCATAATTTACAATTTCAGTAGAAGACGATTGTTGAACATAATCTTGAACACAGTATTTTCCAGTCTTTCTCAACTCGGGCAAAACTTTTTCAAATAGCCAACTTCTAAATTCCTCTGCCGTTGGTAGTTTGGATCTCATAATCAATGCGTAAACGCCAGCCTCACTGATAAAGACTGTGTGCGGGTGCCAATTTACTGGTAGTTTAGTATAATTGGATGACGTCATGCAAGGAGTCTGATTTAGACCCCTCTGAATTTCTTCCCAATTTTTACGCCATTCTGTTCTAACGTGATCTCGTATTGCTTTAGCTGGTAATTTGTAACCTAAAAACTCGGCAATACCATGTCCTCCGTACATAAACTTGTCCTTTTCCACTTCAATAATCCAAATTTCGGCAATGACTCCTCCGATGTAACAAGATTTTTTTACGAGAGACATTTTGAAGTGCGTTATAAAATAATACACGAGGTTGAATGATAATTTTTAATTACAACCGCTCTTTATAAACCCGTAACCTTTGACCTACAAATAGATGAGTACATCGGCTTAGTTCTAAAAGACATTTTGCATTGCGGTGATTGGCCATGGGCTTGTTAGAACGAGCCAATAAGACGTATACTCCGGGTTCTAGCACAAACAGCGTCTCTGGGTGCCAGTTTGAAGGTAGCTCCGATGACGTCACAAGTTGGGGCCTCGATGGCTCCGATGACGTCACAAGTTGGGGCCTCGATGGCTCCACCTTAGCTTTAAGATTTACCCAAGTTATTTTCCACTCTTCAGGTATTAATTTATATGCTTTTTTATTGTCTTCGTAGCCCAAAAATTCAGCCAATTCCTTTAGTTTTACCGCCACTCCGTCCGGAGGTAATACGACACCCCAGCACTTAAAATTGGTTTCACCAGCGCCATAGCATATTGGAAATTCAAAACGTTGCAAAGACATGTTTAATGTAAAATAATAAATCGTATATTTGGACTGAGATGTTTTGTGAGCAAGACTATGTCGCACAATAAACTATTTTGCTCAATCTACCGCAATATAAACCCGTAACCTTTGACCTTAAAAATTTTTATCAGCTATTATGTTGGCCAATCGTGTCAAATTTATGTTTGCAGCGTTTGCCATGTCCTTCATTTGTAGCTGCATTTTATACTCGCGATCTTTAAACTCTGCCATTTGGTGTTCGTAGTTGCGTTTCATTTCCACATTTGCCAAACAATATTCGTTAATTTGCGACGCGTGTTGTTGATTGATTTCCGCAACTTTAGCATCGTATTTAGCAATTGTGGTGTTAGCTTCTGATAGTTTTAATTTTAACTGTAGTGTCTCCATCTGAGCATCAGCCAATTTCTTGTCGTAGTTCACAACATCTTTCGAGCATTGTTGATCTTTAATACTGTATATTCCAGACTTTCTTAGTTCAGGTAGAACCTCTTCAAACAACCAACGCTGAAATTCTTCTGCTGCTGGTAGCTTTGACTTCATTATCAAAGCGTAAACACCCGCTTCACTGATAAACACTGTGTTTGGTTGCCAATTTACTGGTATATTGTCTTGATCGAGTGACGTCATAAGGGGGCGATGATTTATCGCCCCCTCAATCTCTTCCCAATTTGTTTTCCATTGCGGTTTTACGTGATTACGTATAGCGTCTTTGGGTTGCTTATAGCCCAAAACATGTGCAATACCATGTCCACCATACATGAAATTGTCTTTTTCTACTTTTACAATCCAAATTTCTGCGGTAACTCCGCCGATGTTGCAAGATTTTTTTACAAGAGACATTTTGCAGAGATTAGGTGCGTGCGTTATAAAATAATACACGAGGTTGAATGATAATTTTTAATTACAACCGCTCTTTATAAACCCGTAATTTTTGACCTACAAATAGATGAGTACATCGGCTCAATTTTGAAAGACTTGCATAAATGCGGTGCCAATAGGGCGTATCATAATCAATATAATTATTGTGAGGAAAATAAAATTAAATATAGTAATTTATTTTTTAATTATGTCATAGATAAATTTATTGTTACATAGGAATGCGCAATAAACATGAGGCACATGTAGAACAAAACACAATTACACGTAAATCTTCCCAGGAACCGTAATTCATGATGGGTGTACCAGTAGCTGCAGAAATTGCTTTCTCACCGCACGTGTCGCAAACGCATTGTATTGCCAAACTGTGACTTTCCAACAATTCCGTGCAAGCAGACAACGTCTTGCGCAGATTCAGCGGTTGAAAGCATTCGGGTGCTGTAATATTTTGCTCGCGGAAATATTTGTACAGCGCCGCTGTATACATTGTCTGCATTAAAAACAATTTTGAACCTGCTCCATGCGCCGCACGTACACGTTTGATTGTCTGGTCCAACTTGATCAAACGATTCAGACACTGTACCACATTTTGTGCGCTGATACCGAGAAATGTCATCAACAAACGATCATTGGACGGATCATAATCGTCAGTCATGCTTTTCTTGTAATCGTCAAAATGGCCGTACACAAGCATCGGCAATCGTGACCTGTCAACGTTACCAAAATATGTATCCAGCAAAGGGTCTTCAGTAGCGTTATAACCTTCTGGTTGACTCTCAAAATAAGTTAAAAACTGGCGCTCTGCAAGCATTGGTAGACGCGTTAATTGTGCGCCTGTACAGTTTTTGATGCAACGAGCCAGTTTAGTATCTTCCAGTATGCAATAGTCTAAAGAGCGCGAATCGAAATACTTTTTGTAGTTGCGCTCTTGCAACAACAGTGTATCAGCTCGATTATGATCTCCAGTCACCTCAGCATATGTGTCACCGCCGAGGAACTCTATAATCTGCAGCTTCAATTCGACTGGTAGTTTGTTTGTGTTTTCTTTATCCAAAATTTCGACTTGGTCCGCGTCTTCTCGAGTCAAACAACGAGTTTTGCTAAAGGTAGCTTCGTCTTCAAAAACGTTTATCCTCTTCATGGTTAGTTTTGTAGGAGTACTAGTAGTACAAACTGTCATCAAATGTAATGATAATGTTTAGAGCCAACCCCGTTTTAAATACGTATCGTTATCTGATAACGATCAACGTTTAAAATTATTAGTCAGAGCAAAACATCAAGCCACTCAAACTGTCGTGTCAACAAAAAATATATTCAAATTCATGATTGTAAATTGATAACACTGTGTATATAAACGAGCATCTTACAAAACTTTTATTACTACACAAAATGTATAGTCCATTAGTGCAACGTTCGTTTCATAACTTTAAATCAAAATTGGATAGTGTCGCTGGATTTGTAGTCATTTATAAAAAATGGATCATCTTTTTATCGAGCATGCTGTTTTTGGTGGTATTGATTGTGTCGATTAAGCATAAAAACAAGACTGTTGAAGATCATCACATTAAACGTACAGATTATTGTGTGTTAAACGTGTCCGATCCCCTAATCGAATATCAATGCACAAACGGTAGGTGTGATGCAGAGTTATACATTAACGATACTGTTGTGTATCCTTATTGCAAATTTTTGAGGCAAATAAAATTGACAAACATGCGCTGTATCGACGGGCGATGGAACAGTACGGCCGTGTGCTCCGAATGCGGCACTCTCAGCGCCCAGGGACTACCGACTTGGCACGTTAACATTTATCACATGAACACACAAAAATGCGGAGGATCGCTGCTATCTGCAACATTTATCGTGTCAGCGGCGCATTGTTTTTGGCACCCCACACGCGAAATATTACCTGCCAGCGAGTTTACAGCTATTGCGGGCATCGTGAACCGCGACCACATGCAAGATGACGTGCAAAAATCCAAGTTGTCGCGTATTCACACCAGTGGTTTTTATATGGATTTCGAGGGAAGATACGGTGACGATATTGCCGTTGTGCAGCTGGAGAAACCTTTTGTTTACACATTGACGGTATCACCTGTTTGTTTGGATTATACGCAACACGATTCTCGTATTGTTACAAAGTTACCAAGATGGGGTCGTAACGACATGATGCAAATGATCGACTTGATTAGTGTGCCTATATTAAAATGTATTAATGAAATTAGATGGGATTTGATAGGATTTATCACTAGTGACAAAGATTGTGTTATAGACGGATCCGAGTTATGTTTAGGCGATGGCGGTAACGGACTAGTGTATACGGATTACAACAATCGTCATTTTTTAATAGGTGTGGTGTCACGATTTTTACTTAGAGAAAACACTTGCAATATGTTTAGTATAACTCTTTACACCAACTTGTATTATCATATAAAACTTATAGATAACATACTGGCGATAAAAAATTAGTATAAAAGGGTTGTTGGTAGAGATAAAATTAGTATAATAGGGTTGTTGGTATAGATTTGATCCAGTTTAAAAATGACCAAGACTACGATATATTTTAAAGATCCTTCTTTTGATTGCAAAGGCGAGTTGGTATATATAGGCCAACGGTTGTTGCAAGATAATATTCAACAGAGTAAAACTGTGCTTCAGAGCATGGCCAGACAAGGTTACAGTTTTTGCGTGGTTGCCGACAGAACAGAGTATCGTGACAAAGTCGACATAAGTTACGAGTTTCGCAACATGTTGGTTGCGGATTTGAAGGGTCTGCCTGTGCTATTTGCCGAAGATGGCGCCTTTGCTGGTTTAAAATATGCCATCGACACGGACCTTTTTGATCGTATCGACTACCAAGGAGAATACGAAGACGTGGTCATACGCGGCGGCAAGAAACAACGTGTGCCAAAATATATTATCAACTCGTACATCTTCGACGCATACGCCGAGTTAAAAAGAAAGCCACAAAATTTGTAATATTAGTAAATAAAAATTTTAACTTTATATTATATTTGTTGTTAATCCATCAACAGACGAGTACCACAATCCACCTCGCTACACAATTTACACCCCCTGCTAAATATATCATAACAAAAATTTTCAGTACATCTCAAAGGAGTAGGTTCTATATTAAGACCATGGCACAAATGAAATCTTTGACAATAATTAGGATCTGGAACGTTTCCGTGTAAAGTATTATTGCTACCACAATATCTTGAAAAATTGGTCTCTTCATCATCTATTATTTCATCTATTTTTGAGCTTTTTATAAAGAAAATTAGCATGGCTATTACAATTATACACGCTAGTGTTATAACAATGGCATAATAATACATAGTTGTAACTTATTATTATTAAAACAACAAATATGTGTAATTGTATTTATTTTACAAAAATTTTGCTGCATTGTTACATTCTTGTTCCAAAAATCTGGCCACATACATGTAATCGTTATCGTTGATCAATTTTCGCATCCGGCTCGGAACGCTGGCGTGATCGGTTGTGTTGAGCACAAGCTGTAGTCGTTCGACTATACTTTTAAAATGAACATCATCCTTCATGCGTTTGTACAAATAAAGAAATTGGTTCTTTGTCAGATCCAAATCGTTTTTGACGCGCTTATACAGCTCGTCCAAATTGATCGAATCTCTGGAGCATATCAACACAAATTTATCAAACATGGTGGGTTCATCTACGTCAAACTCTTTGTCTTTTACGTGTTCTGCAAGCATAAAATTCATATTCGTTTTTAAACTGTTGGCGATGACGCTCGCTTGCAGGCCAGGAACTTTTTTTAGAATATCTTTAAATATTTGTAGACTCATACTTGTGGTGACTTATTAATGTTATAATAGGGTTATAGTTGTGAAAAAATTAATGCGTATTGCGTCAACTCTCATTCTAATGAAGAATTGTTTTTGTTTAAAATAGCGTCAAACATGTCGTTGAAGTGCTTTTTCTTTTTTGCCTTTTTCGTTTCCTCGTTGTACAAGTCGTGTGGCGCAGAGTCAGTATTAACATAGTACACGTTTAGGATGCAGAAAAACAATACAAACAGAATGAGCATGGTCACAATTATTTCGCTAGCGTAAAATGTTTTGTTCAACAAAAAGGTCAACACAACAAACGCAACTATACCGATTCCAACAATCATTATAACAATGTGTGTCGGTGTCGTAACCTGTTACTTAGAATATGAAACTATCCGAGCAGTTTGCGCAATTTGTACAAAACTGTTTCAATTACGATTATTTTCACAAGTATCGGTTCAATTATGGTGACAACAACTTTCGTCCACATAAAATATTGCACACACCGCTCCCAGATTATATACAAACAAAATACGCGTTACACACGCACGATTGGATGGGTTACGTAAAAATACTTATTGACCTGTACGGGAACGAGGATTGGTTCACTGTTAGCCAAACACAATATGGAACCGTGCACGATCTCTATGCGGTTACAGAATACAATGGTTGGCAAGACGTGATGAACACAAAAAAACGTGGTAAACCTAAACGTGTATACAACTCTGGACCCAACGACACACCAATAGACGTGTTTTGGTTGTTCATACTTGATATTGCTATGCAGCGTCAAACAGAACCCAAGGAAATTGAAAGGATATTCAAACACACAATTTGGTTTTATATCTGCGAACTACCCAACGAGGCTCTACCACAACTCAGTTTTAAAATCACACATAATGTATGCAAATTTTATTGTTAAATAAACACAAAAAATTACATTAGACTAACTAAATACTGTTCCGAGTCACTGTTGTCGTCATCGGTGTCGACCATACTTGCTCCCGGATGGTATTTATTGATGTAGTGTTTAGTGGCGCCCACAGATTTATGGTTCATGAGCTTCGAGGTTTTAGTTAGCGTTAGGCCACGTTTCAGCAGTGTGTCTGCCATAAAATTTCGAATCATTGTCGATTTAAACTCTACATTTCTGGTTTCACCAAAGACAGCGTTGACGAGATTGTTAAAATCTTGAAATTTAGTCGGGCTCTTGCACGATATTTTGTTCAGCATGTCGGTAGGACATTTCTTGTACATTTCCACAGCTATTTTTAAAGCTCTTCTATCTTTGCACGTGACATAATTAAAATTGGTTTTACTATGTTTTATTTGTAAATTACACACTTTGTGCTCGCCTTTTTGTAAAATTTGATCCAGATCATCAATTGAAATTTGGTAGGCGTTTGTTATTCTCAAACCGGTACCTTTTATTATGTTAAACGCAATGGCGGCCCTGTACAATCCAGTGTTGTTATGACAATTGGCGTGGCGTAGATTTTTCTCAATATACTCTGAAATAGGATGAATAAAATCGTCTTGTAACACTATGGTTTTGTTTTGCTCCCTAATTAAACGTTTTCGTTTATCGCTAGGCAATTCCACGTTGGACGGTATACAGTATCGAGGCAAATTTAGACTATTTGTATAGTAATTTATAATGGCTTGTAGACGTTTCTTACACACGTCACTGGTGTCCAATAAACGTTGGATGAATGTTTCAATTTCCACGAGCGGGGGACCCGCCTGCAAAAGATTTTGTAATTCACGTGTCGCGTCGTAATAACCATAATTGTCCAGTTGATCGTCGTCGATCAAACAATACACTACCTTTATGAATATAGATTGAAATTCGTTTTTTGTAGACTCTCGGTATTGCTGATCTTTGCGGTGAGCCGTCCAGATGCTGGACGACGGGTTTTCGTCTCCGCGTTTTTGTTTTTCTATCGTAGCATCGAAAGCACGCGGAAACAGTGGGTTACGTTTAATCACCAACCGCCAAACGTCATAGTTTCTGATAGACCTCAATTTTTCACTACTATTCAAAGTCGTCATCTTCGTAGTCTCTCAGCGGCGCGTTATTTCTGCGCAGCACGCTCACAATGTAATAACTTATCAACATAATCACGACCAATACAGTTATACACGCCAATGCGATAAACCACACATTTGTGGTGTCTGATTGCGTACTTTTTTCGTCCCTATTACCGTAAACGGCTTGCGCTGAAGGCACCACGGGAGATTTGTTGTTATGCTTCATGTCATCATCCGTCTCTTTACTGTACGCCAATTTAAGGGGTATAGCGTCCACCACATCTGGAATGGTAAACCGTTCAAACGGAATTTCTAGATGCTGCTGCATTGTGGTTAAACTTATTGAAGTGCACGTCTCGTAATATAAACAAACATAAATTGTTCTTGTTGCGTTTCATTAACTTAGCGTTTCGTACAACGCGTTTAATTGCTGAATCAAACCTCGTCTTAGAGCTTCGTTTTCAAAAGCCAATTCTGTCGCGTATAGCTGGTTGGAATTTTGTGGGGTTTGACTGACGAATCGTTTCATTTGCTCAGCGGTAATCTCAGTCTCAGGTTTGCCATATTTTTTGGCGGCCGCGTCTATCAAAGCAAACACATTCGTCGACATGTTGAGTGGGGCTTGAACTAGAAAAGAAACGTCGTCTCTAAATCTCAACACCTTCGCCTTCATATCGTCATCTAAACAATTGTTTATGTAGTAACCTTCGTGCGCGCCCGTCAACACGTCTTCGACCAAATTGTTAAACAAATTTGTGTACGAGTTTAAACGAGAGTTTGTGCGTTCGTTCATCAATTGTTTTATATTAGTGCTAACGTTGGCTTTGAAACAGAGCAGTTTTAAATATTCGTCGGCTACGTCGTTCTGAACTATCGGCAGCGGCTTGTTTTGTGTTATTGCCGTGGCCATCTGATATTTGACGACATTACTTAGATGCGTGGAGGCCAGATTTAAGCGACGCTTGTAAAATTTATCCGCATACGATTTCATAATAGGTGAGATCACAAACGATTTGTCAAAAATACCGTGAGGACCGTTTTTACCAGTGTTGTTGCCTTGATATTTTATTTCCAAATTTTTGTAATAATCAATCAACTGATCGTCCGTCTCAAATCGTTTGGTAGCCGTCACCGGTAAGGGGTCGGCGCTAATGAAAACTTCACGGATTACATTCATCAATTCAATCTCGTCCGGACTCAAATTGGAGACGTCGTTGCTACGGTAGTATTTGATCATTTTGTGAACGTTGATGCACTTGAGGTCGTCCATTTTTTTCTTAATTTATACACCTACACCCATACTAATGTTATAAATTTATAAAATACTCACGTGTTTTTCAAATGTTCACATGTTTTCACCATTGGATGGTGTAGCATATAATTATTAGTCATATATAGTAAAGCCACAAGAAAAGCTATCAAAACCATGTGAAACAGTTTAAACTCTATAATATTAGATATCAACAATACCACAAGAGCAACACCAATAACTGTCTGCACACTTTTTCTTTTACACAGGATCGACTCGCAATTTTGAAATGCTATGTTAAAACTGTTCTCGCCCTCCACGTAGTCTGTCAACTCGCGCTTGCAACAATTGTCACATAACAACAAAACTTTTACCACGGTACTGTCGGCGTTGTTCATGGTTTGAAACGTTCGCGGCTGACTGCCAGGATGAAATTCAAATTCAAAGTCGTTTGAAAGGTATATTTTCGCGTAATAGTGTGCCAAAATAGTACCGCCGGTTCTTTTCACTTTTACCTTGCAAATTTTAATGACGTTCGGACCCACGTCTTTGTTTTCTTTGCGAAAATCAAACACGTACTTGATCAGCAACTGGGAATTAAACTTTACGCGATTGGTGACTAAACTGTCTCGACTTGTCATCGTGTAATCTTAATATTCAATCATTGCAAAAATTTGTCAAACACCGAAGGTTTTCTAGGGGCCGGTTTCACTTCGATACTGATGATCGGGTTTGCTGGAGTCGTGGTGTCTGGCACCACTTCCATTGTTTCATCTTCAACATTTAACGTGGTAGACTCGTCAGCTCTGTGTACTTCTACTGGAACTAAAAAATTTTGATTGCTGGTAAATGCTACATGACACAGTACGCTGTTTTTTGTTATTTTAAACGGTTCCGTCACTATTAGAACCGCAGTAATACCACCCTCGCGGTAACAATTATGCAACAACAAACAACCGGGCCGTTCCATCACAATATGGTGTTGTGTGTGGTGCAAATGGTCTAGTTGCTCGCTCTCTAGCACGGTGACGCGATACGCACCCACACCCACTTTCTGTAAGAAATATTCTTCCTTTACTGCCAAGGTAATACGATTATCTTCTAGTATTGGATACAGCACAATGTTGTCCGTGTCAACCATGTTGCTGGTCGTCATAATGGTGGCGTTTTTAATTTACTTTTACCACAATTTTATTATCGACGATTTCGATCAGACGATTTTTGATGCGCGTTTGACAATACTTAGAGAGTATTTGAACAATTCGCGCGACGGCACTCCTTATCCGACAGAATTGGGATACGTTAGCGACGTTAACGAGCACCAATTCGTAGTAACGTATTTTAGTACGGCCAACCTTACCGAACTAAGGCGTTCCACACATGACGACCGCGAGGAAACCTTTAGTTTTATTGATCAGGCGTTTAGTACAATCACGGCAAGTCCCTCTAACATCGTACCATTGTTACTTGACACGAGCACCCAATCAAATACACTAGCCAGCAGTATCAGTCACCATCCCACCGACAACACTAAGTATGTGGCGCATCTGGACGACGGAGACGCTGAAATTAGTTGTCGCACGGGCTTTTTCGACGGCTACCAATGCGTAGCGTTTCCCGTTTGCTCTCAACCGGACACCACACTACCCATGACAGAATCACGTCTAAACAGATTAGTTTATAATAACAGCACCAGCAAAGCTTATTCGACGATCGATGACGATCAAGGACCAGCGCACTCATCTCTCTACGTCAGATGCGACGAACACATGGAGGCTCACGTGGAACAGTGCGAGAATGGTGAAATATTCGATGGCACCAAGTGTGTTTTCGACCCCACCATCGAAACCGACCACGGATTAGTTACCACTGTCAAACGAGGCGTTTTCGGCATCCACAATTTACCACACAGTGAGCAGAAAGAGGTAAAAATCAGCTCGTATGGAGACCATTTACCGGTTATCGACGAAAACGAACAGCCAACCATGTCCCAGACCGGCGCAGAAACGATCGTCACAACCGATTTGGCGCAAAATTACGTAAGGCACTATGGCAATTTTGGTAATTTTACCACAAAAAATGAAGTTTTTGACTTAAATCCGATAAACAATGAGGTAAACACACCAGTTCCCACCGCTTTCGACGGCCCGATCGTAACGTTTAAGGGAATTAGAAAAGCCATAAATTTTAATGTCGATCCCAAAGAGCTCGATTTAAAAACTCTGGGCGATGGGATCGACATTAAAGAAAATGCCATTAATTTTAGATCAAATAGAGTGACAGTACATGCCAAAACGAAACGCGACACTCATTACAACACTGCCAACATTGAAGCACTTAAACAGCAACTCGAAATTAATGATTCACGTAATTACAAACTGCAGCAAGCGAAACTAACCATAAAAAATCTTGACTACACATCGGGTAGTGTGGTAGACATAATTGATGTTAACAATGACAATAAAATATCATTACAACCACACTTGGTGACTCCAGTAAATGATAACTCCACTCATAGTTGCCAGCCGTGTAATATACACGGAGCCGGTCACACGTTTATTGACGATACGCTCAGCGAAAATCAATACCTCGAGTGTTTGGACGACACCAATTTGTTTTTACACACGTGCGACAAACGCTTACAGAAAGGTGGACGATATTATTGTGAGAGAGAGGACGTGTGTGCGGTGTTCGAAAAAGGAAATGGTGAAATCGTTCACGGTGAGAGAAACGACAACGTGTCTTTCGACACGGGCCGCACAGTGTGTCGAGATTACAATGTGTTCGAGGTGGTTGAATGTGACACTGGTAATTTTGTGCCCAACTTGAGATTCAACCATCCTCTAGCGGTGCAGCTACATGTGAACCTGCCCAACGAAGTGTACAGTAATGACCACGACGAATGTGTTCCGTTTGACACTAAACTAGTCGATATTAATCGTGACACATTCCGAATCACTCTACGCAATCCGTACGACATCAATTTCAGTTCAATGGCAGTGGGTCGCGTAAGTAAAATGGACGGGTTGGTGACGGGTGGTGATTCAAACGATTTACACACAATTTTAACTTACGCTCGTGATTTGGACGAATTAGCAATCAATCCCATTAATGGTGTTTCGGTTGAGTGCACCGATGCAGCAATAACTGTGGACTTGTTCAGCGGTTCGTTGTACACTTTGTGTGACAACAATTTGGTGGTAGAAGCGGGCGAAATGGCCATGGATCAATATTACGATGTCGAAGAAAAGGTACTTGCAAAATCAGCAAAGTATAACGGCCAGTGTCGTTTAGCCGACAACGTACCTTACGTAAATTTGGTTTATCGCACCATTGATAACATAGATTGTTTTTATTCGAGTCCGATCAATATATAATCACTGTTTAGTACATGGCAGATTTTAGTCCATTTCTGAAAGTCGGTGAGATACAAGTTTATTATATCGTACAATTATTACACATCAATGGAGCAAAACAAGCAAATAAATTACGACTACGTACGTCGATACTATTATCAATCGGACCTTAGAGTGCTGTTATTCGACGGACCGCGTCTAAAATTGGCTCAGTTTACCAATTTGTTGCTGCCGTTTATTGTTAAAGTCACACGACCGAGCGCATCGGTACCATACACACCCAACGTGCCGTTTATTAAACTGTTTACGCTGGGATTTTTCCTAGACAAGCCGTTTCGCTATGTGATCGATTTGCTAGTTACGCAAAATTATTTTCAACAATTCCATTTGCTACCAGACCAAAAGACTTATGACTACATCTACGGAAACGTAAACGCATTAGTGCACAGCCGCGGATCTTTGTTTGCAGTGGTGGTGTTTAAAAATGAAGAAAACAAAATCGGCTATATGCTAGTGGCAGAGCGACGCGCTTCATTAAATTATTTTCACCCTCAAGTGTGCATGCAGTTACCTAACCAAGACTATGTGTATTTTTGCCACCCTAAAACTGTAAAAATATCAATTTTTGACCAGAACCCTATTCTGGAACTAGTGTAACCTAACAATGTGTAATAAATATTAATTTTACATTTGTGTGTTTTACCTGAGTGCATAATGGCTGGGTCTTTTATAGTAGTTTGTGTTAAACTGTTTATAATTGTATGGGTTGCGGTTTTCAAACTGGTACAGGGGTGCAGCTGGTAAAATTGCTGGCGGCACATACACGTTGCTGTTGTATGTGTTGTTAAACGGCTTGCGGTAAGGCGACAAATCGTGTACGTTGGTGTGGTTCATTCTAGCCACGTCATGCATGGCGTTACACGTTGGAGTGCCACAGTAAGCTTTCATGTTTGTGCGTAAGGCGTTAATTTGGCCCTCCAGGTATTTGTGTTGTTGCAAAATTTCTTTGTGCACCTTCTCTATCTCGTGGTGTCTTTGTGCGCCATCTGGAACGTAATTGTAGCCGTCCATTAGATTAGATTATAATATATTCCTTACTAACAGATCGTCGCACAGTACACGTGACAATTATTATAATAAAAAGTAAAAAATACTGGTTATAATTTATTACAAATAAATTCAAACAGAATAGTTTTTCAAATAATTTGCCACCGGCACCATGTATACGTTTCCACAACTCTTCCACAAAGACTTGCCGTTGCTGCAAAATATCGGTGCTTTGATTCGCGACAGAACATCAATAAATGTGTCCATGTTAGGGTTTTCTTTGAACACCATCTTCATGCGGTCGTTCACCGTCAATACCGGTTCCAACAACAATCGCACGTACCACAATTTTCTGGAAATCACGTTGTGATACACATCGTCAACGTGCTCTTCCATCTCTCGCCAGTGTTCCTTCACCAACCAGCTCATCTCGTACAACAACTGAAGAGTGTTAAAATTAAGCGTCAAATTGTGTATGTCCGTTGTTGGTGATGAAAAGCAGTCTTCGTATAGCCTGGTGTTGTATTGCATTATCGTGTTTTCCAAAAACACACTCGGCGCCACAAAACACAACTCAAACACACAGTTATCGCTTGCACTATTGTACACAACTCCAGAGTCAGCGTTGTCGGTCTGCTTGCAACTCAAAATGGTAGTTATATGTGGTAGTAGTTTTCCAGTTGAGGGTCCTTTGATACATAGTCCTCTGTTTAAATATTCAACCACCGTGTCTGATACAGGCACTTGGACGTACACAGACACGATTACAGTCAAGGTGGCGTGCTTGCTATACGAACCGAGTAAATCGATGAAATCGCCCAGTTCGCAGCTATCGACGGGGTCTTCAAAACAGTACTCGTACAGCGCCTCGAAGCCTACGAATCGCACCAGCGCGTCAAACCCGCCCATCACCACAAATGTGTATCTCATGATGTATGTCAATTTAATATAAGAGTCGTATGGTAATTCAATAGCTTCACCTGCGGTTAAAACAAATTTCGTAGAGTCGGGTATTAGTTTTTGCATAAATCTCGTTAAAACGTACAGTTGATAACGAGAACTTCCCGTTTTTAGCCGGCAGCAGACTCTGATAACCAGCCGCCACACAGACATGCCCAAATCAACTTTTTGCATGTCGGACATTTTGTTCCATTGAGCTAGGTCTCCGTCGCAATACAAATACAAGTAATCGTACATTTCTTGATTGATTCGTACGTGTTCACGTAGTAATTGAGAGTCCAGACCAGATGACCAGCTGTACAAATCAATGGACATGATTGTATTGAATGTTATCTCGCCGGGCCGCATTATTTATAACCGCCAGCCCGTTTATCTACTCGACCTATGAACCAGTAGCATTAATAAAAGCGCACCCCGGACAGTGTTATAAAACAATCGACGTAAAAATGTCACTGCGCAAACAAGTGATTTTATTTCAAAACGAGCCCATCGAAGTGGTTTTCTCCGATAAAACCGGTCCAGATGGACTGGTGTACTATTTTTTGGACATCGCACCGTTTGCACGTCTTTTGAACCTTGACAACCCGCTATCGAAAATTGACTCTCAGCACGTGATCGTCGTAGAAGAACCAGCCGTCGCGTCCGAAACTAATAATTGGGTGGTCAGAAACGGACGATCTACCACATTGGTGAGCGAAGCCGGATTGTATCAGTTAATGTTTACCGGCAAACCCGTTACTGTACGCCAAGGTATGGTGAGAAATTGGTTGTTCGACGTTGTGTTGCCCACGATAAAACAGTACACCGATACCAACCATCATTATCAAGCCTACTCGCACAACAATTCGCAACAATACGAACACATCAACTTGAACCAGTTGAACTTGAATGGAGTCAACGTACCGTCCTGTGTGTCTAATGATATTCTACGCGCGTTCAAGCAGATTATTGAGGCCTTCGAGCGACAACTAAAACAAAAGGATTTACACTTTGAACGCATCTGCCGCACCAACGATGAACAGTTACTACGCAAAGACGAAATGCTTCTGTTTCGAGAACGCGAATTGGAGGCAAAGACAAATCAGCTGGCTAGCAAAGAAAAGCAATTAAAAAACGCACTGTCGCTGATTGATTTTAAAGAAAACCAACTGTCTGAAGTAATTGCACTCACGCAAAAGAAAGATTTGCAGTTGGAACAACAATTTAACATGATCAGTGGATTGATGGGAAAACACATCAAGAAGATAGAAATTAGCGACTCTGACGATGAAACTCAGCTGCCACAAAACCACGACACTGTGCTGATGATTGTGCGAGAAAATAGTACTACATTTAAAGGTATCGCAGCTAAACGTAGATATGTCGATCAGCAAAAACAGAAACTACGCTACCACGAATCCATGATAGTGGTGCACAGCAAACGTCCCGACCCCAAACGAGACTGGAGCGCCGCCATGGACATTGTTGCTGAACTGGGAGTGAAAGATCGTTGCCAGATATATCCAAATCTGAAGAGAGTACGGTTCGAACAAGTTAAGGACGCTGATTTATTTGAAAAAGGGTTAAAAAAAATGTTTAACGTCACGGACGCCGTCTAATATATTAATCATGTATGCCACTCATTTTTAATAAAAATTTTGTAACAATTTATTGTTTTATTAGTCAAAAATTGTAAAACGATATTAAAAAATTCCTAGAGTGTTGAAATAATTATTTTTGGTTAATATCGATTTGCTTGAAATGACTATTAAAAAAACACAAAATTACATCCACTATACTAATTACCAATTAATTAATAAAATATTGGCGAAAATTGCAAAACGATATTAAAAATTTCCAATAGTTTTGAAACCTGTTTTATTTTAATATCGATTTCTAATGTCATTTTGTTATTGATAAAAAATTTACCTATAAATCTACAAGTTACTGTCAAAAATTGCAAATCGACATTAGAAATTTCTAGAGTTTTCACAGAGCAATTTTTTTAATGTCGTTTTGCGATATTTGCCCTTTTAGTTTGCATAATTTGTATGACATACAGTTTTAAAATTTATAAGTCAATGTTGACTACGCGAATTAAACAAATTTTAATTATATATATAGAGTTCATTGTAGTGCGCAACAACAAAATGCCTTTACTATTTTACGAAAACACGATTCCTGTGGCCATGTTGACGTTTGGCGCTACCGTTTACTATTTTAAACTAAGACACTTGGCAGCCGTGTTGCGTAAACCGTGTATTAAGATTGTGTCAAAAATACCACCCCGATATGTGGTGACTTTTAGTCGCATTGTACAACAATTTCCTGTTTGTAAGCAAAAGTATCACCCTGCCACTAAATTTGTATGTTTGGAAGGTGTGAAGTATCTAATAGACGAGTTTTGCGTCACAAACTATACCAAAGAGTGTTTTGATAAATTTGTGAGACAAAACGTCGATGTGCCCAACTATAAACGCCTATCAACCGACTATACTTTTGAAGACACCGATGAAAAATATGCGTGCAAAGACGATGATGAAGAAACTGAAGAAATGGATACAAAAGTTAATTGCGAACCGACACATATTCGAATGGGTACTCTAAAATACAACACTCGCTTTGTGTTAGTAATGGGCACAAAAAAAAGATGGTATTACAAAGCTAGTGACGTGTTAGATCAAATGCAAGCGAGTTGTGCCTACAATTTAAATAAACATGTGTCTGATAAAAACATTGTAAAGTGGCGTGATTTGAAGCATTACTTGGAAGACAAATATCGTTGTCGGATATCTGATGATGGCAAATTCAAGCCGAATTCATTTTTTTTAAAACAGGCCGGTCTGAAACAGCTGCTGTTGGCACGCAAACAAAATGTACTGTACAACGCCTTGTGTCTAAGCGCAATCAATTACAACTTTGACGAACCAGTGGAGTATGTAAACAAACGCAGTAATCGACGTCAAAAACAAGTGTACGCAGATCAATGCGAAGTGGGGAAGCGGTACGACCGCATAGATTTTGTGAAATTGCCGAACGGTAAAGTGTGGTACAAACTGTCACAGTGTATAAACTACTTTAAACTGAAAAACGTCCAATTGTACAATTATAAAATTAAGCGTTGGGCAGACTTGTTGTGCGACCTACAAAAACATAATATAAAATGGAAACCCACAATCAGGATGATCGAAGGGGCTGAATTGTATCGAATGCTTAATCACTATTCGTTACCGTTGGAGGCAGACGAAATTTATTTTCATACATAGTAATGTTGTCTGCCATTCAATAAATTGTAAACTGCCATGTAATTATCGATGTTTGCTATGTACAAATTATTATTTGCTATGCAAACATTAATGTTTGTCATTTAATATTCAAATTTGCAAAATTACATAGCAAAACACAATATTTATATGGCAGATCACGATGAATTGTAACGCAAAACACGATACTTATGTCACAATTATATAGCAAGTATCGATATGTGTATGGCAAATAACGATATAGAATTTGTCTTTTATTAACGTAGATGATTTATTGAATAGCACTTATAGAATGTATACAGAGCAGACAACGTTAAAAACAATAAAAAATGAAATTATTCAAATTGTTTTACTATAAAACCACTGTTGTTGCGTTTTTCATATTCGGCTGCGACGCTAAATTTAAAATGAGCAATAAACAAGTTTCGTAGATTGGTGAGAAAGTTTTCGTGTTCGATACCATCGTGATTTATGAGAAAGTTCAGGTACTGAGGAAAATCGGTGCGAATCAATTTGTAATATCCCAAATAAGCGTTTGAGAATAATACCAGTAGTGTTACAAAATGTGTCACGTATGTTTCGTCCATTTTCAAATTGAATTCATTGAGATTTGCAGCAAACTGCATATTTTGAGTGTACACGTTGGTGCACCGTTGTTTTTCTATTAATCTAATTCTCTCTACAAGACGTGTCATGTTTTTGGTATTACAATCCTCATCTTCAAAAATCATGTTGACATCGATGGGTTTTTCGAGAATGCGCAAAATCGATGGTCGGTCCACATAACACATTACAGTTTGGTCTTGGTCTTGGTTAATGTTACGATAGAACACTATTGGTTCGCCGGGTATACAATATTTGCGTTCGTTGAGTATGACAAAATTCATGTCTGCAAACGTGTTGGCGTGTGGATGCACCTGATTGTTGACAAAAGCCAAGGAATTGTACACGACACTAATTACATCTTGCGAATTACCTTTTCCGCTGAATATAGTTTTTAAATCGGGCACTTTAAGTCTATCAACAAACATGCTAATATACTTTGACACCATCAGGACCATGTTACGTTTTTCTGAATTTCGAATGTACGTTTCGTTTTTATCAACTAGCGCGCTGACATCGTAACGCTTTTGAAACGCTTCCGCAGAATCACTAATTTCTGTGACAGTTCTATAATTTTCAATTGCTCTAGGCCTGTTCATGGTTAAACTTAGATTAACCTAACGGAGACATTACGCATTATTAGTTGAAACAAAATCTTACCCTCCCACGTTCCAATGTAACTACCGTACATATCACTAAAATTTGTTACAAATTTAACCAAAGTTGTTAAATTCACCACAATACTCAATACACTTGAGCCATCTGCTCTCTTCCCAAAAGAAGCGGCCTTGAAATAACGTAACGATCGTAGCCATTCAACGCCTCCTGTTGTTCTCTTGTTGCGCGCCCGCCGAAATCCACGAAATTATACACTTGGAATTTCGGCTCGCGCTGTGGAATGTAGGTAAACTTTGGTTTCTCTGGATTATACAATTTCACAGGAATAAGGCCTTTACCCGGCACTATAGAACAAGTAGCATTTTGGTCTAATATTAATTCTGTGTTTCCGATTTGCAACACAACGGGTCGGACTAAACGCATAATTAAATTTTTAATGAAATTGGGCATAGCGTCGAATGCCGTTTGACTTTCAGGGTTTTGGTCTCCGAAAGTACGTAGCGTTTCCTCTCTCGTCGGTCTGCAAATAATCGATGGTTTAATGGCTCCCATTAATGATGTGACAATAGAACTTAGGTCACTGAGCACGTCCTCTGTGTAAAACTCTTGAGAAGACAAACTAGAACATAGCGCTCGTATGGGACCCTCGTACTCGCCTGTGGATAAACGTGTGCCGGTGGGCGCTTGATTAATATCGACTCGTTGAGTCGCGACCGTGTCCGGTTCATCGTAAATGGTATAAAACACGTATTTTTCCATGGAAGACATATTGGCCACGTTCAAATAAGAATAGTAATTTTCTTTGGACGGTATAGTTATACGATAAGCTTCTGGTGTATCTTGTTGGATGAGACTAACGCCAACTAAATATTTGAAAGAAGTGTTGTTAACACCGGAAGGAATTTCAAATACTTCTTTTTTAATTTTGAAATATCTTGCCAGATGGTAGCTGCAAATAAACGTGCCGTCTACGTTGCTTTTGTCGTCGGAGCACGGCGGTGTGTATCCTCCACAATTCATAAACTCTGGTGGTTGCAACCCCTGAAATATGCACAAATTTTTTTTCCGTTCGTCATTGTTTAAACACGCAATCGACCGATTATAATTCATGGTTATTATAAACACGCGTGTCTATTTGTCTTATTACTTGTTGTGTGCACTATGGATAATAAAAATAACGACTCAGTTATTTGTCACGATGAATACGAGATTTCTTATACTTTAACGTTGCCACAAGACTTGTTGTACACAATAAAAGAGTACCTAGATAAACGATTTTTTAACAGGGAATGTTACGTTGAAATTGTCGACGTGGACCATACGCGCACTCGTTTGCAAGATTCGAAACTGCAAAGTGTAACCAAACGTGTAATAGATTGCAATAAAATTGTCGTGCTTTGCGAAGATGTTTTCGTGCCGTTGTTCGATCGACATTGCGTGGAGACTCGTACGAAAACCTGCTCGTCGAAAATAAGGCGCTTGTGCAAAGTTCTGGTGTACAATTACGAAGGTATTGAGATTAAGTTCGAACACGTGTATTTCGAATACAACGATGGTGATTCACTCGATCCTTTAATGGCGAGCAAACAAATAGCCCTGCACAATTTACTAGTCGACGACAAACCGTTGGACGTGACCAACAACAGTCACTTGGGTTCGGACGAGATTTTGGCTAACTGCAGAATTGAACTGGAATACGAGTCGGCGGGAAATCCTAACCAGGCGGCGCTGCATCGTATGGCGGAATTGATTGCCCATCTAGAGAATTGTGTCATCAACGTTAAAATAGAACCGTTTATCCAGCACACGAGCGTGCTTAACGAAATACAGCTGCGCTCGTTTGTGGAGGAAATTGATACGGTATCCGTTCACGAAAACCATTATGCGTACTGGGCTGTGAAGCTGGACGGTGTTCGTGGTAGAGGCTACATAATTAACGGGTCTCATATATATCTGCAATTGGACGATATGCGTCTGTTTGCCGGAGATTTGTCTGAAATATTGGGTCGTAACAAAATACTGTGTGTACAAGTAGAATACATTGAGAACTGCAAAACATTTTACGTTACAGATGTGGTGTCTGTGTACAAATTTTTGTACGACAATAGGAATCAATTTGAAAAATCATCACCCTACCCAATTAATTTACAACAAGCCATCCAGTTTTTAAGTAGGCACACTGATAAGCAGCTGTCGTTTTGTCACAACAACGATAAGTACACGATAAAATTCCAAACGTACAACACCGCTCGTGGCAAACTGATAACAGAAAATGTGCCTAACGACGGTTTTGTAGCAGTGACTCGTTCCGGTGAATTACACAAAATTAAGGACCATCGCACCGTGGAAATGGTGTACGTGCGCGATGGAATGTTCGAATGCTCGTTTGGTGTGTACACAAACGTGGAGGCTAGTGGTAACTTAGAGGTCAACCAAATCTACGAAGTGGTTATAGTTGATAACGATAACAATTGTGTTCGTGTGGTGAAACAAAGAAAAGACAGGATCGTGCCAAATTAAAACAAAACACACTGAATTAATAGTGAAGTTTTATTAAAACCATTACAATATATTTAAGATTCAATCCTTTCGCACCGACAACTACACGTAGTGGAGAACAGTCCACCCTGCCGCTGATCGTAGCACCTCTCAAATTCGGCAAAATATGCAGCCAAGCACGCCTCGTCGCACGTTGCAAAATTTCCTTTGGTTATAGTCACGTAACGGTAGCGGACGGCCATTGTGCTGGTCACAAGCAGCAGTAATCCCAAAATAAAAATGGTTGTCTTGTTGTCCATATTGTATGTGTGTGGCGCGGTGTACTGTGAACAGACTACTAGTGTGGTTGTGGTGCCACTGTTGTTTTATTGCAAGCGATAGCGACTTGTCGTGGTGTGAGTGTCGACTCGATAACACCGACGAGCTGCTCTTTTGTCATGTCTTCTAGTAGCGTAATGCGATTGTGTCGCGCCTTGTACTTTTCTTTAGGCAACGCTTCTTTAACTTTGTTCAGAACATTCATCGCGTTCGGCACATAGTCGCTCTGGTATACTATATCCTTTTCGTCCACCGACAGTCTGTCCAAACTTCGCTTGAGACTCCTTTTTTGCGGACGTAAGAAAGCGTATTGATCGCCCCCTAGCGCACAGACTGCCAGTGAATGTAAAAGTTGTGGATCGGAGGGTTTAGCGATGACGTCTTGTGCGATGTCGGCCATACGATTAGCTAGTTGTGCGGTTTCTTTTCGAGCCTCATTAATCACGTTAAAAGCCTGTAACAATCCTTTATTGGCTTCGATTAAATTATGGTTAGCGTCTTGAAGAGCCACCGTCAACTTTTTGTTTTCTTCATCTTTAACCGCGATTAGTTCGTCTTTTTTGACGATTACTCGCTTCAGCTCCGATAAATCCTTCATCCATGGCGCCTCGACACCGTTGCTTGTAGCCGCGTGTATGGCGTTCATACCATCAATAATCTCGATTGGAGCATCGGTAACCATATCATATTTACCATCGTCACACAATTTTGGCAACAAGTCCGAGTTAATCCAATTCCTAAACTCTTGAGCCTTGGGCATTCGCGAAGACTGTATTAACTCGAATAATCCAGCGCGATTGATAAACTTCGACTTTGCCTGAATAGTGTGTGACGTCATTTTAGAAGTCTGCCCAATTTGGGCAGACTTAATATCTTCGAAATATTTTTGATTGTTACTATTAACGTAGTGTGATATAGCCTTGGGAGCGTTTGAATATTCTAAAATCCTAGCAAAAGGATTTGCCAACATCCACACCTGGCCTTCGTAGTCCATGATACTAATAACCTCTAATTTTTGATTTCCATATTGGACAATAATGTGTAGTGAATTGTTGTCGTCGTTAGGTTTGGACTTTTTTGCAGCAGGGGGATTCATGTTGCTCGTATGGAATGCGCGCGCTGTATAACCAAAAAATTTACAACCACTCTTTTTATAGCTAGGTATTGCGCAATTTTCATAAGTATTGCATCACAAGGTTAATGAAACACTATTACTCACACATTTGAACTATCATTTATTTATAACATTAGAACACAATTTGATTGGCGTTTATTTTTTAATATCAGAATTTGAACGAGTACACATTATCGTTGAACGATCTGTCACACGACGAACTGGAGAGGTCGTAGCCGTCGCAATAATGGTAGCCGTCATTCCACACCAAATTGGACATTCCGTAGTTATCGTAGCCGTCCGAGTCTAGGTATAAATGGCAGTTTTCTTCTTTGTAGATTCGCATCTTTTGAACAGCAAAAAAACGACCACCACTCAAGAACTTGATGGAACTCACGGTGTCTGGGGCCGGTACGTTGATACACTGTCCTTTTTTTCCGCACACTGTAGTTTTGCCTCCTAGATAACGGCTATGCTCGTAGAATTCGAAACAAGCGGTAGTAGGCGCGTTTGCTTCTTCCACAGTGCTGTATATTTTCCCAATCGTGTCTATAATTGTGGGTGTTTCTTTAGGTGCCGGGTTAGCGAAACTGATACCAACCACAAACGTTAAAACACAAAATATGATTGTGACCGAAGACATGTTGTAAACTAGCGACTAGAGTGTGCGCAGAGTGTATTACTGCCACAGGAAACTGTGTTTTTATACCCTAATTTTATCGGATGCTACAGAGGTTATCGTTGTTGTTTGTTACAATTCAAACTTCGTGTGACCGTTATACACGACATCCGAACAATCATAGAAACCCTCTCCGACGGAATCCTCTCTTTGCCACCTAACAAATACGGTGAATGGCTTATGGCGCAACGGTAGACTGACATTGATACTGTAAACAAAAGCTCCACACTCTTCATTGTTGGGTACATTTTTCGAGTTTGGTATTATAACGGAACTCTGTTCTTGCAGCAATTCTAGATCGTTCCAAGTGATTTCAGTACCGCCGACGTCAAAATCATTTTTGGTGATAAACACTTGGAAAAAACTAGGATCGTGCGGTACCGTGGGACAATAATACAATTGAGTTAGACCTCGTTTTATCAAAGTGGTCGTTTGCCAGTGGTGTGATGGTAAACTGATGCCGGATTTATCACCGTAGGGTGTACTGGCGTTATCGGCCGCCGCCGAACACAAGAGCTTTGGTACCACATCGTGTTGTATGTGTTCCATGTCGTTATAATTAGAACCTGCCAGCGCCGCGTACTCTGCATACTGTACAAACATGTATTGTGCGGCGGCTGCACCGCTTTTCTGATAAACATGTTGAAAGGCTAGTCTGCACGCTGGGTTTTTAATGTTTGACCCATCGTCGGGCCAATAAAAGTCCTGTGCCGCATAACAACGATATTGCCTCGCCAATGGATAAAGCATGAAACCGTGCGATTTTACTGTTGTTGTAGACACGGCTAATAATATAAATATAATGTTATAAATCATCATGTATTTATCTTATAATTGAATAAAACAATGTTAGAACAATATACACTTTTATTTACACACATAAATGATCACCATATAGATAAATCGGTAAAGTCGATGATGGGTTTTGCACGTTGTATTCCGCTGATTTCCCGAAAGTTGTAGACGCCATAACCCTCGATACACCCGCCGTCGCAATTGCACCCAAATATGTTACAATCACCTTTGCCGCAATAATAACCTCTGTTGGGTTTTCCGTCTTCGCAGATTTTCACTTTACACAGGACCGGTTCATTGTCGACACTGCGGTCATTTGAGTATGGTGAACAATTTGACGCATACCATGCCACAACAATTTTTCGGCAGCACTTTGCCTCGCTTGTGACTAATACACAGACAGTTAATAACACGATCACTTTAACCACACTCATTGTGTAGAATGTCTGGAGATACTTCACGCAAAGTCTTTTATACTTAATAACGATAACCTTTGTGTGGTATAGGTTAGATTGTTAGAACGAAAATAGCATTCGTACTGCTCGTGATTGTACCTAAACGTATTATTAAGAAAATGTCACTGTTAATTATAATCGCTGTAACCATTGTGGTGTTAATTTTTTGTTTCATAATGATCATGGCGTCAAACAGTGGTAACAACGACGATGAATAGGATGAGGGAGGCCGAATATGTCCGCCAGAAGTTATTGGCAATGTGCCGATTCTACAGACTGTTACTCATTTTATTTTTGTCCCTACTACCTACCAAAGTTAATACAGAGACGTGATTTTGTGACAGATTGTGGAGATAGACTTTATTTGAAATTGTAATTGGTTACAAAATTGATAGATGCACCGTTACTACAAAAATCGTTGGTATCGTCTCGATGCTTGATAGTTGCCATGTTACCCAAACCTGTGTTCATGGCGTTTAACAAGTCACCGTTGTCGGCATCGATTTCCCAAGCAAATAAACCTCCGAGATTGTTTTGTAAAACGTAATTACCTTTTGCTAGTACAGACGATGAGTCGTCGTAAGAAATTAAATTCAACGCCTGGTCGGCGCCACCGTAAATATATGCCGCCTCGGCCACTTTGTCGTATGCGTATGTGTAATTGTTGTTTTTGAGCTCTTCGACCTGCCTATAATCAACAACACCGTTTTCCCAGGTGCCTTTTACCGGTCCCGTGGCCACACCCGTAAAAACGTTATTATTTTTGTAGTCATGCACTCCACTCCATCCTCTGCCGTACATGGCGACTCCCACTACAATCTTGTGAGAAGGCACTTTTTTCTTTAATAGCTGTTTAACCGCATAATCGGTTGTGTATCTCTCTTCGGAGTTCCACGATGGTGCATACAATGGTGTTTGATGACCCAAGTCGGTGTTGGACCAGGCGCCTTTAAAATCGTAACTCATTAAAAACACATGGTCCAAATATTGACTGGCTGTAGAGTAATCGACCACGTCGATTTTATCGTAACCGGCGCCCACGGCACTTGTCAGTTCGTAAACACGTTTATTGGCCACACCCAATTCGTCAAGCATCAAACGAAGCTCTTGCAGAAGTGTGACATAAGTGTTTCCGTCCTCATTAGGATTTCCTACTTCAGGGTTGGCCCCCTTTCCGCCAGGAAACTCCCAGTCGATGTCTACACCGTCGAAAAATTTCCACACCTGTAGGAATTCACGAACCGAGTCTACGAACACTTTGCGCTTGTAATCATCGGCGAAAAAATAGAAGGGGTCGCTAAGAGTCCAACCACCGATACTGGGTAGGATTTTTAGATGTGGGTTGTGTTTACGTATGGCCATAAGCTGTCCGAAATTGCCACGGTAAGGCTCGTTATAATCGGAGACACCCTGTTGTGGTTTCTGTAGAGCACCGTAAATATCGTGGATGCTCACCTTGAAATCATCTCTCTTATCGCACGATTTTTGTAACGTCTCAAAAGATCCCGGCACTTGTTTTAGACTGTCGTTTATACCGTCGCCTCCGCAAATGGGGATAAAACCATACAAAAGGTGTGTCAAATTGGGGATAGGCACTTTATCTGCTGGAAATTTGCGATCGTAAACACCCCATTCTACAAAATAAGCCCCCGTAACTTTGTCCGTGTGTTTTGTAAAAGGCACATTGTTTTCGTACCATCCGTATGGTATATTACCTAAATGCGAGCCGTCCGTGTCTGCGATAATGACTTTCACGTTACCACTACGACTACACCCGTCGTTGTTACACACAGATATGGACGCCTCATAATTACCAGGTTTAACAGTATCGTATTTGATTTGTTGTAATTTCAACTCTTCACTGGTGGCGGTCTTAACGGGCTGATCGTCAAACAAAAGAACGGCGGTATCTCCTTTATCTCCGTACCATATATCCCAGCCGATACTGACTGTGACCTTTGAATTGACACTTTTAATTAATGTATTGTACGAAGTGGCACCATCGTTTAACTCTACGAAAGCATATTTATGCTCTCCCCATCTGATAGAAGGCACACCAGGTAATTCCGCAAACGTATTGCAAACGGTCAAGAGCAGCATAAAATACGATCGCCACATTATTAATTTAAATTGCCTTATTTACAATTTCGTGATGAATGAAACGTCGACTTATCAAAAATAATTAATTATAACCTTGAGCGTGCGACACGAGATAAGCATAAGTCGAGAGGCGCGTGCGTAGGTATAAATTTGACCGCTCCCCTGTTCATTCATTATTATTTAAAATGCGACGCGACCGCATCAAATTATATAAGTCTGATGATTACGACATGCTACTGGAGACAAACAACAGTTTTATAAAAGATGTAAGAATTACACCCGGCGATTTATTACTTTTGGAGCAGGACAAAGAAGACAATAAATGTGTAACAAAAAAACTTGATTTAACAGCTGACGATTTAGTTAAAATATGTCAATCCATGAAAAAGTGCAAACGAAAATTAAAATTTTAGATTAATTTAAGAACTACTTAGTTTTATTAACGCAATGCCCTACAGTTCTATTTACGAACTTCCATACAGTGTTCAATACGCGTTGCCTAAACACGGTCAACGTATATACATGAACGCGTACAATAACGCTATGGCGTACACCAGTACACCCAGTATGGTGGCGTGGGCGGCTGTAAAACACGTGTACACTAAAAACTACGACGGTCGCTGGATCAAAAGATCAAAACGCGACTTGTATCAGCCGGACGACGACGATACAACATCTTCCAACAGCACGAGCACAACAAAAAGTAATTGAGCTGTTTACACAAGCCCGAGCATATTTTTGTACACGTTCCATTCCATTCTCTGGTAGTTGTTCATGTCGGGCGAGTTGCTCTGAATAGGCCGGTAATTATTGACGTGGTTGTGAAACAGCATCGATTTATATAGCAAATGGTAAGATAGTAAATAGTTTTTAGCCGCCATCGATCTAGTCTCCTCTTGTACTATTATTAGTGGTTCGCCTAGTTTTTCACGATATAACGCCACCTCTACTCTTTCGATTTCATAGGGAAATATGTCAACTGTAAGAAAATGTCTGGCGCATTTAGGACAAAAGAGTATGATGAATATGTTGTAAAAAACCCATTTGAGATTTTTGAAGAACGCCATAACCGACTCGTGGGGCAGCTGGTCACGCTTTATAACCATTTCATCGCCCATGTATGCCATTAAATGAATGGCGTCCCATATGGTAGTGAAGGAAAACAAGTATTTTTGTGGGTCCAATTGAGACAATTTCAGTTCCTGCAATTTGTTAATGTACAAATCCTTAATGTCTTCCAGTTTGAGATCGGCGTTGAGCGACTGAAACCATTGCAATAGAGCGTCAACGTCCGTCGAGCGTGATTCTTTATAAACTATAAGGCAATTCAAGTGATACAAAAACTTGACTTCTGAGTAGAGTAGATTTTTAAGTTTTTCCGCAGGCGCTACACGTATCATGTCAAGCATGCGAAAATTAAACAGTTGAAAACTGTTGATGTATCGTTTCACAAGCGGCGTGTACGTCAACATAATAGAATATGTAGGTACACAATTTATGTGCTTACTAAAATAACGTTGGTGATTATATCGATTTGTTGTTGAAATGTGCTGAGTTGCGTCGACGTGCAACAATAAGAAATATGAATCGCGTACTTAATTTGTACACATTTAAACCAACCAATGTGACAAACGACAGCGTCGACGATCATATTGAATTGGTGTTGCAGGGTATAATAGAATCGTTGGATAATAAAAACACAGATAAACACGCCTGTTTTCTTGAGCTGAAACGCGAACAAGCACATATTTTCCACAAATTGGCCCACGATTTCACCCACCACCTGGAAGGTACCTTTTTCCGCAATCACGTGCTATTGGACGTGTTAAAATTATACGAGTCGTACGTAAAAGAATTCAAAGACAGATCTGCTTTTGGTCAGGATTGTGTGGCTCAGTGTATTGATATAGTGTATAGCGTGTATCAAGTTTTCAATCGTACCTCCGACATAGTGGTTAATGTAAAACAAGACATTGACGCAAATAATGTTGTGTACGTTTTGCTGGAAGGATTGCGGTCGTCCAATCTAGTGGACATACAGAAAGTGCGAGCTTTTTAGCATAATTTTTGTTGAATAATTATTGATAAGGAAACACAATGTTGGGCACTATCGTTTTATTGTTGGTCATTGGTGCCGTGTTATATTTGCTTTACATTAATGACAAACTCAATGCAAATTCATTGACAGACTCATCAGATCAGAGCACTAATTCTATGAATGATTCTTTAAATCTACGCGACGAAAAAGCCAACATACGGATCGGCGGTCATCCAAAAGTGAAAAACATGAGGGTGTCTTACGGGGACTCGAGTATCGGCAAAGTGACAGTCACCGAAACCCCTCTAGACTATGCGGGTATAATTGACAACGGCAACAAAGCGGGTGCCAACACTGTCTTCTTGGGAATACTGCAAAACGGATTGGACGGAGGTGCCACAGATTCCACGTCTCGTCAAACGTCCAACTTTAGCGTGCGCCAGTTTAAAAATATGTTTATAGTATTTAAGGGAGTGGAATTTAGCGAAATTGACTCAAGCAACTACATGCTGCGCTTCGAATCAAACAAAATGGTGTATGCTTTAGTGGATGCTTCCAACTCTACTCTACCCGAACTGTTGAGAGATGTCAGTTATCCTATTGTCGTGTTAATAAACAATTCAAGCGCGCAATTGGTGATGAAAGAATGGGGTTACACGCAGGTTAACGACAGCGCAACTCTGTTTGTGAAAAATGAAAGGAGTTTTAGACTTAATTGAAATAAATAAAGACACAAAATGTATTACGAATTGTTTTATTTTACAAAGACACCTATACAAGATTGCCTACACACTAACATGATTATTACATCATGTAATCGTCTACGCTCGATTTGAGCCTGGGCTTAATATTTCTAAAATTCTTCTCCAACGTAATAATGTTTAGATTTTCGTAGGAATTGTTTTCTGCGTTATAAAACTTGCTACGTCCGTACTTCCGTCTAAAATCTGACACCAGAGTATTCACATCGATGGATTCTCTTTTTTTGTAATGCACCATCTGTTTCACCAATTCAACACTCTTTGTTACCATCTCGATTAACGTGGATTCGTTGAACCGACAAGAGGTTGTGTCTTCGGATGTGTTTTTAATTTCTCTAATGTCCAACACATACAAAAGCGCTTCCAGGCGGTCATTGTAGATGGACAGACACTTTTTGTTGTGTTTATAACATTTGTCATTTTTCAAAATACTCTTGTAGTACACATACCCGGTCTTCGGGTCGCTGTTGTAAAATAGTACGTTGGCCAAAAACTGTTTGACCGGAGATTTTAATTTCATATTAATATCTTTAATTTCATGGTAACGCTTCTTTTCGTAGCATTCATAAATAGAACCGTCGAAAGGCTCAATGTCACTCTCAAAACTGTGATCAATGTAAATGAGTCCTATGCGGTTACTGCAAGCTTTGTCGTAGCCATCCTTGATGTACAACATTTCGTTGTTGGTGATCATAACTTTGTAGTTGGCATAAAACGATTCTTCGGGTCCGTATTTTCTGTTTGCCGAATCAAACTTAGTGGAATCGGCAATGTTTTTAAGGTATCCTTTTGTGGTGATCTCCGCCTCGTTCATTATATACAGCTGCGATTCGAATCGTTTAATTTTGGAGCTGTTGTTTTCTGCGGTGTGATCGTAAACCTTTCTGTCGCTCTTGTAGACCAAAATTATTTTGTCCAATAGTTCGAACAAAGACGATTTACCACAATTTGGTTCGGACGTAATGTTCAGACACATTTTTTCGTAATCTGTAGGTATTGCGAGTGAAGCGCAAAAATTGATTATAGCCTTCGAGTTGACCGTGTTAAAATTGGTCAGCACTCTAAAGTAACAAAAGCCCTGTACAAAATTTGTAATCATGTTCTCCTGTTCGCCACTAATATTGTGCATGTGTGCTTTTAAATACATACGCTTGTAGAATCGCGTCAGCCAAATATACATGTCGTCGTGTTCGCCAAACTCGATAAGTTTGTCTGTCCAAACGGGAAACTTTAACGGTACTCGTCTGTATTTACTGTAAATTGTATTAATTTTTTTTATGACCCTCCAACGCTCGTACGGCTTTTGTTCTGAACCGTATGTGATGCTTTTTATATATTCGCACATGTGTGAGTCAATGTCGTGTTGGTCCAACAGGGTTAAAATATTGGTTTTCAAATAAAAATGTAGTCGTTCCACAAGCGTTTTGCGTTGTTTATAGTATTGTATATCGTTAAGACCGATAAAACAATCGTTTGTTTCCATGACATATTCTTGAAAGCACAGTTCAAAGAAATGGTGTGATTTAAGTAGGCACCAAACGTAACTGGTGATAGCGGATTTGGGCCACAAAAACTGAAGAGCGACTGCCACTTGTAACGCCATCAAATCTAAATCATCACCCTCTTTGATTATATTGTGCAGGTAATCGTTAAGCCGGAGCTTCATCATTAAAAGAACCAGCATACTTTCGTCCGTCGACAATAACCAGCGCACCATCGTTTTAATTTTATCACCAATCTCCACTTGTCTGTCTGCAAAGCTATTACCCATCAAGGCGCAATCTTTGTAATTGGCATAAATGGAACAAAATTGCTTCTCAAATTTTTTTGCGTGATAGGTGCGCAGTAGCATTACATCATTACGCATAGCGTTAAATAAATCTGTAAAAACCGGTTTCGATACAAATTGCTTGGATTTGGTGATGTAGTTTTTCTTGAGGGCAGACACAACCAAAAACGGACACGTCTCTCGATAAGTTTTAGTGCAAACATCAAACATGCCGTCCTCGGTCAGATAAAAGTTCATAATGTTATTAAACTTGAACACCGACACCTGAGTTTCGTCTGCCTTGTCAAATTTACTGGCTATATCGTGTTCCTTCTTGTTTTTAACAAACTCGTAAATTTTACCGTTAAACACGTAGCTCACCTCGTTGTGTTTGATTTTTTTGAAAAACCCAAAACTGATAAAGTTTGGTTCCAATTCGCATGCCAGCGCGTTGACACTAGTCAATTGCCACGTATTAAACTTTTTGAACACGGCAAAATGTATTGCAAAATAGTAACCAAGGGCCCGCTGGGGTTCCGTGAAAAAGTTGAGGCTGGCAAAAAATTTTTGCGCATTGTCCTTTGAACTGAGGTAGATTTGATTACTGTGGTACAGTCGTTCGCACACAACTTCATCTCCCTGAGAAACGTTTAAGCACAAAATATACAGAAACATTAAAATGTCTTCTAGTGTGTACTGGTTGTGTAAATCGATTTTTTCCAGACAATATTGCCAAACGTTGATAGCAAGATAGGGTAGAGTGGTATAGTCATTCAAATGCATGTATTCAACCAGAAACATGCCAACAATATTGTTGGAAGGCATTGCCTCGGTCATGTATTCGTTGATGGATAACATACAGTCCTTGATTTTTTCCTCAAACTCTTGTTTAAACAAAGACGCAGGCGAAATTTTCATTTCAAACTTTTGGTTCACGGCAACGGTCGCATCGTCAATATCCATATTCTCTTCATCCGTGTCTTCGTAATTAGAAATACGTAATCGATTTAAATCAATATCCCCCAGGTAGCTATATTCGCTGGTGAAACGACACGCTAAAATGTTTTCGTTGTTGATCAAATAGTTTAGAATCACTTGGTGTTTTGCGCCAACATAACGTGTCGAAAACAACATGGGTAAAGTTGTTATTGTACCATCGTTGGCTTGCCAATCAATCTCTAGCACCGAATGTTTACAATCGTCTGTCAGATAAGGTCCGTTACAGAATAAACTTCTATCTTCCATCATTAGCGTTGCGCCAATGTCCAGATTTATCTTGCAATTGGACAACAAATTGATCGGACCCAACCGTTTGTGACACGGCAGCGGTATAACCGGGTCTAATCTAATGTCGCAATTTAATTTCAAATACAGGGTCCAACCCAAGAACCGAGCACTCAGCTTCGGCCAGTATACATATTCGCCGGCGTACTTGATTTCGTTGGCGCCTTCCATTAGATTTTCAAAATTGAACAAGTCATCGTTAGCGGAAAATCGCTCGAAATCTTTACGTAGCATGTACGGTTTTATTTTGGTGTTGTAAAAATTTCCCACATGGCTCCAGGTGTGCTCCTCGAATGTGACACTATTGAAAAGCTGCACGTAAAATTCCGCATCTGCGCCCCACCGTTTTTTGTACACATTCGTAGAATCGTCTCTAAATAGCCAATATTCGTTAGAAGCGCAATCTTTAGGTGTTATACGCTCGTGGGTTTGGTAAGTGTTTAAAATAGCACCCAAATCGGTCGCCATGTTGACCGTGCTATTGGTAATTTGTTTGTGTATACTTTTGCTCGGTGTTTATCTTTATAGCCCCTTAACGAACTTTGCTAATCAGTTATTATTAACTACTCGCGTGCAAGTCTATCCCAGTATTCGTGTAATGGAACGCGACGGGGACAGATTGTTCGTGTTGGAGCCGGAGCAAATAATAATTTACAACACGGCGGGGGTTCTGTATTATTATCTCGAGGGGGGTGCGAGCGGGCGTCTGTGTCCGGAAAACGAATTCGCAATCGTGCGATTCGATCACAACGATATCAACCTTATAAACGAAGATGGTTCTTTTAACGTCTCCTGCACTACTACAAGTTCACTCTCAATGTATCAACATTTTAATACAATTAAAATTCGAGAAACGACCATCCCGCTAAGAGATTTAGACTTTAATGTACTGCAAGTAATAAACTTTATAATCAGGAGAGGATATGCCAAGATAAGATAAACTGATAAATTGATTTATTATTATTTATTCGCATTTTCAAATCTACGAGAGGTTGCCTCGTAGTTGTTTATGTATTCCACTATTTCGTTATGCCACAAATGCCAATCGTTCACAGGTGTTGGACACCGGTCTAAATTTACAAAATTATCGTAACAATGATCATTTTCGGGCAAGTCATCCACCAACGTGATGCTTTTAATAAAATTTACACCCTTTTTTTTGAGATAAAACAGGATCACACGCGGCGACTTGGGTAACATATCCTTGTTAACGTTCAAATGAAAAGGTGTCGCCGTATAGTGTTTATCATACACACGATCGTTTGTTTCTCTATTTGAGTACACTCCGCGTTTATTACCTTCTGCCAGTATTATATCAAAGTAGTGTTCAATTTTAACCTTTTTCATACTGTCCACCACATGCTCTCTGTCTCCGTACGACCACAAACACAATATGCAATTGTGTTTTCTCAATTGTTCCAGTGAAAGATACACGCGCGGATCTCGTATTCGCACGTCCTCCTCCTCCGTGATGAGAGTCGAGTCCATATCAAAAACTATGACGTGCGGCGGTTGAAAATATTCGGATCGCAAATTATAAATTTCTGACAAATCATTTACCAGCCACTCGTTGAGCATTTTAAAAGGTGCCGGCCGATCGAACAATGTGAACGTTTGACCAAAATAAGTTAATTTAAACGTGTCGCGCAAACGTTTTCTAAATTCTTTCATATTGTCGTCGCATCGAAACGTCACAGTTTTATATCTCTGTTGGGCCAATCCGTTAAACACTCCGCCAACGGTGACCACAAATTCGATAGCGTTAAAATATTCACTCTTCACGTGTATCAAGTCATGGCTGCTTCTGACGAACAGAATGTGACGCTTGACAAACGCGTTCCTGTTGTGAATCACGAGCCAATCCATGAACATACTTTACGCGACGTGTTCAATGTGTTTGCTCAATTTCGGAGAGACAAAGACTACAACGGTCTGATACAGTACCTTATTACTACTTACCCTAAAAATGTTAAAAATCGCACGTTCAATTTTGCCGGGGGCGGGCACGTTTTTCACACTCTGTACGCTTATGTACCATTAGTGTCTACCAAGGAACGTAAACAGATTCGTTTAGATTTTATCGATAAACTAATGATAAAGACTCGAAACGATTTTAAACTCTACGAGGACGTAATTAAATTGATGGGTAACAACGATCTAAACACGTGCCCGTGTGAATTGATTAACGCCAGGCTACAAGACAACATTGCCTATAATACTAACTTACAAAACAAAGATTTTGACGCCAAACCGGCAAAATTAAAAAAAGAGCCCATAGATGCATTACTGTCGAAAAATAGCATTAACTGGAAGCAAAGTTTGAAAAAGAAAAAAATTAATTTGGTTAATAAACTCAAAGCCACGGATACAGAAAAAATTACACCATGTCCTCCAGAACAATCCAGTGTTACTTTAACGCTGGAAGGTGTATTGTTAAAGCCAAGCGCTTTGCACAAAATAAACGGATACACAATTGAACAGTGTAAACATCAATTTGTATTGATGGAAAAACAATTGCGTGCCGGCGACGAAGCTGTTTCGTTTGTTAGAATTTGTGTGCGGTGTAATGTGGTGGATGTAAATGAAAAAATATAATTATTTTAAAAAATGTTGTATTTCATTGTAAAATTTTACACGTATTGATTAACGTGGTGCCTGCGCTGGCCGCTGCGTGACCTCCTCCTGTAGCCAGATCTCGATCTTGAACGACGACGACCTCCAGTAGCAGGGCTCCTGCTACGTCTACGATAAGAACGACGCCTTTGAGGCGAGCGCGATCTTGAACGTGAACGTCTTCTTCCTGTACGTTCCATTTCGCAAATTTACCTTAATTTATAGTGCAAACTTTTTACAAGACAGTCGTAAAACGTTATTGTCGGATGCTTTTAAGTCGTTTCAATTGAGACGATTCGTTGGTGGTGCGAAGGCGTTTTCTGGTTACCAGATCCCCAGCGGCCTCTTTTTCAACAAAATTATTGTCGCCCATTTCACGTATACGATCCAAAATTCTGAATCGTTTACTGAAATCGTCTTCGTCGAACTTGATATTCTCTATGGCAAACTGTTCCACGGTGTTGATGAAAATGTTGTTGATAGCGTTAAACACCATACGATTCATATCACAAGATTTTTCCACGTTAATGGCCACGTTTTCTACCACCACAGGGTTAGTGCAGAAATTATTAGGACACGACGGTACCTGGTATTGTAGTTTAAGTCCAATCAATAGACTAAACTTGTCCACGAAAGCTTTGCACGGATCAGTTATCTTGTCGTATATGTTTGCGTTCAACAGGGAGCATCTGTCACGCACCTTGACCATCGGGTATTTGTGCAACTCGTTGTTTACCGCCTTTTGGATAGAGTTGTTCAAGTAGACCAGCGACTCGTAATCCAAACGAATATTAGTTACACCTGTGACGTCACGTAAATTATCCAACACCAGACTGCTAGTGGTTTCGTTGAGCGACACGACACATTCACGTTCACCTCGTGTTAGAGCAGCATCAAGCACGTCAAACAGAGGCTTATACTTTGGAATAGAAGACGTGTACAAGTACATCATGATAATGTCCTTCACTCTAAAAGCAGATGCTGTCACTCCGGCCGACACAAAATAGTTTAGAATTTTATTAGTATATGTGGCGTATTTGTTAAAATCGATATTATTGTTATTAACAGAAGCATTGTTGACTACTCGAAATGGCGGTAATCGGTTGACTGTTGATGGCTGTTGCTGTTGTGGGTCAGCGGCATTGTTGGTGTACTGTGAATAGATGGTGGCGCTTTGCATCACCAGTTTGTTTTCGGCGGCGACTGCACACTCGTTTATAAGATCGGTAAGTAGCGGCATATCGATGGTTATGGTGTTGGTGCCGAACAGCGCCAGGAACCTTTCCCAAAACGGCAACCGCATCTGACCATCGTCCAGATTATTCTTTAGTCTTTCAATTGTGAGAAAGAACCTCGTTGTGGCGCTCATTTGTGCCTCGTGTGCAAAACTTTACTATTATAAACGCGCGGTGTGCTTACATCATACGTTCAACGAAGTGGGTATGGTAAATTTATTCATGACTATATCGTCTAATGTGTCGAGGATTTCAATGGCGTTGTCTATACCATTGATTTGAATACGGTCTCCGCCCGTGTTTATTGTGCCTATAAGTTTTCTTAAACCTCTAGATTGAGGAGCAAGACGCGTAAGAGATTCTTTTTTTCCTTCCGACGTGTCCAACATTATAACTCGACCAGCGCTCACAGACAACAAAGCGTTCAGTACGGCTTCATTGTTTGTTGTTTGTTGGTAAGCCGTTGTTGTTGTTGTTGCTGGTTGTGGTGCTGCAGGATTATCAGGGGGATTGATATAGTCTTCGTTAATTCTAAACAAACTGTTTTCCATTAATGTTGACTTATTTATTGTTAGGTGTTTATTTCACGTATTTAACAGTTTTTTCGATTAGCCTGGACACGTCTTTCTCCAAACTATATTGATTAAATAGTCGTACCACACACTCTTTGGGTATCACTAGATTTTGACAGATCACCAACGCCAAATGTTGTTTGATACCGTTTAGCTTTTGAATGAATTCTTCAAATTCGTCTTGTTTATATTCTTTAAATATTATCAGACACACGTTTCGTAACTCCAACTCGTACGAAGACAACTTCTTAGCCTCTGCTGCGTCCAAATAAATACGCATGTAAAAGCCTATAAATATCTTGTGCACCAACTTACTAACGTGTTTGTTATTTTTAAAGTGGCGCTCCATAAACTGCTTCAGGGGTGCGTATATTTTAGTTTGATACGTGGTGCTGTTGAGGTTCGTAAGTAAATATTGTAAAGCGTCATCGTGCATTCCTTGAACATATTTTTTGCACTGAGCTATCAAGGGTTGGCATTTTTTGTGATCCCAGTACATTGGCGTTGCCTTATCGCACAGGAGATTGTAAAAAAACATTAGCAGAGTGTTTGTGATAATGTTGTCCACGCTGAACACTTCTTGATCCACATCAGTCATATCACTGCGAAACAGCATAAAAAACAACAGAGGTATACCTAGCATAGGTCTAAAATAAATATCCCAGCCGTCTTGGATAGTTGAATCCAACAATGTAATCGCTTTGGATACGTACGTGCCTTTGCACAATAAGCAATCTATTCTATTCAAAGGCTTACATTTGTCGCAGAGGGTAACATCTACACAGTGTATCGGCTTGTAATATGTTGCCATCGAATCCATTATCATTTGAAAACAAGGCACCTGGCCTATAAATTCGTTGTCAACGAATAGTTTAAATATTTTCTTTACGTCCTCATCGTTATCTGTTCGATTTTCGTAATCTCTTTTTATCACATCTATAACATATTTATATTGCGAAAATAATGTTAATCCTCTTATGCGCACAATGCTCTGCTGGCCGTAATATTCTGCTAATAAAAACGCTAACGTATCAATTTCTGCTTCACTCAGCAACGCTACAAACTTGACGGCCACTTGAGAGTCAAATTTGAAAAAACGCAACGTATAATCTATTTCGTGTTTCATGATGTCCAAGCGTCGCAGTTGTGCTTATTACAAATGTTTGTTATTCAATTATTTGCGTTTGAACGAATCAGAGATGTGGAGCGTCACAGTGGAATCTGTGCGCAGATTTATTCGCATCGGCGATGACAACGTTCAAACTCCCGTTTTTGTAACGTTATACGATTGGAACGAACACAAAAAATTCCAATCGCTACTATTAAAGTGTTTTCGACTGCGTAAAATTAATATAAACCTATTGACTTTACGCAACAGATCGTTGCATGTAGACGGTCCAGTACGGCGTTGTGTTAACGCTAATAAAGAGCTATGGTCCAAACTATTTGTCGTGTCACCTTACGATGAGTACGATAATGATAGTCACACTACCACCGACAATAATGTTTTTTTCCAACAACACAATTGTGTACCTAGTTTGTTTCTGGCATTAGAACAATTAGAAGAATCTGCAACTAATATAGACCACAAATTATTACAAAACCTGGAATCTTACACTTTTTTTGAAATCACAAATATCCTCGGCACCTACTGCACCAACGAAAATCGTATGCAACTAGTGAACGTGTGTTTACAGCTACAAAAGCCGGTTATAAACGACACTTTAACCAGTTGGCGGAGGTTTGTCAATCTGAAAACAGCTCTGTACAAATTGTGTATATTGCAACGAGTTCCTATTAGACCAGATAGCGATTATAAGTTGATATCTTTGCTAAAATGTGGACAAGGAAGCACGAACAATATATGAGAAAATTAGCAGCAGATAATTACTTTCAAGACGTGCTCGATGCCGACATAGGACCTCCGAAACGATTATTGAAAAAAGATCGTCTTTATCCCAATTTGCAGTGTTTACGGCTGCAACCGTATTACGTAAGCGACCGATATTGTTCACGTGTAATGAAACGTATTCGAGAACGTTATCAGTAGATCACCAAATGGTATATAAAGAGCCGTTTCACGTACAAAACATCATTAGCGTGCAGCTCTAACTTCAACTAATACATTACACTAAAAACACCTAATATTTCAACAATGCTGTCCGTAGTAAAAAACACAAACCAAGAAGTAGCCCTTTACAATGACGTCACATACAAAATTCAACGAAACGTCATCGATAGGATGCACCAGCGCACAAAAGTTCTGCAAACAAACAGCAACATGTTGGAACTAAAGAAACAGCTTAATTTTACACAAAGCTGTATGCCAATAACATGTATAGAAAACGAAATCACTAGAGATGACAACGGAAAATTGATTTCTAAAACTATAAATCTTCAGAAACGCCAGGGTCTTATGTCTACAACTTATTTCAATATCGGAATGCGCGTAGAAGGCGGATTAATTAATTTTTACGTTGTCGACAGATGTCAAGTAAAATTATGCGAATCTGCCCATGGTGATTTTATAATAGTCGAGGGGGACAATTACCCGGCTTACATAAATATTTACCAAGGCATCATGGCTAGTACACTCTTGAAAACGTATTTAATGATCAACAAAACTAAAGTAATGACAATGGGCAAAGACGATTTGGCAAAAAAAACGGCAGTACTGCAAAAATTTTACGTGGCTACGGTGGAAGATAACGAAGAAATTTACGCAACTGGCGAATTAAAGGAGGATCAAATGTTGACTATAACGCCCATGACTATGGAAAAATTTGATTCACTGTTTACCTTGGGGCCAATGAAAAAGAGCACAGATGCCGTTGAATTTGTCGTCGCATCGGTGATCGTAGGTGTGAACAAAGGCGTTTCTCGGGACGAGGTTTACATGATGGATGGTAGTAGCGACAGTAACACATCCGTGTACGCTCTTAATGTTGACCATAAAATTTTTATATATTTTGAAAACAAATGTGTGTAACTCTTTGTTTTTTGACATAAATAAACTTATTTACAAAACCTGTTGTTTGTTTTTCGAGGTATGACTAAAAGCATAAAATTGTACAATGTATCCCACAAACTCTACCCATTGTGGTTAACAAAAGTATTAATTATATATATGGGTGGTAATAAATTAAGTGCTAAAATTGACTGGCAACGAAGCACTAGACGATGTTTATACGTAAAATCAATTAATGATGCTCACAAAATAATTGACTGTCAAATAACCTATCCAGACGGGTTTTTAGCCGTGTTTAAAACTGACGATATGATGGAAGAGATTATGCAAAATAACGACCAAGACGAAGAGCTTACCTGGGATCAAGAATTAGAATCGTAAAGACTACAACGGTATGGCACAGTTTGCACCTCTACACCTGTTACCACAATCCACATGTAATCTACAAGCACGGGTTGCTTCATCTAAATAATCAGTAAAATTACAATGACCTAAAGTATTAAAAGGTCTGTTAGCATCACAATCTGCAAAATATCTACAATTCCTTAAAGGAAAACGGGCTGTACCTTGAATTGAACCATTAAGATATGGTGCGCAGATTTCTGCAGAAGTAGGATCTGGCGGATTGGGTCGAGTACCACATCTAACATTGTAAAAAGTTCGACAACTCATTGTGTTTGTGTCGAATCTTTCCATAATAGGACACTGAATTTTTGCGTCCAAGCAATTAAAATAACTAGAACAATCGTCGGGGTTTGGGAAAATACAATTGAAATCTTCAGGTTCGGTTTCTAGCTCTTCCGGCGTACGACTGGCGTTTATAACGAAGAAAACAATGACACCCATTAACAATAACATTATTAATATTTTACCCACCATGATTATCTTACGCTATACTTAGTGTGTTTGATTAGATAACAGATAAATTGACTATATAAGCCTTAGCCCAAATGTTATTCAGTTATAACCCAATTATCTTTGAGTTAAAACACCATGAAACGTCACGCTCCAAATGACAACACCGCAAGAGATGTTTACGCTAAAGTGGCAAAAATAGAAGACAATGCACAAGATTTAAGGCAGCTGATACTGTATCGTCCGGAACCAGACAATGTGCAATTTAAATTGTATTGCGTGTGCGCCGTGCCCTGTGACACGTTAATAGTGTGCGTGCACAAAGAAAACGCTTGGAAGATCGAAATGTCTTTATTTGAGAGTCATAATTTTATCAAATACCAATCTGTCTTTAGACGCTATTACGCTCAACTTTTACGCTTACTTTTAAGTCTCAACATGCCCGTTGGAAAAACGCTTGTACAGGTGTACGTGTATATGTGTTAAAAAAATTGTTTAAAAAATTTGCTTTGAATAAAACTATTTAAACGTTACTATGCCTTGTTTAATTTATACAACATTAATGGTGGCTGCGGCGATTGGTCTAACGGAATCCACAAAACTGTATTCTCTAAATAATGTTTTTTATGACATGTATTTTTGTACGAGTGAAACAGATTTAACTATAACTCGTACCAGTGCAGGAATACCTACTTGTTCAATTACAAAGTTTAACATACAACCATATAATAACGGACTCGTGCTAATGTTTAAACAAAAAGCCAAATGTAAACATATGTGCATGGACTCTTGCGGAAAAATGTATATTACGGAAAAATATGTGCCAGAGGAATGCACATGGACTACTGTGGCGTTTAAAGACATTGACACTTTATCACAGAACCGAGGCAACTACACACAATTTTTAGCGTTCTACAGTTACTACACGTTTGAATTTTATGCATCGAGCAATTTTTACTTGCATTCGTATTATCAAAATTTACACCTGCACATAAAAGAAGTATCTGTGACAAATAAGGATGAAGTTTGTGTGTTAAACCCAAAGACAGTGGGTGTAAAGGCAAATTGTGTTAACCGTGTACAAAGAAGCGACAGTGTCATAGACATGCACAAAAACTACAATTCGATCACGCTTTTTGACAAGCTATTGGCGTTCTTAGGTTTTTACGAAATAAAACCACCGAAACCCGAAACAACTCTACGATACATTGATTATAATTCGAATTTTCCTAAATAAACGTATTCGTATATTATATGTGTTGTTAATTGTTACTGTACCACGGATAAGTGTCCATTAAAATTGCCAAGTTTTGATATTGTTGATCTGCCAGACACTCTGATGATTTTGTAAAATAAAGAGTTTGATTTTCTTTTGCCTGGCCATAGCCTGTACCTGTAGCGAATCTACCGCTCAAAAAGTAAGTTACCGGCTCATCGCCTCGGTTGTAATACGTGGCCGTGTTGCCCATGCACAACTGGCCGATTTCGCCGAGTCCGTCCACGGTACGCGTTTGGCGCACAAAGTAACATTGGCGACGGTACGAGCTTTGCACAGTGCTATTAATGCATGCGTTGCATGTAACCGTTATATTACCAGTGTTACATGTGCGGTGGCATTGACCCACGCCCGGCAGGGGACAGTCGTTGTTGTTGTGACGTCGTTTGTAATTATAGTCCCACCAAAATTGAAAAATATCTTTGGGAATACTGTCTGATGCGGCTTGAAAATAGCAACTACTAATTTGAAATTTCAACACATGACTAGTTTGTAGGTTTTCACGCGGGTGGTTTGTGGTACGACGCACCATAAGTGGTCGATACCTGCTGTGTACATGACCCTGATTTACTTGAAATACCATGTCGGCATTTGCTTTAACCGAACTATTACCCCAAAACACTTTAATGTCGCTGCGGACACTGTCTCTATTTACCAACAACGGCTTAATACAAGCGTTGGCTATAACCGTGTCGTGACCGTAACGTTGGTTCAATATCGATTGACGACTATAAACAGGATATAAATTATCACGCAAATTACATATACACATTGCTATGGGTAAACCACCTGGAGCTTCATTTTCATAGTATACCAGCCGACCATCATCGTGACGCTCGCCGGTCACTGGATCTATCGAGCACGGATCGGGTATGCAGACTTCAAACTCAAACACGCGGCTAACAATGTCGTTGATACCGGGATGCCTGCTCGATATGTAACCAAATCGACAAGGCGGGCGGTGAAAAAACGCCGGGTCTGCTCGCACGTCTCGCACCACGCTGGGTCGGCAAAACGGTGCGTGCTCATTACGGTCGGGATGATATCCCGCGTCACATTCGCATTCCAGCGGTGTCGTGTACAAACTTGCCAAACGACCGTAAGGTCGACAACCCACATCAATGTCGCAATCATCATATATTGTGGCTTGAATTACTAGACCAGGAAAATCACAATGGCAGATTATAGCATAGTTGCTGGTGTCAACTTGTCGCATTACCCATGTACCGGTGTGGGGATTACAGCTTCGCGCTCTTTTCGAATCTAATGCCAAGCAATACGACTCGCCAGGCTGCATGACTCGCGTGTCTCCGTTAGGCAATTCGAGAACCACATGCTCTTCAAACGTATAACATTTGGCAAAAACTTCTTGACATAGCTGACATGTAGCGTCTGTTATACACTGTGTCAGTGTTTCGTGACACGATAGTTCATTTTTGTCTATAGTTATTACTTGCGGCGGCTCTATTTCGGGCACTTGAGAGTTATCGAAGAGTACCAATTCATCTTCGGGCGCAATCACCGCTTCCATGTGGTTGTACAAATTTACCGCATGCAACACCACCATTACAACCATCACTACAACGAGCACCACGTACAGCGGATAGTTCATGACATGGGCCACTTATTTATTAGTTTAACTTATCCGATAATCCCAAAGGTCTTAGTATTTTTAGTATAGTCGCAAGCGTATTATTTACTGTGGTCAATTGATTGTTAATATTCGTTATTTGTGTGGTCAATGAAGTTCCGAGCGCGTCCACTTTAACGTTTACTCCGGTAATTTGAGTTGACACCCCATCAACTTTTGTATTAAGCGATGTAAAAGACGATGCTGTACTGGTGGCTAGTGAATCTATCTTTGAATTTGTACTCGTCAACGTGGTTACAACACCATCAATCTTACTATTGGTACTAGTCAAAGTAGTTACAACACCATCAATTTTACTATTTGTGCTCGTCAAAACGGTGGAAACGTTATCAACCTTACTACTAACACTGGTAACAGTGGTATTCACTGTATTTAGTTGAGCAACAACCCCATCCAATTTTGTGTCTATGGTCGTTAACTTATCAGTTTTTGTATTAATACTTGGTAGAATTTTGACCTGCGTGTCGATTGAAGTCAAACTTGTTGTGTTACTATCCACCTTATCTCCGACATCACTAATATCGTCTCGAATTACCAAGAATATGTTATCTTGTGTGCTCATTACAAAAAAGTGTTCTTATCATCACTCTACAATAAATATAGCTTGATGTTCATAGATTATTATACTCATTCTAAACATGTATACCGCTGAACGTGCCCGTCTAATCTGGGATAATGTTAAATACAACACAGAAAGGTATTGGGCTGTCACAAAAAAACAAAACGACGGCCAATTAACGTGGATACATACAGACGGAAAATACTCTAAACAGCAAACATTCAACAGTTTTGAACAATTTCACCAGTTTCTCCGGTCCACCAACGCACAAGATGTCCATGTGAAAAAAACCGTACAAGGTGGTCGCGAATGGGTAATTGATGTGGATCATCACGCGGACCAGTGCCCTTTGAAAATTGCTTTGAAAAACAAAATTGCTCATAGAACTTACGCAACTTTCTTTGGAGAGAACGCAATACGCATCATGGATTCGGGGAACCGTGGCATCCACATATGGCTCGACGGGGACATGATGAAATTTAGGATGAGCGCCACCACATTAGAACGTGCGTATTATTTGAAATGTGTACTGACACCGCCATCGAAAATTAACGACAAATTAGCTCGACCCGGATCTTTGGTGCACGCTTTTATACAAGCGTTAAAAAACAAAGACGTCAAACGCGCAATCACGGAATTGTATCCCAATATCAATACAAGAAATTATGACGCTATGTTAAAAGAATTTTATCCTTACGTCGACAAACAAGTCTTTGAATCAACTAAACAAATAAGAGCACCTTATAGTTTTCACAGTAAAGGAAATAGATTTAACACACCTCACGTGCTATTGTAGATGGATGTTTTGAAAACTATTAAAAATTGGTGGTGGGGAGGGGAAACCTATTCTAATCCAGTGGAATTTTATTTATTGTACCTGTGTAAAAAACTAGACAAAATCGATACAAAAATTGACGTTCTCGATAAAAAAACCAACTGTTATTTGCACAATAGATGGCCCAGTACTAGTACAAGCTTATCCACAGAAGACGAAGACGTCAAATCGTCAGAGAATCATCATGATGAGGAGAAAGAAAATAATAGTGTGTTACCCGATGAGTTGCCAGATGAATACGACACTGACGGCTCTAATTTAGCAGTCTATTCAAAAAACAGTATAAATGACACCACACGACTTCAGTACGTCACCGGTCATCGAGACGCATTTCAAACCCGTAAACGCATGTACGACGGTGTAGTCATGGAAAAATTGTACGAAGCCAACAATCTGGAGGAGCCGGCCGCTAAAATTGCCAAACTGGAAGAGGAAATCATTAACTCGGGCAAACGGATCGAGTACGCGGGCCAACACGGCACAGTTGTTTACGCAAACGAAGGTGAAGTTAGAGATATAATAAATAAAACTATGAAATAAACTGATAATTTTATGTTAAATTACTAATCGTTTCATTTACGCTTCTTTACCTGGCACAATTTCTACTTGAGGCGATGAAATGTTGACGTACAAACACTCTTTAATGTCACCGATAATTTCAGTTTTAGTCACGTTCAATAGCGCACCCAAATTACCTAGCATACTTTCATTGTGAGACTGCAACTGATCAACTTTTTTATGTAACGATTCAATTTCATTTAAAACCTCCACGCTGGACGATGCTTTATCCTCATTACTATTATTGGCGGTTAGATCATGCACCAGTTGACGTAAATTCTTATAACTGGGCGCGTCCGACTCGGGAATAGTTGCGAGGTATTTACACACAACAAACGCGTGCACAAAGTTTTTACCATTATTCTGGATTTTGTAACAGCTAGGCGTAGAGTTCCACAGTTGTGTTGTTGTGATACGAGTGTATGGCGACAACATTTGCGCTACAGACGAAACCTCGGCGAAGCCATTCGTAGAACCGTTGTCGTTGGTCACGATGAAAACCTCGATGGGATTGGAGTTTGTATCAAAAGACATTTTATCCTTATCATATTTATTTCAGACATAATACAAAAAACGTGTTGAAAACACTTCGCTGTCAACACACCAATACAATATTAATACAATAAAATTATCTAACACCGCATCACATTGCTGACTATTGTACATGGATTTTACGTTATACACAAAATCAAAAAACTTTGAATAATTACTATATTTATAGGTAGGCAACTGACGATTCTCCATGTATGTTATATATTTTTTAAGACTCATTATATCTAAACGTCTAATTAATTCGTTGGTATGATGTCGCTGACGACTGAGATCCACTTCGTATTCCATATTATTTAGATTTCTGTAAAGTCTAATGTTATAACTATTGGGCTTTTTGCGCAAAGAGTTTAAACTTCCCTTTAAAAAAGCTACGTACATTGAGTATCTGAAAGTCTTTTCGTCGTCTTGCCATTCCAACAAAAACGGCTCTCTATACAAACTTATTTTGTCGAATATCAATCCAGTCTCCTCGATAAACTCTCGAACCGCCGTCTCGTAGTCCAGTTCGCCCACGTCTTGTCGTCCCCTCGGTATACTCAGTTTTTCTACAAAAGGAATGTGTTTGTTGTATTTTAGATTTTTGTTTACGTGTTCGCTGTACGATTTGTTCGCTTGCAAAATTACCGCTTTGTCGTCGTCCGTGATGAGCAACAGCCCCGAATGTCTACCTTTCTTAACCATCGTAAGGCACTCATACACAACATTACCTTACAGAATCAACACGCAGCCCATTATATACCTAACGTTATCTCTACACAATCAATCAACACAATCATTAATAATAATAAAATAAATACCGTTACATTTACATTAGATTTGCCATAAATTTTCACATTTGTAGGCAAAAACTATATAATTCTAATGGTAGATTATTTTGTAGAGTAGGTACTGATATCTAATCAAATAATATGGAACACTTTTATCTTGAGATAAAGACAGTATAAATACTGCACGTCTGAAAACACCAGTCATTAACCAACAGTAACCATGTTCAAGTGGTGGTCTTGTTCATCAGTGCCTTCCAAGGCAATACACAAACGTCGAGTTTGTCCAGCATATTTTACGCGTCGCAAACTCCATTTACCTATGGAACTGGTCGAGTATTTGTGTCAGTACATGGACACCAACACGTTAAGCAATTTTGTTAAAGCGTCATGGCCCAACGGTGAAGAGAGCGAGAATTTAATTAGGTAATTATGATATTATTATTATTATGTTATTCTTTCATCCTATTATATAGGTCCCCCAGTATTATAACTGTAGTGTTCTCTTTGTTATAGATATCGTATGGACCGAGAGGCAAAGGTTTTACGCACAATGTTTCTGGATGGTACATTTTTAGACGTCGTGTCACATTACGATGAGACCCGAGGAATTAGCGGCCGTGTGATGATTCGGGTCGATTCCATACTACGCATTCTGGACGCGCCCGTTATTGACGCAATTCTGAAGGAATACAACAGTTTGAAGGTGTATTTGTGTGTCTGGGATATCAGTTTCTTAATTACACAACATATGAAGTTGCATTTGTGCGAAAATGGTAAATACAACAGTTGCAAAGCCACCGATTTAAGTCCATGTCCTCACAAACATTCTCACCATTTTTGTAGTACACATGTGCAAAAATGGATAGAAAAATTCTTAGCATTTGAATGTTATCTTCATCACCAGGATAAAAAATCATCTGGTGTTTGGTTGCAATTTTGCTTTACAATGGATTGTGATGGAAAAAGTAACCCAAACTATTTTCCGTATCATGTGTATCACAAAAAATAAATAATTCTTTAATTATAACTGATATTTTTATTTAAACCCTTCGTTAAGAGGCAATTTCTACTAGGCGTTGACAAAAATTGGTTCCCGTTTTTATTCGTTTACCTTTAATAAAATCAATTTTTAGTTCCATGTCATTATTTAGGGTTTTACCGTAAGCGGCGGCGCGTTTTAAAGCGTTCACCCTGCGAGAGTTTAATTCCAGCGGATTCATTAGTAGCGATTTTTCTAGAGTAAAACTGTTAAGACAGCCACCGTTTAAAATTTCAATACACACTATTGTATAAATTAAATACATTGTTTCATAGTCTTTATAGTCAAACACAAACTTATTTTTCAAACAGTAATAATAAAACTTCATGGAATTGTATATATAAAATATGCGGTTGCTGTTAATGTAAGTCTCTGAATCGGTAACAAACACCACATTGATTCTACGCTCTTTTATGAGTAATGACAGTTTTTCCAACACGCAAAAACTACCCTTATAGTTTTTGGCACAATATATTAAACACACATTATAGGTGTCATTTTCAACAACACAAAAGTGCTGTTTTAAAAGATTTATTATGACTTCTTTATTCGCCACGTCCAGTTCCAGCATTATGTATGTGTTGTTGGATTTGTAACGTTTCGTTATGTCCGCCACAGTTTTTATTGACGACAAAATTTTAACAAAAACCGCATCAGACCACCCACGAGCAGTATCGACAACCACGTCTCCATTATTAGCTATTTGATGTTTAAAATCGAGACCGCTCTGTATCAAGTTAGTGGTCATACGGATGCTCAACTGTTGTCCTAAAGTGTAAAAATCTTCGTAGCCACGCTCCCATAAACAGTTCTCAACAAACTTTAGCACTTTAGTATAATCCGGTAGGTTGACAAATTTACCCAATCGCTCAAAGTCACCTTTAAACCATAAATTTTTCAGTAATATCAACAGTAATGTTCGGTCGTTTGACGATTTCACACCAACCAGGCGGGAATGTTGTACAAACACTTCCAAATCATCGGGTGTACACTGAGAAACGTTTTCTAAAAAAAAACGCACAAACGTGATTTCCAACGACACAAAACCGTCGTTGACGCGAACACTCTCGTGCATTTTAGTATAATTTGCAACATCTTCACCAGCACAGTACAGCATGTAGTCGGCGATGGCGGGAAATAAATATTTGACACATTGAGGAAAATATTGAGATGTCTCGTGTCGCGTCACGTAAAACATTTTGTGGAGATAATTTAATGTTTGTTAGGCTATTTATGCCGCCGCCGCGTCCATTGACACGTTACAATATAAGATATAAACAATGTCGTACAAAGATTTGTACCAAGAAATAATTAGAACTCAACAAGATATTGCCGTAACGTATCAAAGACTGGTGGCGGTCGAAAACGAATTAAAACGTAATATAAACGAGAGCAACACGTTGCCTACCAATTTTAGCGCCAAACTTGATGTTTTACAACAAAAAGTGGATTTATTACTCGATCAGTTGTTAGTTACTACTAATACTAATACAGCTTCAGCTACTGTCGCAAATAAGCCAATAAAGACTGAGAATGTTGATCAAGTGGAATCCAATCATTACCAATTAGAGGAAGAAAGTGCGAGTCAATTTGTAGTCGAAGAAGTGCAAAATTAACCTTTATACACCATTGGTCTGTGCTGAGCCATATTTTTTCTGGGCGCAGCAGGCGTCTTGTGGTGGAGCAGCGTCATGTAATATTTTAAAGATTCGGTCATTATCAGCCATATTCCGATTATAATTAAAATTAAAAATAACACGGAAAACGCCACCAACTGGGGTGGTTCGAGACTTTTACGATTTATATTTTTATACACAGCCACCATACCACCCACTAATAATACAAACCCACCCAAATACTTGGAATTTTCCACTAGCGGTGACGGATTTAACATAATTTTATTGTGACGAGTCATAAACCATTTAAAGTATTGATAATTACGGTTGGCCGCGAAACCGGCAGAAATAACACTCTCTAAATCTATATTGGACAAAGGGTCTCCGTCCCAAGTTATTATTTGACCGTTACTGTTTATTTCCAAACTATCGATATACACAATAGCGCTTATGGCCGACAGAGACAGTGTGTCTAGTTCTCCTTGCTCGACGGCACTCGCCGGTAAGGTTGTGTTGGTGTACTCCGAAAACATCTCTGGTTGCACTATTATCAAATCGCGGTTCTCGATACCAACACTTTCGTATAGAGAGCCTAAGAAAGCGTTTGATAGATCGTCCAAATAACCGCGAGGAAACATATTATTGTAGCCGTACGGATCCCAGATCATTAGCACGAAATCGACCAGCGTCAAAAACATTAGGACAACATTTAATACCGACATGGCCATTTTAAGAGCGCGAAACATCATTTTTGACACCAAAGCAATTGTTCTAATTAAAGTTCGGTGAACGGTGTTTATAACTATGGCTTTGTACACCTCGGCAGCGAAACGATTAGTGAACGTTCTACCACCACTCATTAGAAGATTACGCAAAATAGGCAACAGCTGACTACTAACCTGTTTTAACAGTTTATTCAATTGCGACTCTAAAATATCAAAACCTAAGTCGGTCAAAATACCAATAATAAACGCGTGATCTTCCAGGAAGTCTATAATCATGGAGTCTAGGTTATCGTCATTATTAAAGTTATTAACATCAGACGCTACTTCGGACACATTCAACAGATTATCAGTGACACGCATTTTTGACTTTATCATGTTTTCGCGACGATCACGTCCATTTAGCATGGCCAATCGTGCCGAATTTATTTGTCTCAACAAAGATTGTTTACCGGCACTGAACGACGACGACGGTAGATATGAATAACCTTTCTCAGCTTCGTAAACGAGTGTGGTGCCCGGCTTCATGTCACCGTAGTCATCGTGTGTTATGAATCGTCTTTCAAACTCATCGTCGAAACTATTATCACGAGCCGCCAACCATTCGTCAAGCATAGTCCTGCCGGCGGGCGGCGGTGCATGTGGTAAAATACTAGACGGACGATTGTAATTGTGGAACACCATGTCGCCAACAACGCCAGTTGCCAGCATTTTAAACGATGCGTAAACAGAATCACCCAACACGAATCCAATTAACATTTCGTACCATGCTTGAGCGCATCCGCTAGATGTGCTAGAATTTGCGTTCACCACATCTCTGCCAAAGCGGCGACAGTAAGCAGTGTTAAAATACCCGTCTACCTTGTCCGGAAAGACTGGATTGTCGCTAAATTTAGTGTCAAAACCTGGCACATCGTCTATACCAACAGATTTGCGATTCTCCGTTCGCATATATGGCGTGTTCATGTACATTTTCGTAAAACTGTCCACCATTATACATTGATCGTTGGCCGTGTAGCGCGTTTCGACCGATTGCAGTTCACCCTCTCTACGAGCCAGAGCACGGTCGAGATTAAAACACGCCGGCTGATTATATTGCACGCTCGTGTGGGCCGTTTGAGTATAGCCGCCTATCGGCGAGTCAATGTCTATAACCCCTGTGGCCGTGAACGGGTAACACGACATGGCTTCACAACCTTGTTTGGAAAAATTTAGATCAACCATTACGGCTTGTTTGTTCAACAGCGACGGCGGTATGTAGAAATCGTTTTGGTTGGCGTAACGAATGTTGTAATTAATAAAAACATTAGGAAAACGCGCACGCCAGTCTCTGATCAAATGTAACCTGATACGGTTCATTACGAACTCGTCACACGAGATCATGTCCTGAGCCGTGGGTAACGCCATTATCTTACTAGGGTTCAATAAATAAAACTCGAAATAATCTAGTCTAGCAAAAATTGTTTATTACAGTCCCAGGCTTTAAGATTTTTGTACATGTGTTTTATTTCATCGGAAAACGTTTCAGCGTCGCGCACAGAGGTGAAACACAAAGATTTTCGAAGTAATTTCACTTTGTTCTTGTACTTTTGGTGACACACTTTCATCGTTTCATCCCACAGTTTTTGGGGTTGTTTGCAATTTATCTCCACTACAATAGAATCCAGATCAATTTCGCTTCTTTTCTTCAATGCCTCAACGTAAATTGTTTGAGCGGTCACCGCCTTAATCAAATTGTCCGTTCGAGTCACACAAATTATGGGAATCTTGTATTTGTCCGTGTAGTTTTCATAGTTTAATTCCTCGTTTTTGTGGTTGGCTTCGCTATAATTCGTATCTTTTCTCACTTTTAAATCAGTAGGCACGTCTTGTGTCGAATCTGTCATTTCCACTTCTGGTATCAAACTATTGGAGTTGACAAACGATTTACTGGTACTAGGGTACGTAGAAATCGGAATCTTCACCAGTGGCACTAATTGTGAGGCAGACAGCTTTATAACGGGTATGGGTTCGGTATTATTCTTGCTACCGATTAGGGCTTGAATTTGTTCGTTTTTTTGCCGCAATATGTTGTACAGTTCGTTCATCCTGTGGTACAGCATGTCCAGTTGTCGATCTTTGTCCATCACTACAGTGTCCAACATATGTATGCGATTTTCCGCTTCACTGATGCGCTTTTCGAGCTTCCCAATAGTGTTACAAAGTATACTGTTACTCGCGATGAGGCGGTTCACGTTGTACTCTTGAGACGATTCCATGGTTTACCAACCAGAATATTTATGTGGCACCTTTTATACTTTTCACACGAGTTTATTACTGAACACAATCAAAAATATTATAACATTCAATCCGTGTTTTGTGCACAGACTACACTGTTATCAGTCACGGCAAGCGACCTATGACACCGCCGCATCGTGCCACCGCTCATTCGAGATAACGCTGCGAGTATTAATACGGTGTGCAGAACGATTTTTGTGCAGTGCGGAGAAGCCGGTGCAAAGTTGTGTTTGGTAAGTTATTTTGTACATTTATCTCCACCATTTTATTGACATTTCCATGTCATACAATGTTTTTTTACTTTTAGCAGAGAGGATGATTGAACACTTGGTTATTACCAGCCAACTTTGCACACCCACTCCGCCAAAACACAAAAGCTAATAGTAACACCGAGCTGCTATTAGGTACCAAATTCTATATGGTAAGCGACTAGATATTATAAATATTTTTCCATGCAGTTGATTTAAAATACTTAAATGTAACATAATTTTATTTATATTTCAGATTTGCTGCACCACCATACTGTTGTTAACAACTATTATGTCACTTTTATATTATGGACAGTTAAACCTCTATTTAGCTATAGCTTTTGTAATATGTGTTTTGGTAAATAAGTTGTGAAATTCGACGACCACCCCACCAAACTACTATGTACAACCTTTTTAACCTCAAAATTATTATGAACTGTAATTTAGTGTAAGTAATATTAAGTAGAATACCAACATTGCATAATCGACTCTATATCTACTAGTAAGTTTACATGTAACACTTTTTTAATTTGGTGCAAGATTAATGATATTAGAATAAGTTATGTATTTTATGTTAGTTTTACCACCATATCCTTTGCTTTAGCGTAGACACTAATGTATGATTTTCTTATTTCCAAGTTCACAACGCGCACGTTCGGAGTTAAACGGGTTTGGATATCATGAAATGGGGAGCTAAGACGCTTACATATACAATAAGTACCTAATCTATAATTATTTTAAGTAAAACTAGTGGGCTGCTACATAACATTACAAAAAAATATTACGTAGGTACACGTTATAGATATAATTGAGGTAGATTAAAATTTTAATATAATATAATTTTCAAGTTAAATATACTAATAAAATTATGACAATGGTTTTATTACTACCTCCACCGCCATCTAGTCACTGTTATCCGAACCAAGTAAGTTCAATATGTTATCTTGACTACTGATAACCACAAGTAGTGTGCCACTTAATTTATGATAAACTCTTTGCCACTTTACTGAAATCGACATTAATAAAAATGTAGTTTTAAAACTCTCGGTATAAGGTCGATATTAATATGTTGACAATTTATCATAACATTAATTCACTTGCCAGTAATTTTTAAAAATGTGTGGCAATTTTTTAAAAACTACATTAATAAAAAACACTTTTGAAACTTCTGGAAAAAGATCGACATTAAAAGAAATGGCATTTAAAATTTTAAAGATAAATGTGGTAAAAATTTTATTAAATTAATGTGACACTTTTGCTGAATCGACATTAATAAAAAACACTCTTGAAACTTCTGGAAAAAGATCGACATTAAAAAAAATGGCATTTAAATATTTAAAAATGGTGTGGTGAAAATTTTTAAAAACCAACGTGACACTTTTTAAAAATCGACATTAATAAAAAACACTTGTAAAACTATTGAAAAAAGGTCGATATTAAAAATAGTGTCATTTTGAAAATTACAAATTACATGGTAGATATTTTTGCATTTTACAATATATACGGTAAATACTTTTAAAATATGACTGGTAAAATTTAAAATTCGATATTAACAAAAATAATAGTTTCAAAACTTCTGGGAGGAAAAAATCGATATTAAAAAAGTGTCACATTAATTTTGAAGAATTATACTGGCAAGCTTATATTAAAATTTCTATGTTATACAAAATAATCTCCGGTTGGTGTTCAGTTTATCTGTCTGGGGTCATGCGGTTGAAGACTTATCAGCAGTAGTTTCTTACTTTTGCACCACTTTTTTACTCGATATTCAATCGTAAGCGCTTCAGAATGCGTGAATTTGCAGCTACTGCGATACACCAATTTTAATGGTTGTTTGTTGCGCAAGAATTTTGCCCCTCTACCCTTGCAATGAGATTGGAACCGCCGATCGACATCCACCGACACGCCAGTGTACAACATTTGATCGGGAGTTTGCACAATGTACAACTCCCAGCACTTGTCCGATAACACCATTAGTGTAATCTTATCAGTGAAACGACTACTATATAAGCGTAGCTGTGTGTAGTACTTATTTTATTCAGAGTCTGTAATAGTGAATTGATTATTAGCAATCAAAATGACAAGTATTTTTTCGGGTTTTGTTTCGTTATTAAGTAACAACAATCGCTCGTTGCAACGCGTCAAAGACAGTGTTGCGTTGGGGTTTGAGGATAGAGTTGAATTGAAGAAGCTTTTAAACTCGTATTCAACTAAATGGAAACCTGAGGTAAAAATTAATTTTATCAAACACTGTGTTGAACAGCCGGACGCTTTGTATGCCGTTCAGTATGCAGTACAATTGTGGTCCATCACTATGGATCCTAGAGAAATAAACGACATAATAAAACAATTTACTAGTACTTCTCTGTCACCAACGGACGAATACGCATACGACGCTTTGAGTTGTATGTACATGTACAATGAGTTTGTCGCCGAGGTTAATTACTTAATTGACGATAGTCTGAGTTCCGAACAAAAGCTGTGTGTTGTGGTAGAAAAACACAATGAATATTCCACCAGAAACAATACGACGGAAAAGCAGTTTAACGCCTACATCGAAATGAAATCATTGACCACGTTTAGGCGGTATTTCAACATGCTCGACAATTACATGTACCAAATAGTGCAAAATCTGTATCCGTATATCGAGTCCGAGTGCTATTTGTATTGGTACCTGTTACGAAACAAATGGTCACCATACATGCCAAACTACCACCATTGTCCGCCTGTGGTTTTGGGGCATCAAAAACGTGACGAAAAAGACCATTACAATAGCGGTATTGCGCCCATAATTTTATGCGAACGTAGAGCCTATTTGAACGCGCTGCAACGACTAGTGACCGACATCAGGAACGGCACCACCCTGATTGATGAACAGCCATGGACCAGGTACGAGGGAATGTCGCGACTGGATTATCTGCACAGAGCTGTGCGTCTGTTGAACGAGCGCCTGATTGATCAGTTCCCGTCACGTTTGGTGGAAGCGGGCAGAGCTGTGTACGAGGTCCACGGAATGGTCGACGACGTGCATGTGGATAAATTTTCCAAAATCAATGGCGTTGCTCGCGACACTGCCAGCGAGATTTTGTTCACACTAAGCAATCTAATTGTGTTTGAAAGGGAAATTATCATGTTAACTAAAATTAACTAATAAATACAGTATATTATACAGTATTTTTTTTATTTTTATTTATTCTTACATTTTATACAACAAATAAAAGCCTTAAATAAAAGCCTTAACACATTGGACTTTCAGAGAGAGTGGTAAAATACATGTTGTCCAATTCATTGTCGGCCACACTGACCAAAGGATTGCCATGTATATCCATCAATTGGTCGTTTTCGTACAACCTAATACGCACACCGATTGCGGTCTGAGCTAGCGTCGAATTATACACATTGACCACAATCACCTCTGCGTACCGTTCTACGCCAACGTCTAAATATTCAAACAGCTGCCTGCTCAAATGCTGGTAGCGCATCGAACCGGTCGTGTTGTGCATCAACTGGCTGTGCGGCAGCCGGTGAATGTCAAACTTGAGAGTGGTCTTGTTGATCAATCCTCGCAACACGAGCGGAACATAACGAACCGTGTCCCCGAAACGGGCGTCCATAGGCAGCAGTGTATACGATATGATTGGTAAACTGTGTGTTGTAACTGTGGGGTTGTTGAGTTCGTACAGTCGTGCCACTCGTAAAACGTCCAGAGATCCCGGTGGCTGGTATTGCTGCTCAATAATGTTTTGCATTTCAATAAAGTCCAAGACCATGTCTCGTTTCACGCGTTTATGCGGAGCATAAACATCAACGGTAGGCTTGTTGTGACGATAAAAATAGTTTCCTTTACCGTCAGACTCCCATATGGCTGGATCGTAATAAGGTGCCATATTGCCGCCGGGCTCCTTAGTGTAGTCTCCTCCAAAATATAGGTCGTTGTAATCAATCTGTCTTCGTGCCCGCCCCACGTTACATTTGCGGTAACCGTGTTCGTCGAATTCGCCAATAGCGCCAGCGACTACAGCATTTACGTGTTCCAAATAATCGTTAAAACGAGGATTGAGAGTGCATTTACGCCAGGCGCCAAAGTTATCGTAGCAATGCGTCGAAGCGTCTGCGTCAATTTTGCACGGGGAGCGGCACACAGTGCCCACGTCGGTTCTGTACGAGATCAGCAACTCTTGTGCGCCCGGCACACAGTACTGCCATGATCCACCAGCCACATGACACCAGGCACGTCCATTCGCCAGCCGTTTGCACTTACCCAGACATCCGTCGTACACGTTTGTGGTGAGCGCAATTTCTTTGGCGTAAACTCCCAAGTCACGATTACATCTCTCCCAAGAGCCACTCTGAACCATACAGTAAGAGTCGTGGTCGTCGTTGAAGAACACGCCACAGTTGCTCACACACTCGTGATTGTACACGGTGCGGTAGCGTTTGGTCAACCTGCCGCCCACGCGGCAATTGGCCGTGGTACCGTTTGCGTTTACCACGCAAGCACCGTCTACGCAATCGTTTACGCACAAACGGTTTGTTTGCAACGAGTACGCCTCTATATTCGACTGCAACGGGAGCTCGGACGATGCTGCGCTCAAAGACGCAAAGCACAAATACGCTAATGTGGTGGCCAACATGGTTTGTAACGATTGTGGGGTTTGGGAGCGCGAATTATTACGAGAATTGCGAACAAAATCACGTTTAAATACAATTCGTAATATTTGAGAATATTACTAGTATTTTTTACTGATAATCTACAATAGCAAAATTCTCCTTACAATGGATCGTGCAGACATGCGTACTGGTACACAGAGTTGCCAGCTTTGGTGGTGAAAGGAATCACCTTTTTCAGATCGTACACGGTCCTGCCGTGTTTCAGGTATATCACTACGGCTTTATAGCCATTGCCTACTTTGTGCATAGTTATGGCATCGCTGAACGGGTCATACTTTGGAAGACCCTCCATCAGCTTTTCCAATAGACCCTCAGATATTTTGTCCATGTCCAACATATACATGCTCATAAGACACTCTTCAAAATCTAAATCCAGTTTGGCTTGGTTTATTTTGGTGGCTTCGCTGTGCGTAAAAGTGTTTGACGAAACATCCAGTCCGTCCCAGTCGCGGTCCCAGTCGACGAAATAATCGAGGGATCCAAACTTGCATTGCATGTCCGATTTAACGTTATACAACTGCAATTCGCCCGGCTGGGCGACCGAACACTCGACATGGTCAGACGTGGTTTTACCCTTGGTGTACGTGCACGAATACGCTCCACCCGTGGACGCCTCTCCGCCTACCTCGAAAAAATCAAAAAACGAAGCCTTGCCGTATATAGTGACACCCCAATTATAGCCCTCGGTGGGTGTGTAGGTGTCCACCGTGGTGACTGTATGTGAAAGTTTGCATTCGTTCGAATGACACGACACCGACGACAGTAACACCGGATCGTAAGTATAGAACTGACAATCGTAAGGTGCAAACAGAGCTATGGAGGCGTCGTCGTTCGATTTCATTTTACCGAGACAACTAGTCCAGTTGTTAAAGTAACACGAACGAAACGGTTCGTCGCAAGTGATTCGCGCAGGCACCCCAAAAAATTTATACTTTTCATATTTTCTTTTAAGATCGGCATGCTGTTTTGAAGCTAGCTCGTCTGCGGTAGTGGTAGTTTTGGCGGTCAATTGAATTGGGGTGGATATGGCATCAGGCAAGAGAGTTTTCGATTGAGCACACCTTTCCGGTGGTAGCCATGCAAAAGAATAGTTGGTAGTAATTAACAAACAATAGCAAAACAGTTGTAGTTTCATAGGAAAAAGAAATATAATGCTTTGTGTGTGATTAACAGTTTATTCTTATATTATGTAATCGGAGCTATACGACTCGGAGACATCAGAATCGTGTGTGGAGTCATCAGTGTCTTCATCATAACTGTCTTCCATACAGTGTTTGGAATCCAGAGATGTATAGTTTTCTGACAAGCAGCACGTAATTACTTCTTGATGCTCGGCCAATGTTAATTTTAAAAACCTGCTTATCACACCCACGGCGTATTCAAGTAGACTGGCGTAATTTCGGTACCGCTGCTGGGCCGGATCTTGGATGATGCACTGATGGTAACGCCATAAGCAGTTGTAGTCGACAATTACGCGACGCAGCAAAAACTCGATTTTATCCAAGTCTCTATTTGTAGCGTTTTCGGTAATCTCCAACTGGTAGTCGTAAATCTCGCCAGCAGCCAACATGGTGTGAGTTATTTTGTGTCGACCAAAGGATATGTTGAACGGCTTCAGCAATAAAGGGTCATCTTTTTGGTCTAGTCGAACTAATTGCGCATTTCGAACACATCGTGTCACTTCACAAATCATTTCTTGTATCAGCTTATACACTTTAGTCGCGCTTTCTAGTGTTACGTTCTTGCCGATTAAACGCATTTTTGCCGTGGGTTTAGAACAATAAAAATCGGTAGTGAAATCCTCCGGTAACACGTTATCGTATGTCAGTATCATTTTTCTATTTGAATGTCAAAGTAGGTACTCTGCTTTATATAGTTGTAAATTATCTAACTTTATCTAATCTAAAGTCAGTATATATATACAACGACAGTGCAAATTAATCATAATAGTGTCAACCACCTACAACAATGCTACCTTTGCTACGTCATAAAGTTTCTAAACCTCATACTATTATGAATAAGAAATTGATTGACAAATTGTTTCATCTGGACACGAATATGGAAGCTGTTGTAAAGGCGTACATTGGTAACGCACAACTTACCAACGCTCAAGCTGTTTGTATCTACATGCAGCACGTCATCGTTAACATGTCGCAGCGCGTAAACGTTGGGTACAATTTAGTAAAGGTACGTGAGTTAACTCTGAAGGTGTTTGATTTGTGACGCGTAAAGTATGAAAATTATTTTAATTTACAGGATCTATTGCCTAGCAGAAAGTTAGCTGTGAAATTACTGGTGACGTTTGGAAGAATTGAGACTCTGCTGCCTGCAAACGAACTATATTACGGTGGCAAATATGTGACACACACGGACTTGTTGACTGGTACCATCACCATGGACAACTTTGATCGTACTGAACGTTTGCGTAGCACGGAGCGCCTTCTACGAAGATTGATAATAATCTACCACAAATTATACACCAACATGAAGAAGTCTAACGTAATTTGGCAAAAACTATTTGCCATCAGTCTTTTGTCTACGTTAAGATTTGTAGAGCGCACTTTGAAAATAAAAATATTGTAGACAAACAAATTTTTTTATTTCTCTTTACTGCACACATCTGTAAAAAATGTGGCAAAAAATTAAAATTGATATTAAAATTTTCAATAGTTTTGAAACATTTTTATTTTAATGTCGATTAAGTTTGTCATTTGTAAAATAAAAAATCAATGCCAGACAAATTAACAAATGTATTGGCAAAAAGCACAAATCGACATTAAAAATTTCCAATAGTTTTAAAACTATTATAAATTTTTAATATCAAATTTAAATTTTTGCCGCACAATTTGTTATTGATGTGTCACTATTTTGATAAATTGTGTGGCAAAAATTTAAATTTGATATTAAAAATTTCTAATAGTTTTAAAACACTTTTATTTTAATGTCAATTTTTAGTTTTTGCCACATGTAAATGTTTAAAGTGGTAAGCAAAATAACAAATTTATTGGCAAAAACCAATATTCGACATTAATATTTTTCAATAGTTTTGAAATATTTTATTTTAATGTCGAATTTTGGTTTTTGCCACATTATTTTTTGTAATATGACATATACATATGTTAAGAATAAACTAAAACATACACACAATGAACCCCACATATTTTGCGTACGGTGGTGTCTTGCGACAACTTTACCAGAGCGATTATTACGGAATTGGCAGGTATCTAAACATAAAAAAAGACTATTGCAGTAACCCAAAATCACTTATATCACCACTGTTTTACGTACCGAGTAGGCGTACTTGTATCGATTGTTAGGTAATAAACCTATATAAAGCGAGCGATTTCGGGATGCTGCACAGTTTATCGGCTCATTTCGTCGCTATCACACATCTTCCTTCAAAAATAACAAAATGTCTCTCGTAAAAAAATCGTGCAACATTGGAGGAGTTTCTGCGGAAATTTGGATTGTGGAATTGGAAAAGGACAAGTTTATGTACGGTGGACACGGTGTGGCTGAGTTTTTGGGTTATAAAAACACTCGCGACGCCATACACAAACACGTAAAACCTCAATGGAAGGCCACGTGGGAGACCGTCGCGAATCGCGACCCCCTTGTGACGTCATTGGCTCAAGCTGAAATACCAGTAAACTGGCAGCCAAACACAGTCTTTATCAGCGAAGCTGGAGTTTACGCACTTATAATGAGATCCAAGCTGCCTGCTGCTGAAGAATTCCAACGTTGGTTGTTTGAAGAGGTGCTGCCTGAGTTGAGGAGAAGCGGCAAGTACTCCATTCAAGACAATCAACAAAAACAACAAGACTGTAACATGCTCAATTGGGCAAACAAATACCTGCAAGAAATTATACCCTTGCAGAATCAATTGGCTACAATTAGAGCAGATCATCGTAACGAGCTGGTGATGTGTCGTGCTGAATTTGAAACGAAATTGCGCGACGTGGAGCAGTGTTACGAACGTCAAATTATGGAGTACAAGGGGCGCGAACACGAGTTTTTATTGCGCGAAGTGAAATACAAGACTGCCATAGAAGAGCTAAAACGCACATCCAATATGACCCTAATGGAGTTTGGCGTCAACGCGCTGCTAGCAAAGGACAATATAGAGGAGAACGAGCAACTTCGAGATAACATTGAGAAGGTGAAGCATCGCGTCATACCCCAAATGTCGCAACAGCCTGCAAAGGAGCACTACACCAGCTGTTTTGCGTACGTGAAAAACGGCAGAAAACGTGTGCGCGTGACGCGAAACCAGTACAATCAGGTGGAGAAAATGGACAAAATAATGGAGCAATACAATACACCCGAGTGTATCCTATCAAAAAATACCAAAACCAAGCAGCAGTACAAGTGGCTGCAGGGTGCCGATAAATTTCTTCAGATCAAATGTCCCAACGCCATTAGCCTGTGGAACAAAGTAAAGGAATTGTATCCCCAAGCGTGTTTCGGCTTCAAGTTTACAAACAAGTCGGGTGCGGAGATTGAGTTTCTAACGGCCGAACAGATTGTCGACAAGTATAGAGCGCACGTGAAAATGTGTGCTGACAACAAAAAATGCGACCAGGCGCGTATAGCACGTTTCAAAGCTTTGGATCTGATCGACGAAGAAGATGCAGTGCGCAAATGTCTAACGCCGAGTGTAGAGTGTAAAATGCGCATAGCCCGACTGATCGAGGACACGATGGTGGCAGTGGAGAACGAGATTGTGCCGCAGCAAGACGGCAAGCGTTACGAGAACGTGAAAACCAGCTACTCGCCCGATCAAATTGTGTCGTGTGTAAAAAACTACAACAAAAACTGTGTCAACAACATGTTTAATTTCTATTTCACTGCTCCAGCATCTATAGATTTACCATACTGTGACAATAACAAAAATATTAAATAATGACAATAAATTGTTATCTGCATGATAACGCATGATAGCTGATATTTATTAAGGATTTAGAATAATTATGACAGGCATAATATTTTGGTATGGGTTTGTTTGTCTACTGGCAACAACTCCCATAGTGTCCTCTATGAATAATCTCCAATATGATTTGTCGAATAGCGAGGTTTTGTTTGATGAGTTCGTGACCAAGTACGGTAAAGTGTACGCCAACGATGCCGAACGAAAGTCGCGTTTCGACGTGTTTAAAGCGAACCTGGCGATAATTAACGAGCGTAACGCCCAAGAAGAGAGTGCCACGTTTGGCATTAATTTCTACTCGGATCTGAGCAGTAACGAGCTGTTGCGAAAACAAACGGGCTTCAAGACAGCATTGCATAACGACAACGAAAAAAAAAGCAAATACTGTACCCGCCGAGTGATTACTGGGCCCAGTACAAGGTTGCTACCCGAAGCGTTTAATTGGCGCGATTCGGATGCGGTGACTAGCGTAAAACAGCAGCGCGACTGTGGTTCGTGCTGGGCGTTTAGCGCGGTCGCGAATATCGAGAGCCAGTATTACATTAAAAATAAACAGTACGTCGACCTGAGCGAGCAACAAATAGTGGACTGCGATCCGATCAATAACGGGTGTAACGGCGGTTTGATGAGCTGGGCCATGGAGTACGTGATGCGAAGCGGAGGTGTACAGCTAGAAGAGGACTACCAATACGTGGGTAACGAGGGTGTCTGCAAAAACAATAGTGCTAACGTAGTACAGATAAGCGGATGTGTGTCGTACGATTTGCGCAACGAAGAGAGGCTGCGCGAGCTGCTCGTGTCCAACGGCCCGATATCAGTGGCCATCGACGTAATGGATGTAACAAACTACCAATCGGGTATAGCGAAACACTGCAGCGTGGCGCACGGGCTCAATCATGCAGTGCTGCTGGTGGGATACGGGGTGCAAAACAATACACCCTACTGGGTGTTTAAGAACAGCTGGGGCTCCGATTGGGGCGAAAACGGGTACTTTAGGGTGTTGCGAGACGTAAACTCGTGCGGTATGCTCAATCAGTACGCAGCCACTGCGATTTTGTAGGAGTTAAATATTAATAAGTAAAAAAAATCGTTTTGTTGATATCATGAAGAGTGCCAAAGCTATAATCGATGGCGACGTAAGTGGTCACATAACATTTCATCAGCGCGATGCCGATTCCAAAGTGAAAATGCTTGGTGTGCTGAATAACCTACCGTTTGGGTGTCACGGAATACACATCCACGAGTTTGGCGACACCTCGAACGGATGCACCTCGGCCGGAGAGCACCTGAACCCTTTTGACCAGCCGCACGGAGGACCAAATAGCGCCCAGCGTCACTTGGGCGATTTAGGTAACGTGTGCTCTACGGGCAGCGCCGTGACAATTTTTGAGATATTTGACGATATGATCAGTCTGTACGGCCCACACAACATACTGGGTCGCAGCATAGTTGTGCACGCAATGGAAGACGACCTGGGACTGGGTGACAATGCACAGAGTAAAATAAGCGGCAATTCTGGTAGTCGACTCGGGTGTGGTGTAATAGGCGTCACTAAGGATAAATAATACAAAGAAAATATAACATAATAATTACACAATGCTATTGAGTCGTTTTCTTATCAAGCCCCTCCTTTTTTATCTATCGAGTAGGTATTAAAATTGGTATATATAACACAGCCGCTAGCAGAATAATGTATTAGTGTTCAGTCTAACTCATACTAGCAATATGGTGTACATCAAAGTAGACATTGGCAGCCACGCCAAAGGTTACAGTACGGAAAGTAGTGATCACGATTACGTGATTTTTACGAAATGCAGTGAGGACGACTTTCTGCACTACATCAACAACCGGCAGCATTTGGTGAACGTGCACAAGAAGAATGAAGATGGCGACGACTGCACCTACGTTGATTTGTACAATGGTTTGTACGGAATTTACGCCGGAAACTATTATTATTTGGGGGTGTTTGCTGAAGAAAAAGACGTGGTGGACAAGAATGGATTACCCAACTCGGAGCTGTTTACGTTTATTCGCCAGCTAACTCGCTTGCGTATGCTGGGTATTTTACAAACTATGCTGCGGTTCAAAGTACGTATTCCTACGGGTGGCGATAAAAAGAAAAAAGGTGGTGGTGATCAAGAGAAAAAGCAAGAAATTGATCCCAAGAATTTGCTGAACATCATGTACAACAACGCCTACGTGGATCGGTGGCTGCGCACTAAACAGTTTCCCCAACACAATCGTCTACCGGAGCTGCTCGACAACAATCAACAACGTGTCGAGCTCTATAAAGAGTTGATGCTGAAAAGAGTCAACCAGACTCCGGCTTCGGAGCAGGACAAAGATTACATCGACCAATGGCAAAAACAATTGCAAGACAAATTGGCTGAATTTCCACCGTTGCCAGAAAGGTTTGACGTGCTGAAAGCGATCGTGCGGTACGCAATGAACGACAGTGGCCCGGTGATGCCGTTTGAAAAGAATATTACCAAGCTGCTGTACCCATCCATTCAGCAATTGAGTAGAGCCAAGAGCGGCGCGCTGTGGGGCCAGCTGGTAACTGTGCAAGAGAAACTGGACGGCTGCAATTTTCGCATTATTGTGAACGGTGAGGACCGCATCAGATACGGATCGAGGAACACTTATCGCGAGTACAGCGACTTTATGGGTTTCTATCGCATTAGAGCGCGACTGGAAGCGTGCGCCCGACGACTGCAGACCGTCACTGGCTACGAATCTTTCGTGGTGTACGGCGAGCTGGTGGGGTGGCGCGACGACAAGCGTCAAAAGCCCATCAACGATATCCACTACCGCGACCAGGAGGAGCCGATCAAATTCTACGCATACGAGATTTTGCGCTACGACGGCGAGGTGGAGGATTTGATTGAATTCGAGCTGGGTCAAAATTTGCTGTACAGCAGTGGTCAATTCGACACGATTCCCTACGAGTCTATGCTGTACGATGACTTTGTCGCCAAGCCTATCGTGTATAAATCACTCTTGTTTCCCAATCACGGCAAAGAGTTGGTGGAGGGCTATGTGCTGCGATGCAACGGGCTGCGGTACAAGATCAAGAAAGAATATAAACTGGACAATTTGGGAGACACAAACGTGCTACACGTTATCACCAAATCGTTTGTGAATGGCGTGTTGGACGGCAAGAAGGTGGATGCGGAAAACTTTGACGAGTGTATGGTTGCGTGCTACGACGCCGTCGAACCGTACAACACCAGTTTTATGCCTGTCGAGAAAATTTTTGGCAAACTGTTTGGTCTGTTGTGTGCGCAAGCCGGTATCAAACACACTGAATATAAACTAAGATTTACTGTTTTTAAAACTAATAAAGAAATTAATTAAAAAACTGTCAATTATTTACCATCTATACAAACCTATACGATTAAAATAGAGGTCAAGGATGACGTGTTTATAAACTAGATTACACATTACAATTATTCATTTTACACCACACTTTCATCACACAAATGTCTATTGCTAAAAAGCACAAATAAGGTTAAAGGTTACGTGTTTATATAATACATTCAAACAATACGACAGCACATTATACACTACGTATTCTGTCGACACACACGCATCCTAAGATCGGACGTGTTTATTTAAAACATGATTGAACTTGTAAATAAAAAATTTATGTTCGACGGAGTTACATGGGATATTTGGATTTATAAATCTGATTGTTTTAATGCTGTGTACGAAGCCTACACTATTGCAGAGTTATTGGGCTACGAACATCCTGATGTTGCGATAAAAAATCATGTAGATCCGTCGTGTTGCAAAAAATGGGAAGATTTAGAGTGTGCTGCTGCAGAACACAAGCAAATGTGTATATTTCAAAAAGTACCATTACCCAAAAATATAAAAAACGCTCCAAAACATTGGCATTCAAACACAGTGTTTATTAACGAAGCGGGTGTTATATCGCTAATAATGAATTCTGTAATATCATATGCCGAGAAGTTTAAAGAGTGGTTTTATGAAGAATTATTTTGTAAAAATTGTCAAAAACACTTTACTATGGAAAAAAATTGGAAACATTTTATTAATTCTTGTTTGCAAGAACGAAACAACAACATCGACGACGAGGATGACGCTTTACATCAAATATTAGAACTAATCGACGACGAAGAAACTAACCGTGAAGCTGCGTTAATCTTTGAATGTATAAATTTACTTCAAACTGACGACGAAGAAAAAGAAACGGAACGCGTAGCTGCGCGAATCTTTGAATGTATAAATAAACTCAAAGAGTGCAAACCAAAATAATAATTTAGATCTATCTTGTTTTTGTATTTTTTTTTGTAACAATTACAGTTTATCTTTGTTGGTGATCGGACGTGTTTTATTTACTTTTATAACATACACAATGAACTATACGGTGGCACCGTTTGAGCTTGCCGACGTGAAGGCTCCTTGTTCGTGGTCCGCCTACGTGGACATGTTTAACGTGTGGCGGCAGTGTTTAAGCTTTGACTCGCCCCTATTGGACGACCTGTTTTCTGAGCACTTGTTTGCAAAATTTCAAAGCTACCGCGACAAAGTGCATTACTCTGGTATCAGGTTTTGGCATTTTAATCAATATTTTATGACTCGTAGTGAGTATAGGCAATATACTTATGAAGAATTTATTCGAACTGGAAAATTAAAAACCTATACATACGAACAATACGTATCTGCAAATCCCAACATTACTATGTCTACAGTTCAAAAACATGCAGAGTTTGCCTGGGACTATGATCAATTGCACTGTTTTTTGGGAGAAAAAAACAAAACTTATGCAGAGGTGAAAAAACGTTTACAACAGTCAAAATTTTGGAAGAGACGCTACGCAGAGTGGTCCAAATGTTTAAGCGACGACGGAATTACTTTATTGGATTTGTGCTATAACAAATATCTGGAGGAGGTGTATTTTATTGAGAACGATGACATTTTCCGGGAAATATTGGAGTCAAAGTTTTTTAACGTCTTTTGTGAAAATCCAAATGTTACCTGGGATTTTTTAAAAAGTCGCGTTACTTATGACCGCAGCATTTCTTTGAAGAAACGTATCACTACGCTAATCAATCACAGTGTTTGCTGGCACGATATATTAGAATTTTGTCGCGCCAATGATTTATTTTTGCAATCGGACTTTTGGGCAGACACAGAAACGTTAATTCAACCAAATGAATGGTGGGAATTTAAAAAAGGCGATAAATTTACACACCTTTATGCGAACTATCCACATTTACTCGATTACAAAAAGTTACGAAAACATGTTGGCTGCGATATAATTTCAGCCCTCGTTCAAAAACCAGATGTTCCCGAGGAAGTGGTGATGTCTATGAAGAAACAATTTGATGTACAATTTAGGTGTATAGGTGAAGAATTAGACTTGTGCGACACAAAATGTACGCATCGAAAGAAAAATAATATCATGCCTATATATTTGAATGTAAACCTACGCGACGAAATTAAATTTTCAAGTTCTTTAAATGAACACAGATTTAGCTGCGAAAATTCAAAATCTATAATAACTAAACGTAAATACCAATCTGCTACGTCTAGTCGCGATCCAATATATTACGAATATAGAATAGGCTATTCAAAAAATATAAGTTTACGTTTAAAAGACATTGATGACACTGAATTGTTGCATTTTGATATAATGCTATTTCAGAACCCTATACCCCTTGAAAAAGTGGCTTTTTTAAATGATGTACTTGTTCCGGCAGCAATAAGAATACAACGCTGGTACCTAAAACATTTTTATCGGCCAGAAGGTCGATATGTCAATACTGTCTTACGCAATCGGTTCAACGCTAGATTATAAATACTAAAATTGTACATAAAACGACAGTTGTATCCGCGAATCCGCAAACGAAACATGAATATCAAACTCTTTGTGTTTTTGTTTTGCGTAGACTTAATCGGTCGTAGTTGTTCAGAAATAACAAATGCGCGAGTAAAAAATTTAATTCAAAAACTTAAAGAGCTCAAGCTTCCTCCAAGAGGTAGTTTGCCAACGTATTTAAAACACATCGAGCAATTTCAAGAGTTTCAAGAACCCTCGAGTAGTACAACAACAACGCCAAATTTAAAAAGACATCATCTCGTGTCGGGAAGTCAATTAAAAAAGTTATTTACAATTTTACTAAAAAATTCACCTGAAACCTTGATTGATATATTCCGTCATATATATTACAATTTACCAGCTGCATGGAGAGACGATAATATTGAGTATTTGCATGCAATATGGTGTTTAGACGAGACTGTTGCAGATGAAGTTTTAGAAAAACCTGAAGAATGTGAAGGTAAAGTAAAGTCGTTATTTGATATGTTTTTCTGGAGACCAGATAACATTCAAGTGGGTCCTGGCGAGAGATTTAGAGATGGTGGTGATGGATACGACTACGACTGTTTTTATTTGCTGAGAGGCGCCGAAATGATATATAACATAGAATTTCGTACTGCTGTACAAGCTGTTATCGATGCTGATTATACCGTCACCGAAGAAGAACATAGAAGAATATTACAAGGCAATTTTAATAGACTAATACGCGCCAGTCGTAACATGATTACAAATCGCAATGTTCCTCGAAATTACAACCCAAGCGAATGGATAGAGATAGATAAACACGCCTGTCGTCGTCACCGCAATATGTTTAGGAATTATTTAAATAAATTAGAAAATACTTTTAATTTAGATCAACAAGAAGTTCAAACAATTAATCGTGCCCAGCAAGCTATAAATTTGCAAAGTATGAAACGTTTAGTTGCGTGGACTGAGTCGGTAATGGAAACAGAATTAGGTCGAAACAAAAAGTTACAAAACCTATTGAACCGAATAAAAAATGAACAAAACAAAATGGAGTTTACTGAACTCGTATTAAATTTTATGAAATCTAGCAGTGTCCCGTTAAATTTTCAAGATTATGTAGCGTTAATAATATTGTACTCAAATGACGTTATAACATCTAGTACTCTTCCTGCTGATTTGTGGTACAGATTGTATGAAAACTATTTATCATTTACTCCCACTATGAGCCAAAACGAAATGAATGAGGAATTAAAAAAATATAGTAAAAATAAAAATTTAATTATTATATTTAATACGGTGCGGGCTAATAAAGGGCGGGCTAATAAAGGCGTGTGTAGTGTCGATAGTGGATATATACCTGATGTGTATGCTATCCTCCAATACAACATTTTATTTTTAAATCGCTATTTGGGGAATGACGACTTTAGTCGTGACGAAATGTTAATCTTTGCGAAAGATATCGACACCGATAATGTGACGTCGACAGTAAAAGACTTTAAAGAACTTTACAAAAAAGATGACGATGACGATGAAGAACAAGATCAAAACAAAATTCTGTCAACTTGGTACGAATTATTGATGGGTGTATATCGATGGCACGAAGACAAGCATTGTACATCACAACTAAACGAGAGTGTAAATAAAATTATAGATGCAAAAACGTGTACCGACGAGGACCCAACCAGTGGTACTCTATTCGACATAATGGATAAAACTCGCGCCACCGACAATATATCGCCGGATATCAAAGAGTGCAGCGCCACTATGAACATTCGTGGCAACACCAGAATTAGAGCACAGCGAGATGTCGGTGACAAATCCACACGGGAAAAACAAGTGCAACTACGCCAACTCGTGGAAGAGGTGTACCAAAACATCAACTCTACATACGAGTACGATAGAGCGACGGTGCTGTATCAAATGGTCGCCAACCGAATGCATCCTTTAATTAAAAAATCACTAAACTTGGTATGTCATATACCAGATAATGAACCGGTACATGCAACTTGTCAAGGATATCGCTATCCTGGCTGTTATTGGGATCAACCGGTCTTGGAAAAAGCCACCATAGTCATGGATAAAATCACATGTCACGGCTTAAATATACTGTCGTTTGGTATTGGGTATTTTTTTAATAAATGTTAACATTACTAGTTTTTGAAAGATACATGTATCAACATATTACAGTTTTGTATTATTTATCAGAGTACAAACAATTTTTAAACATTAATAGGATTTTGAAAATAAAATTCATGTACCAACATAATTGTTTTAGTTTTGTATTTTAATGGTATAAACAATGTTTCAAATCGATTGGAACGATTCTAGAAACGAAATCGTCGTCGATGTTATTTTTGTCAAAAGTGAATATTCCAGAAGAGGGTTTGGTGTAAGAAACATAATCCAAAGACAACTCCTCTAAATATAACAAACAGAAATGCATAACGTCTAAATTATAGTGTTCGCACTCCTTTCCTTCTTGGTTATACAATTCTAAAACATCCAAGGGATCGTTGTCGAAACCGTACATTAGATCTGAAAAATCCTCGATGACATCATCGGCTTCGTGTCTCGATTTATACAGCTGCACAATTTGTTTGTTCACTTCGAAATCTTGCTCTTTTTCACATACAACCATTATAGACTTGCCGCTATCGAACGTATAGATATACCAGCCGGGTAAGTGTTGTGGTGGTAAATTTTGAAGGTCTTCGGCGATGGAGCGTGGTAGCAGATTGGTCAAGTTTTTGTTAACTTTGCCCATCGCCATGTAATACAAGGAGAATGGGTTGTATATTTTAGTGGTGGAGGTAGTGGTCATTGTTAGTTCAGTGGTAAACTAATTTCGACACATCACCTTTCCTTTTATATATAAAAAGATAAGATTCGAGATTAGATACGAGCACAACATTAGAGATTAGCAATGGCCGTGACGGGCGTGTACGCCAACTGGTACAAACATCTGTCGTACAGTGCGCAATCTGCACAACGCCCTTGATCGTTCATGCACGAATTAGTGAGACAGACACTTTTGATTACCTCGTTACGATTAATACACTGAAACCCACTAAAACATGGCTGATCGGTATTGCGATAGAATTGGATAGGTTCGTTGGGCGCCAAAGGACAAGGCACTTTGTCGAAAGGTAATGCGTTATCAAATGTTAGATCTTTAGGAATATGAATGGCGTCCAAATGGCGACATCCTGGGACTTGCATACACTCCACCTCAGCGTACTTGCCGTCGCTCTGCAGTTCAAAACAATAGCCTTCTCTAGATACGATCAATACGGACGTCACACATTCTCTAATTACTTGACACGGTTGCCTGCGGAGTCTAATATAGCTCCGATCGTTGGTGCAGATCATTTCGCTTGCTGTTATTTTGGTAGGATGCAGAGCGGCGGTGCAACCTGTTTCATCTATCGGCACACATTTAGTGTCTCTAAACTCGTATTTGTCTGGACAAGTGACTAGTGTACCGTTTAGATAATAAGTGTTACACGTTGGACCTTCTGCTACTACGTCAGGAACCTTTACGGGATTACTGTATAACTGAAATGTTACTATAATGATACCAGCAACAATAAACAGCAATAATATGATAAACATAGTAACCTAATCTTAGAGATACTGTGTTATCTGTTATCTGTCATCTTATCGACCAGATAATAGGTATAAATACGGTTGGCGCTGTCTTCATAATTATCATTCCACTCTAACATACCAGCCGAGACACTGACTAATCCGCAAACTACTAACGATGGGTTGTGACAGTTTTGTAACCATTTATTTTTTGGACGAACACGACAAAGTTATAAATAAGCTCAAAATGACGAGCTACAAACAGCGAGCGTTGTCTCAAGTAATAACCAATCCGCCTGAAGCAAAATCTATTCAAGTTTGTTTTTCTGATGATAACAACGAGTGCGAGTGTGAATATTGCAACATCGACGACGAAGACGAAGACGACTAACTATGTCTATATTTTGTTCAATTTTTCTATATTTTGTTCAATTTTGTTTTGTATTTAATAAATTTATGATCACAATATCTACTTTTTTTTACCCATACCTTCCTGAAAGCTAATAGTACACTAAACACACACACAGACAATTCCATCAAGTATATAAACACCCTATGACACAGATGCTGCACAGTCACATCTCAATCTTCACATTCAACACTCATCTGTACAAATTACTATGGACAGTACTAAATTATCTTTTGCGGGACAAGACGTCATGGTTTATACTCTGCAAAGTGAGGGTCAAAAATGGTTTTTGGCTAACCCTTTTGCAACAATACTCAATTATGCGAGAAGCAATAAAGCTGTAGCTACTCACGTTTCCAGTCAAAACCAGCGATTATTGTGCGATCTTACTAAGCACGGTGCGGATGACGTCATCCGAGCGCACCATTGCGGTGCGCTTACGTCATCGCTTCATCCTCAAACAAAATTCATCAATCAAGCTGGTTTGTTTGAGCTTATACAAGGCTCCAAGACGCCAAAGGCTCAAGAGTTTAGGCAATGGGTGTCATCGGACCTGTTGCCGAAGCTTTGTAATACGGGAGTGTACGACATGCAGACTGCGCCCGTCGAACAGCAGCAGCAAATGATGGCTGTCCACCAAGTGACCAACAATGGCACAAACGCGGCATGGTCCCTCGAAGATTACCAGAAAAACTACAAAGAACTGGCAACTAAATCTAAAGTAATGTTGCTGGAAAAGGATAACGAAATAATGGTAAAAACTAACGAATTGATGAGCAACAAGATGCAAACGATGGAGCTGCAACACAACTACGAGCGTCAAATCATGGAGTACAAAAACGCCATAAAAGAGATGGAAATGCGCGAGTTGCGCCTCCAGAACGCGGTGGCCGACATGCAGCGAAAGATGAGCATGACAACTATAGAATTTGGCGTCAACGCGTTGCTAGCCAAGGATAATATTGAAGAAAACGACGAGCTGCGTGCCAACATACAAAAGGTGGAGGGTCGCGTGATACCCCAAATGTCAAGCCAACCAGACAAGGAGCATTACACCAGCTTTTACTTGTACAGTAGGAACGGAGACGTGTATGTGATTGTGATGCGCGTCCAACTGAAAACGGCAGATTACATGGAAAAGATTCAAAAGCAATTGAAGAGCAACATACTCAAGCGTCCGCGTGACGTTGAGAAATACGAATGGCTGAAGTACGCAAATCGCATAATCCACGAAAAAACGCCAAACGCCATAAGTCTCTGGAACAAGATAAAGGAAATATTCGGTGATATTTGCTACGGGTTCAAGTTTGAAAGCAAGAGCATGAACAAATTTCGGTTCTGCACCGAACAAGAGATACGCGAAAAGTATCGCCGCGACACGCAAATGTGTAAAGACGACAAGAAACACTTGAAAGTTCAAATAGACAAATTCAAGTCGTTAGGGTTTGACAGTGAAGACGATGCCGTACAAAAGTGCTGGACCCAAATTCCCGACGCCACAAAACGTCTAAAATACATGGTGGACAAAGTGTTGAAAGCGATACAGGACGAGGTTACGCCAAAACATGAAGCGAAACGCTACGACAACGTCGATTATAGTGTCGATCAAATCGTCAGTGCTGTAAACTCGTACAACAGAAACTTTTGCAACTCGTACATTCACAACTTGAACATAATCACGAGACCTATTGAAGACGTAAAACAATAAATGTATTTACAAACAACGTTTTTCGTATATATTTTTCATCAAACGACACGTCAAATTGACTCATATAATTGTTCTAGGAAAAAGGTATCGTAGCTTCCTAAAACTAATTTAAAATCAAACGAATAAGGTTCAAATTCAATTTGGCATTTATTTACGTTTGGTTCTTAGGGGGTTAGAAGGTTAGGAGGTTACAATTCTGTCGATATAATATCTAGTTTCATTACGGAATTCCCGCTCACACCCAAACAATGCACAGCACAACAGTTTGTTGCGCTGCTGGTGTGTACGAGCACCCTCAAAATCATAGTCTTTATCGTCGATCAGTTTTAACACAAAACGTAAATACTGCGACTCGAAAGACTCGGGTAGATTGCGGGACTTCATAAAGTCCACCAGCGCCTTCCAGGCATTCCTCTCACATTGCATAAAATTGGTTCGATCAGCAGCTCGAGTATCGCTATAGAACGTGAACGCGTCCATGTCTAACGACAGATACTTTTCGGCCAGATTTCGTAACTTGTAACTGACCTTTTTCGTCATAATAATCTTTGTACAATAATAGCCCAGCACATACTGGTAGTAGCACGATCCATAAGTTGAGTTGCCGGTAACAATCAATTTAGCCAGCCGATACACATTATAATGTAGGGCGACACTCACAGCATTGTTGCAGCAGCTGTATAAAAAATCATCGGTGGCTTTAGCCAATGCTTGCGGGTCCGATACCAAACCATCTAATCTAGCTCTCATTAGACTATCGCAATTTGGATGAAGCTGTTTATTTTGCACATAATATTGCGCGTGTTGTTTGCAAGCGTTCCATTTGTCAGGGTAAGCTGCAACGTTGTCCATAATTAGGTAAACGTCGCGATAGTTTCCCGTCTTCAGCTCTTCAAACTCGACGACTACATTTTTTGCGATAGCAAGACTCTTTACCATATCGCACAACAGCGTACATTCACCATTGCACCAGTCGATAAAATATTGGTACAAAGCCAGCTTAATATTCAATTCTACAGCAGGCGTCATCTCTATATAGTGATGTTTACTGTTATACGTCCAAACATATAATGTGCACTATTTGATAGCTACAGTTATTATATACACGCGCTGATAATGCTGATATGATTATAACAATCTTACTGTGCCAACCACTTTAACACTTTTATATGCCATATTTTTTAACATTACGCATTTGCCACTTGTGTTAATATCGATCTTTTTAGACCGTTTCTAAACTCTTGAAAACTTTAATGTCGATTTGAGGTTTTTGCCAACAAATTTATTTTAAGTGACAAACAAATTTAACATTTTAACATTTCCACTTTTTTTAATGTCGATCTTTTTTGGACGTTTCAAAACTCTTGAAAATTTTAATATCGATTTAGGTTTTTTGCCAAAGATTTATGATGGATTGAACCAATAAATTTTAACATTACGCATTTGCCACTTGTGTTAATATCGATCTTTTTAGACCGTTTCAAAAACTCTGGAAATTTTAATGTCGATTTAATAATTTTGACAGTATATTTGCGTAAATTTTGCCAGCATATTCGCGATCGAACATGTCAAGAATACGTAAACGTGTGCGTAGATTAACACGCTATAACATTTGTACGCACAAAATGCACTGTGATAATGCTGACTAAGAGCCAAGTGTACGCAATAGTACGTGAAGCTATTAATTATCGCAAAAATAATTTTGATACAGATAATGTAACGTCTCACGTGGAGGAAGCAGGTTTCGCGTCAATTTCGGCCTTTATTAAGCGCAACGCAAAAGAAATCTTCATTAGACAACCTGATCTGCTCCTGAACATAAGTGCGCATCTCGATCGATTGGAATATATATTTAATTTACCAAAAACCCTAGAGGAGGAATACGCGCACTGCGAATCACGCAACAATGCAGTTTGTAACGTCTAACCATCAAAACAATTTCGCCAACATGCCACGCGAAGTGGTGTCGTCGACGGAGAGCCTGACGGACACGACGCAGCCGGCGCCGCGCAACTATTTGGTCAACGTGGAGAAATTCACCAACAGCGCAGAGATTGTGGACATGCTCGAGAGTAATTTGCTGAATCCGTTGTTCAACAACAAACATTTAGACGTCAAACTAAAGGTGGAAATAAACCCGCTCAAAAAGAGCAGTCTGAAAAAGAAGAAACCTTTGTTGTACAGCAACAACAAATACATATTGTTTACGCAACTCATTAGCCGTCTAAAACTGGAATGGAAGTCTTCCAACAAAATGTGGAGTCTGATGGGTGTGAATCCGGACACAAAGGAGCCGTACGACGAGAACGGTCATCCGCTATACAAAATTTTGGACAAAATCGAATTGTACCACAAAGACATCAACGAGTACGACACGATCACGCAAAAAGAAGAGCACGGCGCGGAGCTGTCCAAGACCGTGAAAAACATTGAACGCACCGACAAGGCTCGCAAACACGCGGTCGAGTATTCGTTGGCGCTGCTGGTGGCTTTTTACGAGGGATCACATGTGCCACACCCGGATCCCAACAACATTGATGCCGTGAAAATTTTCAAACACTGCGACGAATTTAAATTTGCCATGGACAAATTCAAGTTGTTCGTGGACCAACATCGCGCCACGAGCCACGCACAAGAACCGGTGGCCAGCAAACCGTCCGCGGCCGCGTCTACCGGTAAGGTGAAAAAGGCGGCGGCTAAATCGAAAGCTAAAAAACCGACGAATCTCACGACGCAAATGGTGAGCGATGTATTGGAACAGCCCGTCACTCCGCAATACACTTTTACTCTTAGGCCTAATTAATTGTAGTTTAGTAGTGAAGTAAGAAAATATATAACGTAATTTATTAACATTTTCTTTTTTTAATATTACAACATTGTCAACCTCTCTTTTACAGGATTATTACTAGTTACCACCACCCTAGTGCCAGCTTTTTGCCTGGCTGTTGTTTGTGGCACGGCGATGCTGCCGACTTCGGTCCAGCCCTGGTGACGAGCGCTCTGTTTGACGGGATCGTCTGCAGCCATTAGCGCTTTAACTTGTTTTTGTTGAAACTGAACCCTGGACAACACCACCAGCATCATGCCGATGACGAGAAACAGCGAGACTGTTACAAAAAAGAAAAATATCTGCTTGATGAATACGCTATTCTCTCGCACAATGTAATCGAGCTGGTCTAAATTTTGAATATTGTCTTCCATTTATCTTAACCTCCTACGGCCCAAAGTTACAGAAAATAATTATATCTCGGCACTTGTACGTAAATGTCTCGCGTCCCGAAATCCATGTAAAACTGTTCGGGTGGCGGTCTGATGGGGTCAAACTCGAACTTTTTCGGGTTGTGTGTCGGTCTGTTGATGGGCACCACTCCGCCCGGTGAGATCGCCAACGAGTCTCCCTCGCAGTACAACCGGACGTGTTTATGATTGTGTGTCATACTGTTGACGTGTAAAAACACGTCTGGCACGACGCGGTAGCGCAACACGAGGGGATAAAAAATTTCCACCAAGCTATGAATCGACACCAGACTGTCTTGATTGATGCCCAGTATTTCCAGTGTGTCCGTCACGTATTTGATGCTGGACGTGTTGTACATTCTGCACATGTTACCCTTGCCGCTGCGCAACAGTCTGCGCGAATTCTCCCACGTCAATTCCTTTTGTATTAACACTTTTTCCTCGTGTTCGAGATTGATGGAGTATTTGACGGGCGTCGTTCGCATACTAAACAATATCAGTAGTCTTTTTATATTCAAAATCTTTATACCCATTGGAGTTTCCCTGGGAAAATGAATGTTAAAGCTGTTGTATTTCTTGATGTTCTCCTGAACAATGTGGTCGGCGGGCATGGCTCCGTCGAGCGTGCATCGAGACGTGGTGTCAACAGCCCTATATTCGATTTGCATAGGGCACGAAGCCGGCGACGAGCTGACTACTTCCACGTTGTCGCACGTAAACAAATTGTCGCTCAGCACCACGCTGAAGACGCGCGTCGTGCCATAACCCAGCTTTTTGATGTGACTAATTACGTTCCAGTAAACGACCACTCGCGCCTGGTCAGCGATCGTGTCCTGGGATGTGTGTTTCTCCACTCGCACGTCTGTGTAGCCTGTTCTTTGCACCAGCGATTTGTTAATGACGTGCACGTCTTCGAACGTGGGCACGTAGATGGTGATGGCCGTTACAGTGCCGGCGCCTCCTGCGTCTTGTGGTGGAGCTGTCAAGGAGAGATAGGGAAAAGTTACGTACAAGTCTGATATGTAAACTTTTACATTGGCTGGGCAGCTCATGATGCGGGTGTTCTTAATATGAGTCGAACGTGGCGATAGCGCAGTGTTGTGTTATATATAAGTGTAAGCGTGCATCGTATTCGGCGTGTTGTTTGTGCAAAATGCAAATCTTTGTTAAAACGCTGACGGGCAAAACCATCACGGTGGATGTGGAATCGAGCGACACGGTGGCGACGCTCAAGAAGAAGATCATGGACAAGGAGAGCGTGCCGGCCGACCAGCAGCGCTTGATATTCGCCGGCAAGCAGCTCGACGACGAGCGCACTCTATCCGACTACAATATCCAAAAGGAGAGTACATTGCATCTGGTGTTGCGTTTAAGAGGAGGCAAATAATATAGTACACAAATGTTTTAATTTTATCCTTCTACGTCCCAATGTACTGTATGTAGACAAAAAAAATTATACAATTTTCAACCTTAACGTTACCCCCACCACTGCATTTTTATTTTAACGCCAAATTTCATACCTTACTGTGCTACATATAATCACACTTATTTTTTATCATTACACAACTCAACAAAATGCCTCTGTGTAAATCTTGCGGTGGACTAGACCATCAGCGTAGAACTTCCACAAAGTGCGCCAATTATTTGCCTCAAGTGAGAAAACGAAAACTGGAACCGCATCAAGAGAATCTAGAGTTACAAATCTATGTTGTAAAGAGAGGACTACAAAGTGCTCTATGTCCTCTGTTAAGTGACGAGGATAGGAACAAGTTGTTGTACGAGATCAGACGGGATGTCAGGGATTTGTCTAGAGTCTACATTGAATTGGGTATTGTGATGAATTACTACATGAAGCGGTGTGATGTGTTACCAGACAAACCAGACGTACTCAACTTTTTTTACGCCATGAAAGGCAAGGGACCTTACGCTGCGTGCTACAAACACTTGGCGGGAGACAGAGTGTACGATGGTAAACTCAGATCGTTTGTAGTGCAAGAACTAGCCAAACAGTATGAAACGTTGATTCACACTAATATAGAGACACATGCTTATTCAAGACTGGCAAAATATTTTGGAGTAAAAAAGAACAACGATGGCTTGTTCCAAGCATATTACAAGAAAGATTTTAGCCATGCCACGGAAGAAATGAAACAAATTTGTCAAGTTATTAACGCAGAGAGCTGCAAGAAGGATTGGTGGAACACCATACCTCTATGGCTAAAAATCCAACAGGAATTGTTTGACAGAGACAAGGTAGAGTCTTTTAGGCTATTCCCTCAACCTAGCTATGGCTTGAAACATTTGACCTATACTTCTAGAGGATGGCACGAGCTACTCAGAAGGGTTAAACCTGACACAACACCCAGTAGTTGGATGTCTATTGATGATCATATAAAGGAATTATGGGAACCTTGGCTAAAGTCTACCAAAAACTTTGGATGCTGTCTTCAAACGGATGGGATTAGTGTGAGTCTATCCATGAATCGTTGGGTCAAGAAAGTAACAAAGAACGGTGAAACAAAAGAAGTAGTGATTAAAAAGTGGAAGCCGAGCTACGACAAACTGATAGCGGTGGATCCTGGATCAAGAATACCTGTAGCTGCCTACAATTCTAACGGTGTATATCAAAGAATTACTAGTAAATACGTCAAGTCACACAGTCTAGAATGGAAAAGAGATAGAGTGAGAAATAAACTGACTAAATCTAGCGAAATGGCTGAAGCTAAAGATAGAGAGCGAGTACAAGCGGCTTGCAGTATTGTATTGTCTTCGAAAAATACAAGCCACGTGGTAGAGTATACAGTGTTTCGTCTAAAATGGTTCAACGTCAGACAACAACCCTATGAAATACACTCTAAGCTCACCAGATTGAAATTCGACAAGTATATAAACACTGGAAAAGTACAAGAAAAGATTGTTAAACAAGTGTTTGACGGAGGAGGTGTGGAGAAAACTCTGGTGTTATATGGTGCAGGATCGAACTTTATGAACACTGCTCAGTTTAGCGGTCGTAAATTTAAACACAACGCTCTGTTAAAGAAACTAAGGCAGAAGAGAAACATACATGTTGAAATTGTAGACGAATCGTATACTTCACAAGCCTGCTCAGCGTGCAACCATAAAAGTGGAGTGTTTAGCAAAATAAGCATGGATCACAAGAGGAGAAGGGGAGTTTGCCCAAACTGCTCCAGCTCGTTCGATCGTGACCAGAATGCTGCCAAGAATATTTTAATCAACTATTTAAGGTCTGCCGTCTGCAGGCCAAGATGCTCTATAAGAAGGGTATCGTAGCTTCCTAAAACAAAATTGTTGTGAAATCAAACGCAATAAGGTTCAAATTCAATTTGGCATTATTTGTGTTTGGTTCTTAGGAGGTTATTCTATTATATAACAACTAACTATAACACACTTTATTTTTTTACACATCAAGACATATTTTTTAACGCATCAATGTGCACGGCATCGACCAAGGGTCGTTGTAAAGTTTTGTATTGGTACACCAACTGTTCTGTGCGTTGGCCGTTGTTGAGTTTTAGCAGGTACAATGCAACCACACAAGTCAACGTGATGAACACGACCACCAATTTCATCAAATAAGTGTTGTCGCGCGCGTGTGGTCAAACGTTTGTGCGAAATGAAGACGGTGGATGTGAAGGAATTTACCAAACAGTTGATTGCCGACCGATGCAGCAGCCTGATTGAAAACGAGAATCTACTGCCCGACAATGTTCTGGCGATGATAAAGAAGGCCCACCTGGACTACAAGCAAACGCCCAACGATACAAATTTCAACAATATTAAAGAACTAATTTCACAGACCAGGTATGTGGAGGAGAGTGTCGAGTACAAAAACTTCAATAGACGAATCTTTTTGATTGCTATTAAACTTATAATGACCAAGAGCAAAGACGTGTTTCCGCACTACAAAAGTTTCCTGGAGACGAACAGCAAACGGCTAGATATTATTAACCCCGACATGAAATCATCGCCCAAAGCGATGCTGCAGCACTACCACCAGTGTCTCGAAGAAATGGAACACCCCAAACCCGACGACCATTACATGTGGTCGTTTGCAAAAGAGATTGTCACCAAGATCTTCTACGACGCTGTGGCCGAGATGACCAACGTGAACGGCAGCACAATTAACTTAGAACCGGCAGCGGCAAAAGACATGGTGTTGCGTAAAGTGGTGGACGGTGGTGGTGGTGACATGAAGAGGAAACTAGTCACAATAGATATCGATGACGAAACCTGTAAACGTGTGCGGTTCGAGGAGAGCCTCAACACCGTGCAGCAAGATCACGACATGATACAAGAGGACACACCAGAACTAGACGACATACTAGAATTCGAGCAAGAAAATCTTGTCTACGATAACGTATCTTATAACGTCACACCTCTGTTTATTTTCGCGTAGAGCTGGCGATGGACTCTTCTTCATCGTCCACATTGTCTTCCTCTAAATCTTTGTCAATGTATTCGCGCACTTGCTGATCGTTTAGCTGCTGTAGCATCTCGGGTACGTTTTGCTCCTCTAATAGTCGAGCGTCGTCATTCAAATCCAAATCCACGGTTATAATGTCGTTTGGGTTCACATCTTCGTCTATTTCTACAACAACGGCAGGTTTTGTTTTTTTGCGTGACCGTTTTTTGGCGGATCGAACTTTAGCTTCCAATTCGTTGTACATGTACTCGAGATTTTTAATTTGTTCGTCAGTCAACGCCCTGTTTGACTCCTCCAAAATGGATTTGATTTGCTTCAATCGTTTCTTGTCGGAACCTGTAATATTGAACACGCTGAGGTCCACGGGCCTGGGTTTCAATTTGAATGATTTTTGCGGTTTTGGCCGCTCTAAAAACGTAATATTCGAGGACGCATTCTCGTACCAATCTAGCTCCTCTTGCGATAGCCTATTACGTGAACTACCACCGTATCTTTGCTCCAGTATGTCCACATACGCGAGTGTGGATTCTCTAGTTTTTAACAGATTTTCTCTGGGCTGATTACTGTTCAAACGAGAACTGTACCATCGGGCCACCTCGGACTCTTTGTTCAACCTTAAATTTTCTACGGGTACTAAGTTGTCCGGCAAAGCGGGTAGTTGCGGCAAATCCGGGCTGCAGTGGTCTGCTCTGATCTTTTTGTCATACTCTGTCAGTTCGTTAATGAAGGCTTCCGTCGCGCTTATATTTGAACTCAACACTGCCAGAGTGTTTAAAGCATCGTATGTTGCATCAGTCATGAACCTTATTTGCGCGTTTGTCACTGTACCGCTAGGAAGATTAGTCTCAAACGTTAATACTGTTAAGTCAGTGGGCTTTCTTAAATCTGGCAAGTTTTTACAATAGTATTTTAATACGCTCAGCCATCGTTTCACGTTATCCACGTACTGTATGTAGATTTCTGTGTTTGTAGCCAGTTTTACGTAATTCAGGTACAAAGCCATGTAAAATTTTAGCAACTCGGTCATGTGTCTCACGTCATTTGCGGTGCCAGATATAGTGATCAATTTTGGTGGCGCCGGTTTCGTGGTTATAGTCGTTTTCGTAACATAATTGGGAAGTCGACTGTTTCGCGAATCAGATGTGGAGGGAGTTGCGTCAGGAGCGGTAGAAGTGGATGGAGATGCTTCCGGAGCTGATGGTCGAGCTGGTTGTAATGCAACACGTCGTCTAACTGGTTTTTTAGTTCTCTCGGTGGGTTTGTTGCGTTTTTTTGGCGAAACCTGTGGCGACTCTAGTTTTCGCTTGTTGAACAAACTTTGAGCTTCATCCACTTCAATGGCGTCCGTCACGTTAATGTCGATCGGAGCAGCCACGACATAATCGTTAGTTACGTTTTCGATAGCCACATCTTCTATGACCATTTTATATTTAGGCGTTCTCCTCGAGGTATTCGGAACTATTCTAATGGGGCTTCTGTCCCTGGCAATTGGACCAGATTCCCTAGCAGGACTGTTGTCTCTAAATATTGCAATATCTTCGATAGTTGGACTGGATTCTCTAATGATTTGTTCTATAACCGGACTGATTTCTATAATGGTTTCTTCTTTGACTGGACTAACTTCCCTAATATTAGGGCCGTCTTCTCTAAATCTAATGGGACTTCTGTCTCTAATATCATTGTCTACAATTTCTATATTTGTGACTGGTTGTGCGATTGATTCAGTCTCGGCTACAATGTCTGTTGATATGGGTTCACTAGCAGGGTAGCAGATTCTAATAATCGTATCCAAAATTATATCTTTAGCTTCGTCCATCATTTGTTTTGTCAGTATTTCGTGCGATAGCCAATCGTTGACGTATTGCTCGGGCACATTGATCGACGTCATTATGTGTTCCACAAACGCTTTGACCACCTGGAACATTTTGTGCGAATTGAACAAGTATGAAAACTCCTGCGAGCACAACGACTCATTGTACTGCAACGGAACGAGTTGTTGCTCTTTGTCCAGTTTATCGTTGCAGTCGTCCAAATCAGCGCGGCATTCGTTTAATTGATTGCGTAAGCCAGAAATCTCGTTATTTTTAGTGACCATCGTGTGTTCTAGTTCTTGTGTGGTACTATCTAAATTCCTTTCGATTTTCGATATGTTGTCGGTTAATACAGCAATTTGTTGCAAAAGTTTTGTTTTATTGTCGGTGAGCGATCTGATTTGCTCGAGCAGGTTCTCCGAGTTGTTGCTGTCGAGGCACTCTTGTAATTCGCTTCGTAGCTGCGTATTCAACGCGTTCGCCTCGGCCAAAGCGACCTGTTGGGATCTAATATAGCCTTGTAGCTGGTTTCTAGTGGTTTCTGTTAGGTAGTCTTTGGCCAGCTCCTGTTTAATATTAACTACGTCCATATCCATTTCCGTTATCATGTTCTCGTAACTAGTTTTGTAGTCGGACACTGTTTGCTCACAGGTGACTAGTTTTTGTTTTAAATCACTAATGGTGGTCGCTTGATAATTATTAACACTCTTTAGCTCAGATATATCGGTTTGCAGCCGTAAATTTTCGTCCTGTAGTTGTATAACAATAGTTAACTGTTGCTCCAAACTGTTTTGTGTTTGATCATTTTTTCCTTTACTCTCCATCAACAACTGTTGTAACGACATAACTTTTGATGAGGCTGTAAGCAAATTTTGATTAGCGTTTAGCAGTTCATTTTGTAGCAAGGCCAGTCTTTGTTGGCAATCCCTCAGTTCACGATCAGTGTCATTGGGTTCGAAGAGTTGCTGCTCGGCAATGTTGCGTGTCAAATCCTCTCTAATGGTGTCTGTTTGAGTTGCTATGGTAGCAGAATCCGCATTCATATACGCGTTGGTTGTTGTATTAGTAGATGTTGTATTTGTAAGTTTTGTATTAGTAGATGTTGTGTCAACAATAGTTTCGTCGACTATAACGCCGGGCCTAGATAGGGCATTGTCGAGTTCAGTTTGCAAACTCTCGCACCTTGACTGCAAAGCTCCGTTTTGAAGCCTAACCTCGTTGTATTGCTCTAACAATGTAGTATTCTGTTTTTGACACTCTTTAAGTTGTACGAGCAACCTATCACGCTCCCTAGTGACCTGGTCGAAATTAGCCGATACACTGGAAGCGGATCCGTAATTAGTCGCAATTATACTGAGTTCGGTTTGTACGGGAGCCGTACGCGAATCCAGTTCCGCCAGGAGCCGTGTCACTTGGTTCAAATAATTTCTCACAGTTTCGGGGTTGCCATAGCTGGGTTTGTTGTTTAGCAACACTTTTAGAGCTTCCGGTGTCGGCCGTTTTGCAGGAGGCGGATTGTTGTTGACGAGCGTAAAGTTGCCCAGCTCGTCGGTTACAACATAATTTTTGTAGTCTTTAGTTATGGTCGTGGATATATCACCGCCCGATTTGTACTCGATCGTCTGTTCGTTTATTTTTTTCAGCACCCTCACCAGTAGTGTTTCTGTGTCGATGTTTTGTATGTCCGAGTTGGTGTAATTTCCATACACCAAAATAAGATTGCGTAAGCGTTGCTCTTTGTCAACACAGACATTACGCTCTTTGATCCAAGTGGCTATCGAACGATTCATTTGAGCATCCTTATAATATGTAAGATGGACGACTACGCTCGAGACTTACTAGACTCGTTCGAGATGTGGTTGCACAGTAGAAATGAACAATGTCACGACATTGTAAGTTTACGCTTGCTTGAAGAATTAGATGATGTCGTAGTCGAGTTTTTGAACAAAAAAATTCGCAAGTATAGAAAACTGAGAGAGATCAACGAAATCTTTGAAGAGGCCATGTTGATACAGACCAAGGACCGTGTCACAGTAGTAACATTCAATTTAACATAGGACGTCAAATTTATAAATTTTGTGGCAACTATTTAAAATCGATATTAAGTTTCCAGAGTTTTTACAACCTCTCCAAAAAGATCGATATTAACAAATATACCAAGTCAAATTTATTAAATCTTGTGTCAGAATATTTTAATAAATTTTGTGGCAACTATTCAAAATCGATATTAATTTTCTAGAGTTTTTACAACCTCTCAAAGAAGGTCGATATTAATACTTTTACCATATTGAATTTATTAAAATTTATGTCAGTAAATTACAAAAAGAGTGGTAAATTTTTAAAATCGATATTAAATTTCCAGAGTTTCGAAACGTCTCCAAAAAGGTCGATATTAACTAATATACCACATTAATCTTGTTAAATTTTGTGTCAGAATATTTGTATTAATTTGTGGCAACTATTAAAATCGATATTAACTTTTTCAGAGTTTTGAAACGTCTCGAAAAAGGTCGATATTAAATTTTTTACCACATCGGTTTTATTAAATTCTGTGACAGTGTATTTTATTGAATTGTGGCAAATTTTTGAAATCGACATTAATATTTGGAAGTTTTTAAACAACTCGAAAAAGGTCGATATTAAAAAATATACCACATTGGTTTTATTAAATTTTGTGTCATATTATTTTACGGCGGTGGTCTATCGAGGTCGCTCACATAGTTGGGATTGACGTCACGCCAGTTTATTCTGCTTCTGGTGTCGTTGTACAACTGGGTGGTTGGTTCGTGAATACCGTTTCCACTGAGTGGTACCACGCCGTTTAGTATAAATTCGTAAGCGTTGTCTGTGTTTGTGTTTATGAGATCTGGAGGGCATAATAATACGTTATCTCTGTATTGGTTAATGGGCATATCCATGGAAATACACGGAACCCTAAATATGTAAGATCTGTTGGCCACATCTCGTCTGTCTACCACACTGACACACACCGAACTCTTGTCCCATCGATCTAAATGTGTCACTCGTGTTTCGTTGTAATTACCGCAATCGCATTCGCCGGTTTCAAAATTGGGCATTACGGTCCTGACGGCAAATTGCATGTTTGTGCACACGTTCGGTAAACACTCGATCTGATTACGTGGATTGACGAACATGGCGTTTCCTTTTTCGTCGGGGGCATCACACCTAACTTGAAATCGCCTGGTGCCATCCTCTTTTAAATCGTCCCAAGTTCTCCTAAATGTATTGATGGTGGGATCTACTTCCCTGTCTAGCACGGTGTCCCACAATCTGTTTAGAACGTAGAAACCTGGACGTATTCTATTGTAGTGCTGTCTGCCGGCCGTCTGAATGAGACCGGTTCGACCGGCGTAGTATCTGGGATCTTCGGCAATGCACGTCCAGTGGTTGATGGAATGTAACAGTATAGACGTTTCCCTATTACAATTTCGCGGTACGGAATTTGTAGTGCAATAACCACCTTCCTCCAACTCGTTACCATCAACAACTAAACGATCGTATGGACCCACGTAGAAGTAGGCTGCGCGTATATCATCGCAAAGTGACGCGCAATCATATGTGACAAGATCTCTTCTGGAAACTCGTATGGGTTGTGAAAAACAATGTCCTCCACCCGGCCCCTCTAAAGTGTCAAAACTGGCGTTAAATTCTACCCTAGGTAAAGCATGTAACGGTGCGTATCGTCTGCGTTTCATTCTTTCTAAATAATCTGGATCATCTAATACTTTATTTGTGGCTTCGGTCTCCAATTTTATTTGTTGATAGGTTCGCTGTAATGGAGAATATATGAGGTACAATAATATAATAAACAGAGCTGTGAGTAACCAAAACATTTTATTTCATTGTAACTTATTTTCTACTTTTGGTTTGCTTTAGACATTTGTACTTTAATTTGTATTTTAGCATCTTAACTTCAAGTTTTTTATATTTGTAAGCCAAGTTATCAAATTTTTTTTGTATCTCGTGCTGATTATCGATTGTATTTTTTTCTTTGACCGGTACAAACTGAGGCGCAAGTTCACGTATGGTTGTATTTTCATACTGTAACACCTTGGTAACTAAGTCTAAACCATTTTTCATATTTTTACAATACAAATGGTCGTTGATATGATGTACTGTGTTTATGTGTAGTAGTTCGAACACTTCGTAAACGCGGTTAACAAAATGCGGGTTATTGTGCAGCTTTGAAACAATGTTGTATTCCGTAGAGATGGGTTCTGTGTTGTGTCTCGCCGACAGTATGTAGCTGTTGACCGGAAACGCTTTGCAAAGTGGGCACTCCATCGAAATGGCGAGATGCTTCTTGCAGTAGACACAGACCATATGGCCGCATTGCAACACCAACACGGGGAATGTGGTTTCGATCAAATTGTACTGATCCCAGCAAACGCAGCATTTGATATCCTGTGACAAAAAAAATTGATTAAATAAACGTAATTGCATGCCAAAATTTGATTAATATAACACCTACCATAAAACATGTTTTGATGTCATTGTCCATTGCGTATAAAATGCCGACTGATAATAACCATACCTTATATACTTAATGTATTGATAAGATTACATAAAATTATCTTTGATTCGCTGTTGGCACAAAAGATAAAAGTATCGCCATATGTATTCATCCATGTATCTAGGTACACCAGAATTTTTGCACCAAGGTTTTTTGTCACCATAATAATTTATGACGTATGGCTCCTGGCGCTGTATGGTTTTGTAACAACCAGCATTCCACACATACAACTGAGACAATTGAGTGACGTCAATTTTTGACTCTATTAGCGTTTGTATTAACACCACCTCTTCGAAGCCGTTGTGAAATTGATTGTTTTGCAGGTAACGGTTGTGGGTGTTGAGCTGTTTTGCAATCGATTGAAACGTTTGTGTGTCCGGTTTGAGGAGTAGCGTGCCTGTGGCGGCTAGGGATGTAAAATGTTTAAAAAAATATTTTAGATCGTGCGACGTAATGCGGTCACCGTGTTTATAGCCTTCAAACGCTTTGTTGAACTCGCTACGAAAACACATCGCGGGTGGTTCGAGATCGAATAAATGATCGATATTTTTAACTATGACATGGTCTGCATCTAAATATAGTATTTTTTGGTAGGTGATTAATTGAAACACACGCCACTTGGTGAAAGCGTGATCGATCCAGTTGGCATACAACTCTTTTTGTCTTTGAGTCATCATTGAGCCGCATTTAAAACTCATGTATGGAACAGTAATGACGGAATTGTATACGGTGGACAAACTTGAAACTGCCGCTTTGCTAACATCTTCGGTGACCATACAAACCAATTGATGTTTTGTGCCGCTGTTTAATAAACTTTCCCCTAATGCCAGAGCGCCCGCCACATATTTATCGCCTATCATAACCAACGTGGCGTAGGCGTACATAATATCTATACTGTTTGCCTTTTTATCTTATCTTTTGCAAATGCATATAAATGGTAAAGATGTTAATGGTACAGTTAGTCGTGTCAGAGTCATCTACCATGTCGGACGTAGAAGAATATAGTGGCTATAGTTCTGTCGAGAGCAGCGGCGATGATGAGAGTTATCGGATCGACCACTATTACGTTAGAAATAACCGATACAAACTCATGAGCAATACATATGACGACATGTCTACCGAAAGTGAAGAATCATGCAGTAGCCAATTCGAAGCTTCATCTGACGAAGAACAAGACGAGGATTGTAATGATTTTGGTCGGCCAATGAAACGCATTCGCCGCACCGCCGACATACCGTATGATATTCATCGTTACACACCAGAGTTAAACATGAATGACATTCGTGACATTGGTAGGAAGTACTATTTTCAAAACGACGCGATAATGTGTATCAACGGAATTGGTGTCAACAAACAATTTTGTCTGTGTACTACCAATGGCGTCAACAGGGCTCGACTGCATATGAAGAAATCAATGAACTTTTTTCAGTTTGTATTGTCTCCGAGGCGTTTTTTACTTGTTGTGTTTTCGTTTATATATTTACTGACTCTGCACCACGAATACGAATTACCTCAGTATAGGCAACGCCACAAACATGTTTGCCAGAAATGTACAATGCTTGAATGGTGGATTAAAAGCTATAACAACGAAACAGCAGACATGATATTGTTTTTGTACGTGAACTATGTGGCACCGCAGCAATTTAAACACAAATGTATTGTCAATTCAATTGAAAGATATCTCTTAAAAAAATACAGTTCAGCTTATTTACCATGTTATATAGAGACCACCTTTAAGTACATGAACAAATTTACAGCAAACTTATTTGTCAATAAAATTTTATTTCTATTGTACCGTTATGGTGCAAAAATGAGCGAGTCGAGTGCAGATTTTAATCAAAACCAATTGGTTAAGTTGTATATTTTATGTGGTAAATATAACCTCCTAAGAACCAAACACAAATAATGCCAAATTGAATTTGAACCTTATTGCGTTTGATTTCACAACAATTTTGTTTTAGGAAGCTACGATACCCTTCTTATAGAGCATCTTGGCCTGCAGACGGCAGACCTTAAATAGTTGATTAAAATATTCTTGGCAGCATTCTGGTCACGATCGAACGAGCTGGAGCAGTTTGGGCAAACTCCCCTTCTCCTCTTGTGATCCATGCTTATTTTGCTAAACACTCCACTTTTATGGTTGCACGCTGAGCAGGCTTGTGAAGTATACGATTCGTCTACAATTTCAACATGTATGTTTCTCTTCTGCCTTAGTTTCTTTAACAGAGCGTTGTGTTTAAATTTACGACCGCTAAACTGAGCAGTGTTCATAAAGTTCGATCCTGCACCATATAACACCAGAGTTTTCTCCACACCTCCTCCGTCAAACACTTGTTTAACAATCTTTTCTTGTACTTTTCCAGTGTTTATATACTTGTCGAATTTCAATCTGGTGAGCTTAGAGTGTATTTCATAGGGTTGTTGTCTGACGTTGAACCATTTTAGACGAAACACTGTATACTCTACCACGTGGCTTGTATTTTTCGAAGACAATACAATACTGCAAGCCGCTTGTACTCGCTCTCTATCTTTAGCTTCAGCCATTTCGCTAGATTTAGTCAGTTTATTTCTCACTCTATCTCTTTTCCATTCTAGACTGTGTGACTTGACGTATTTACTAGTAATTCTTTGATATACACCGTTAGAATTGTAGGCAGCTACAGGTATTCTTGATCCAGGATCCACCGCTATCAGTTTGTCGTAGCTCGGCTTCCACTTTTTAATCACTACTTCTTTTGTTTCACCGTTCTTTGTTACTTTCTTGACCCAACGATTCATGGATAGACTCACACTAATCCCATCCGTTTGAAGACAGCATCCAAAGTTTTTGGTAGACTTTAGCCAAGGTTCCCATAATTCCTTTATATGATCATCAATAGACATCCAACTACTGGGTGTTGTGTCAGGTTTAACCCTTCTGAGTAGCTCGTGCCATCCTCTAGAAGTATAGGTCAAATGTTTCAAGCCATAGCTAGGTTGAGGGAATAGCCTAAAAGACTCTACCTTGTCTCTGTCAAACAATTCCTGTTGGATTTTTAGCCATAGAGGTATGGTGTTCCACCAATCCTTCTTGCAGCTCTCTGCGTTAATAACTTGACAAATTTGTTTCATTTCTTCCGTGGCATGGCTAAAATCTTTCTTGTAATATGCTTGGAACAAGCCATCGTTGTTCTTTTTTACTCCAAAATATTTTGCCAGTCTTGAATAAGCATGTGTCTCTATATTAGTGTGAATCAACGTTTCATACTGTTTGGCTAGTTCTTGCACTACAAACGATCTGAGTTTACCATCGTACACTCTGTCTCCCGCCAAGTGTTTGTAGCACGCAGCGTAAGGTCCCTTGCCTTTCATGGCGTAAAAAAAGTTGAGTACGTCTGGTTTGTCTGGTAACACATCACACCGCTTCATGTAGTAATTCATCACAATACCCAATTCAATGTAGACTCTAGACAAATCCCTGACATCCCGTCTGATCTCGTACAACAACTTGTTCCTATCCTCGTCACTTAACAGAGGACATAGAGCACTTTGTAGTCCTCTCTTTACAACATAGATTTGTAACTCTAGATTCTCTTGATGCGGTTCCAGTTTTCGTTTTCTCACTTGAGGCAAATAATTGGCGCACTTTGTGGAAGTTCTACGCTGATGGTCTAGTCCACCGCAAGATTTACACAGAGGCATTTTGTTGAGTTGTGTAATGATAAAAAATAAGTGTGATTATATGTAGCACAGTAAGGTATGAAATTTGGCGTTAAAATAAAAATGCAGTGGTGGGGGTAACGTTAAGGTTGAAAATTGTATAATTTTTTTTGTCTACATACAGTACATTGGGACGTAGAAGGATAAAGAATTTTACGAAATTATTGATATTATAGATGCATCGTTATCTATTTCTAAAGACAACCAGCCGAATAGTTTGTTTGGAATGACCTATTTCAAAGTGTTACGTTTAGGTTGGTTTGATGTGGTGCCTGTATTAAAAAATTTAAGCATAAATTTTGTGTGGAACGAAAAGATAGCGAATTTGTTGTTGCAACTTTTTTATGAAAATTACAATGATTGATAATAACACTACGTGTGTTTTATTACATTTTCCTCATCATAAAACCCGATCCACCCGTAGAGTTGGCGTAAAATAAAATGCGATTCTACCAATTAACATTAATTACCGGTTGCTTAGTTGCACTTGTGTGCTGCCAACAAAACGTTTCTAGTAACAAAAATTTAATTAATGTTCATAATGCCACTTCCGCCGACGGGCCCAAGCTCACAGATTATGTTCCGCGACAACGCAAATTGCGCAAACGGATCATGTCACACGATCGTCCATCGACGACCACACATCACACAACAACTCCCGAGGAGTTTGACATTGATCAGCTAGAATTTGAAAACGAGCAACAACGAATCGAATTCAACAACGTGTATGCAAACGTTAACAAGTCACGAGGAATGGGTGTGATTCAATTTAATGTGTCGCTTTCCGAGAAACCTGCAGCCAGCTCATCGGGCAACCACATAATGAACGACACATACGAGAGCTTGGATTACCTTCGTAACTTTCAAGCGCCCGTATTTGTATTTGACTCTGATGACAGTTCTTTGGCACCGACTATTCATAAAATTTGGCTAAACAAAGGAAGTAAAAATTGTGGCGGTGGTCACCAAAGAACAAAACGGTTTGCAGTGGATCAGCATGCCGCCTGGGATCACGATAACATAACTTGGTCGCTGTTTACAAAAGTGTTACCTACCACGATATCTCGTAATCGCGTAGTTCAAGAATTGACTGACGCTTTTATGTTATGGCAAAAAACGACTACGTGGCGTAATGCATCGATAATATACTTTACTCAATTGCACGACAACAGCACCGATGCTAATATAAAGTTAAGCTTTGCTCGAAGAGATCACAACGATTCGCATCCTTTTGACGGAAAGGGTGGTGTGCTAGCTCACACTTTTATACCTCCTACAGGTAGAATTCATTTCGACGTCGACGAAGATTGGCGATTGTTAGACAACGAACACAAAATATCCGAAGATGGGATTAGCTTGTATTTGGTGGCTGCTCATGAAATAGGCCATGCGTTAGGTTTACATCACACCAGTGTCCGCAGCGCTATTATGTACTGGTACTATAACAATGAAAGAAGTGGTCTGGACAAAGACGACGCCAACGGTATATCTCAACTTTATGTGGACAACCCTTTTCGCGTCACTACCACCGAGCGTAGTACAACCACCACCACCCAGCCTACGACAACAACTCGACGACCAATGAATGAGTTTAATCTAATCTTCGAGAGACGCTTACCAGATTGGTTATCGGAAATGTCTCCGTCGTTACTAGACGTGTGCGCCTCTCCGCCTACAAATTTAATGATGCTAGACAATAATCTGCACATGATTGTTGACAACAGAGTTTGGGTGTATGATGTAAAAGGAGCGGTTACGTATGAAGGGGTTGCCGTGTCGTCGATATGGCCAGATTTATGCAAAGTCGATGCTATGGTGCAAATGAGTGAAAACAAAATTGTAGCTACGCGTAACAATATGTGGTACGAATACCACAAAAACAGTACGCTAATGAATGTGGGGCGTGTGCAAGATGTGCTTCGCGACGAAAATGTTACAAAAATTGACAGTTTATTTGTGGAAAACGACAGACTTTACGCAACATACAACAATACGTTTTACGTGGTGCAAAACAATAGTGTTGTGTATAGCGGTCCGTTGCGAGAAAAGTTTCGCGGGGTGGGTTTAAAAATTGATTATTTGGTGCATTTTAAAAGTAGCGACGTGTACATGTTGGGTATAGGTAGAGGCTTCTGGATTGTAAGAGTTATAGACAATGATGAAATTTTAGGTAACGTTTATCAAGTTATCAAACCATTGCAGCGATTGTTGGACTACTGCTAGAGTATATATACGGTGATACAATAATTTACAGTACATTCATCCAACAGCTTGCGAATAGTGCACATCTTTAATAAAAAATATTTATGAAAATGGAAGCTCAATATTATTTGCAATATCAATTAAACATGATGCAAAAAGAAGCGGAAAAATACAAAGAGGTTGTGGACAACCTGCTGTTACGCAACCAACAAGACCAAGCGGAAATCAAAAGGTTGACAGATTGTGTGGAGGGAAAAACAGCTGAAGTTGCAAAACTGGACACGTCGTACAAGGATATCGTTGTCAGTCTAGTGGACCAAATTAAACATCAAGAAGAAGAAATTACAAAGGAACGTAAACTTAACCAGTCTCTGAAAAAAACTTTAAAAAGTTTTCGTGGGAAAAGCAAAACTCTGAACGAACAATCTTATCGAGTGCAAAGAATGAAGAGAACGATTGACCTTCAAAATTATGACATGCGTAAAATGAAAAGTTTTATAAAAAATACCATTGATTTACTTGACGATGTGTGTGACGATGCCGAAAGTTTATTAATAAAGTAGATTATGTAATTTGTTTATTATCAATACAAGCATTATCTATATTAATATTTTTCATTATTCCCTTTCGATAAAACTACGCTCAGTAGTATCAGAACCATAGAGGTGTGAGTGTGTCTCCGCAAAAATGTCGAAACCTTTCAAAGTGTTTAATAGTGAAAAACAAACTGGCGTGATGGCGTCTTCTTTGGCTGATTTGCGCAACGCCATAAGAGTAGCATTTAATGTTTTGGAAGATGTAATACCGTGTCTAGCCGATGGAACTCGCATCGAGAACGAAGAATACTTTCAATCGTTGGCGGCAAACGAGCGCATCACTTATTTGGTTGTGTACATTTATAACAATCCGGCGTACGATAACAACCTTTTTGATAACCTAAGCTGTTTGGACAACATTGATCAATTGGACGAATTTATTGATTTCATACGTAAAAGTAATTACTTATGAATTGTTTTGTTAACCACTAAAATAAAACGTGTGATAGTTGTAACAATTTAATTTATAAACCCATCAAAATATTTGTTACAAAATAAATTATGGAAAGACTTTTGAAACTTTTGTATTTAATTGACAACCAAGTCAATACTGCGCATCCTATTAATTATGACGTGTCAGGATCAGACCCAGAAATAAACCATGACCGATTTGGACGTTGTCTGGCAGCAGACTTGTATTTAGAAGCTATGGAAATTTACGAAAATATTGATACTAAAAGTATAGTGGTTGATTCACCATTTTCTGATAAAATGAAATTGTTCTTACAAGTGCTACATTTTATGTATCCAGAATGGGATGATGTCCTATTGAACAGTATTCCTTTCGCTGGGATAAGTGAATCGAACTTTGCAGAAACTGTAAAATTAATCAGAGCTGACGACGAAGAAAGTGGTAGTGATGATGAAGACGACGGAAAATGTATGTGGTTCTATAGATTCTCTATGAAATAAACGCTTGTTGTTGTATAATATGTTACACACTCGTTTTATTCCGCAATTTTACACAAAGTAGATATTTTGGCACTCAATTCATTGTACACCAATTCCTGTTGAATACTGCTATTGACGTCCATCATGTAATAATATAATCCATCCAAAACAGCTTCGTCTCCAGTGTTGCAATACAAGTCTATTTTAAGATACATAACGTCAATCTTTGGAGTTAATGCTAGTCTTTTGTCTCGACTAAGCTGCAGAGCCAGATTAATAAATAAATTTTTTTGCTTGATCACTTTGTGTATCTTTGGCGAGTGCATAATTTATTTTGTGTTGCTGTTGCGCGACACAGTGTAGTCGACTTCACGTTCGCATTTCTTATCGTTGCAATAGAATAGTTTGAGTGCGTCGTATACGCAGCAACTGTTGTCGCACGTGTTGCACTGTATCGATTTTACAATTTTGTAAGTAAATTTTAGACGATTCTGGAAACGGTTGTGACGGCTCCGCTGACAGAGTGCTTTAAAGTCGTCAGTGGTGTTTGTAGGTTTGCTGTACAAATATTTTGTGTACAAATTAATAACTTCTGTCCTGCCTTTTTGTATGGCACTTTTAAAACACAATTTCAAAGTTTTGGCTCTGACAGTACCTTGATTTTCGCCTCGCAGTTCTTCGGGGCAAGTATTTATCATATTCTTTAAATTGCAACCGCTCACGACAAAATACAACCCTCCCGGTACAAAAATAGTGTAAGCGTCCACCGTTTTGCTCCAATCTCGCGCAAACACGTCGACAAGATAATAATGTGTCGTATCTATATCACTGTACGGCTGGAAACGTAAAAGTGTTTTGTCTCGCACCATTTGAAACGCCTCCGTCTCGTTCGTAGGTAATTTAATGAACTGCATATTAACCAAAAGGATTTAAAGTCATCGGAGCTGTAACCGGTCCTAAATCTGGCCAGAGCTGGTGCTCGAACCTGATTGATGCTAACTGACCGTCACCATTATTATTATATGTGGTGCGATAAACCTTATCATGATTTCTGATAGCGGCCTCCACTTCGTCGAGACGCTCGGGCGCCACTTGTTCGCACACGTCTCGCACAATATTTTTCAAATGTTTCATTTCGTATTGCACCCTGTCGTACTGAAACCGTAACTCGTCGTATTTGTCTTGCAGCTCGTGGTACTTTGTATTAAACTCTTTGACGATTTTATTGATAAATCTCGAAAAATCACCGTTATCCATGTCTTACTAGACCCTGTTCATAGAATCATATTTTTATCAGTATCAAATCATTGTATAACCGGAGCGCTTTGCTGTCGTGTTCTTTTTCGCAAAAAGTTCTATCGTCATCTTCTTCATCTTCCGGTGGAGGTGGTGGTGGCGGCACTATTTCCTCGTCTTCTGGTGGTTCAGGAGGCACTATTTCCTCGTCTTCTGGTGGCTCCGGTGGCACTATTTCCTCGTCTTCTGGTGGCGGTGTCGGTTCCGATTCTTCTGGAGGAGAAGGAGGTGTTGTTTGATTCGATCCAATAATTGCTACTGCAACAACAACTCCGATTACAATAAATACTACAACTATTATTATTATAAGACCTGACATAGTGTCTTACCTCAACGTGCGAACGTTTGTGTCATAAATACGGGAATACAAGTTGGCTAAATTATTGGGTATGCATACCGGAGTGCTCCTAGCGAATGCGCCCTGATGGTATGCCAATTTTGTAAAGCCACTCCTGCACGTACAATCTGTTATGGAAAATGGCCTAGTCTCTAGATCGACTAACATTTCGCCTTGATCGCATATGTACGGTCGAACATCGCTGTTATCGTCTATAACGTCTCTGTACAAACTTATACACATGCGCTGTATCAAGAATGTGTCCAGCGCAGTTAGCACCATCACCATTCCTCTACTAATGTCACAGTCATCCACTCCAACAAATTCGACAGGCTGTATGTATTTACGGCAGAAGCCTTGTTGGCATCTCATAAACATTCCGCCCTGGCAATTGTCCACGCATTGCTCATCTGTCACGCACGGTAGCGGTACAGCATCACAATTAACAATATTATCGCGTTCGAATAGTAATTTAACGAGTGTCGGTGATTCGTCATGGTCGTAATGGTTCCACATAAATAGGCCTAATCCCAATAGCAACGCCAGCACGGTTAATAATACCATCCAAGGCATTCTTAGTAAGTCCTACAGTTTAATTTGTAATGGAAAAATTTCACTTAATTCACGAAACCAGTTGTATTAACGTGCAACGTATGTTACTAAGCCGTTACTTGTTTACCAGTGGTAAAACACAAAGTATGCACGATGTAATAGGCGGCCAGGGCGGCTCAAACCGAAGACTGGCTCAGGATCCGCGTGTCTCTTTGCGTGACGCTAAATTTATGGAAAAATACGACGAAGTCGACGGTGTTTACTTTAGACTACACCCGAAATTGCATCACATAACCGACACGTATTCCGACTGTGTCATGGTGTTTAGTCATAAAATATTACAAGACTTTGATTTTGTATTGAACACCGAGGAGAGTTTCGGATTCTATATTGACGAAGAGGGTGTTGTGGGCACGTCTGCATTCACCGGCAAACCCGGAATGACAGTTAGCGATTACCGCAATCTGCAACTGAAATTTGATTTAATGACAAACTACGACAGTACCGAAGTGTTAATTCGCGAGGATGTGCCCATTAATTATTTGCTGTACGTAATATTCAAAAAAGTACCGCAAACTAGTGTGGTCAATCTACTGGACCGCGATCGAATAGAATATTTTGTCGTGTAGAGTTAAGGTGTAAATACGATGTCGGAGGCGTACTTGATCTGCACAACATTCAATGATATATTAAAGTTTTTCTGGCCCGTGGTGCTGGAAGTGGATACATTACGATTATGGTATAGTTTGACAAGTATAGTGGAAAATTTTGACGTCAAGCCCACGACTGACTCCGAATGCCGATCGTTTGACAGTTTCAAAATAGTTGCAGTGTTGGAAGATGACGATGACTACGATGATGTGTTCATTAAAGATCATTCATTTATAGATTATAACGCAATGCGACACTTGCACGTGCATCATTGCGACATATTAGATTCGAACCTGCACACAATAATCGATCAGTTTGTGTATAATCATCTTCCAAAACTGTTGTCACGTCATTTGTCAAGTTTGCGGTTAATAACTATTTTTGACGTGACCGATTTTGTACAAATGTTGCGCAGCCTGGAAATGATAAAAAAATACTGGTTGTTTCGCTATAAAGTGGTCACAATGAAATCACTTGAAGCGACTCAAAGTAATGAAGAGGATTATGTTGAAAGTAAAAAAGATGTAGATAACAATAATTTATTGAGTGTTACACTAATAGACAGTCTTAAAACTAACTTGGAAATACAGTTTAAACATTTAAATACAGTCTATCCTGAAAACGCCACTCTGCACACAACACACGCGTTCGTCAAATTAGCATCCGGTACTGTAGGATTGTTAGAGGAGTTATTACACTGGAACTAGGATCGTTTAGGTACGATGGGTGTTTTTTTACACTTACACAATTTGGTCATTTTAGTAACCATCGCTGACCAGTAGGCGTCGGCGTTGTCTAAATCATTTTGCAATTGTTCTGATTTAGTTTTGTAGTGCATCACGCAATCTCGAGCCGTGTTGTAGTTTTTAGTCAATTGGCTTAGAAACTTTTTGTGTTTTTTCAAGTCTTCGCTGCAGCTACAGTTTTCGTTGGGTGGTTGTGCGTCTGTGTCGGTCTTGTTAGCCGCTTGAGCACGCTTTAATTGAAACTGCAAGTCCGCTACCGTTCTCTTGAGCTCTTCGTTTTGTGCAACGTTAGCCGCATTTTGTTGACTAATGTCAATTTTGCAGGTCACACTCGTTTTTCTGCGTTTACGTGATGATGACTATTTGCTGCTTTGATCATCGTCATCATTGCTGTCGCTGTTCTCTGCATGTTTACGTGCTATGTTCCTAAACTTTTCTTTAAGTCGTTGTTCATCTGCAATTTTTTTGTTTAGTTCGGTGTCTTTTAATTGGAGCTGTTCGTCTTTTTCTTCAAGTTTGGTCGTTAACTCTTTGATTGTGACACTTTGTTTTTCAATTTCTGCAAGTAAACTTTTGATAGTTTCTTCAGACTGCACCTTTTGATTTTCAAGGGACTTGATATGCTTGTTTTTCTCTTTAACCTCGTTTAAAATTTGATCAAACTCGTTCCGCTGCGAACTGGTCACGCTCTCCAAATCTTCGATGACGTCAATTTTCATTGTCTCTATGTCGTCTGTACTGATGGGTGGTTGCAATGTTGTGTCAGTGGCAACAACGACGGGTGGTTGAAATACTTGTACTTGCATGTTGCCCGGTGCTAATAACGTGTCTTCCATTTTGCAACAGGGGTGGTGTCTTCAACTTTGAATTGAGGTATGGCAGTATGATTTTACACAACCGTATATAAACACAAAGATAAGATCGACATTAATTTTGTTAGGGGTTATCTCTAGTGTTATCGTTATCAGTAAGCGCTCCTAAAAACCGGCAATGAGTCGCGTGGCGATAAGCAGTTTTTTATATAGACGAATGCCAGTCCGATAAGAAGAGCTAGAAACATGTAAGTGAATATTTTAAGGTTTACCCACCAGTCCGAGAGATGTTTGTACCAGTCGGAATTTCGGTAGTCGTGCTCTGGTATAATAAAATCTGGCGGATTTTCTTCCAACTGTTGTCGTAATTTTGTCAAATCCTGCCTCATCGGTGTCAATTCGTTTAGGGTTTTTATGGCCGCGCCCACATTCAATTGAAGGTAGTCCGACGGGATCTGGTACCGAGTTAGATTAAAATGAAGTATTTTATAATTGCTATACTCGGTGTCGTCGTCGTTATAAATGTATCTGGACACTAGCTCTGTGTGATGTACATTAGTTTTGCAGTTATCTCTAAAAGTCAACATTCCCGTGCCGCTAATTTGTTTGGTGAATGTGCGCGTACCGCACTGCACGCGTATTTCTAGAGGATTTATGGTCATGTATAGCCATTTATTTAGACTGTTAACATTGTGAAATAAGTAAGGTACAAATTTAGCCGCTCTCACATCGCACTTTTGGTAATCTTTGTCTTTTAATCTTCCGTTGATTAATAGTTTAGCGTCGCACTCAGAATCTCTGTTAGGGGTGTTGCTTTCAAATGAATTATGACACAGAGTAAAATCGTTGATGGTTCTGCATGCCGATAAATCGTAGAGACGTACATATTTTTTATCCTCCGACAAACCTATATACGGACTATGTGGCACAATAAATTTGCACACGTGTTTATTGTCACACGACGGTATTGTCATGGATTTGTGTAAAAAGTATGGTGTTTTGTCAACTCGCGGTACGACCATGGCAAAAATTAAGTCATCGTTTTCTGTGAGAAAAGCGTGACAGTTTACGGTGGCCATGAGTGTGTGAACATTACTCATTTCGGGAGGTAATATCCAATCACTATGAGTGTCACTTTCGGTCACTCCTTTTAAAGTGTTAATTAATTGCAAAGGTGTCAAAATACTTGTCGATATTCGTTGTTTATTTATGGATAAACTTATGGCGTTAGAAATTTTGCGATAGGCTTGCGCTACGCTTTGTAACGTGTCACGCAAGTGCTGAAGTTTTCTCTCGACCGCAATGCAAGACACGTCTATCAGTTCCGGCTTTAGAGATTCTATGATATCGGTGAGTTTTATCGAATCGACTGTCAGCTGTTTAATTCTGTAATGCGTACTATTCTCTTGTACGGCCAACTTATACAGCAATTCAGCATCTTTGTCGTCCATAACTCCAAACAGATATTTATCCACTCGTCCCACAAAATTAAAAGCCCCGCCAAAAATGTTGCGTTTTGGACTGTTTTTTAGAGGTTTGACGATGCGTTTGTGTGTCAATATAAACTCTAACTCATCATGTTGCTCTATCAAATCTTCCACAGTTGTGTTAACTATAAAAGTAGCTTCGTCTATGTAACTAGTACAATTACTCAAATCGTTATCTTTACTCATTCTACGAATTAATTGTAGAGTGGTGTTTTTTACTCTGATTGTAGTTTGTAGCAATTTGATGTAGTCAATTTGTACAAGAAAGCTCCACGTGCTCACTACGTATCGCAACTCGCTTTGTGTTTCGAAATACAAACCGCCTACGTCGTTGTATTGCTCCACGTCTAGCAGCTCAACACAATGTGACGGCACAAACAATAAAAAGCCCAAAAATATTGTGACAAACATGATAGTATAATATATTTAAATAAATGTTACAGAATATCTATAATACAATTGGTCGTATTTACAACGTTTAATCGCTAACCTCGGACTGCACGTCAGGTATCTCGTCTAATTTTGAACGCCACGCACTGTTCTCAAACACTACAGTTAGCTTATTCTCCGTCACATACCTACACATCAATTTAATACAGTTGTCCAGCTTATTCTTGAACACATTCATATGTTTCTTCGGAGTATCGTTGACTCTATATAAATATCCACTGGCAACTTTCTTTAGATCGCGTACTATGTTGGCGCTTGACATTTTATCGGTTTTGTCCGACTTAACCGCGCATTTGATAGTGATAAAATGAACCATTTGCGAAATGGACTTGGGTTTTTCGTACGAATTGCTGTAGAACCCAATGGCGCGTTTGGCGCAAAAAATGTGAACATACCCCTGCACATTCTTCTTGTAACGTTTCACCTCTACCCGTTTTCTGACACTGGTACGATTCTGGCATTTGTTCAGCAAAAACTCAATCTTTGTTTTGGCGTCTTCAAGTTTATTTTCCATCAGCAGCTGTTCGGTTTGCAGTAAGTGATCCACTAGTATTTCCATGGTAAATGATTTGTTTCGTTGCGGTTCAAACCGTATTTCATCGTCTTCATTGTCGCTATTTGCAGACACGTTACACTCAAATATCTCGTGATCGTCCTCTTCTGCACATGGCTCTTCTTGTGTTTCTTCCTCCTGTTTTTCCATCTTAATTTTTTTACGTTGCACGTCGTCGTCAACGTCGGTTGCAAAACGCACACATTTTTTTGGTTTAGCCTCTTCGTGATTGTGCTGTTGAAGATCGTGTTTTTTGAAAAGCTCTTCGGTATTTTCTTCAGTCGTTTCCATGACCACCGGTACTAAAGACAAATTTTCATCAGGCACACTCGAGTGTTGTTGCGTGGCGGCCTCATAGTTTAATGGTAAATAATCGTCCAAGTCTATTTCTTCTTCGATTTGTGTAGTGTTGATTGGTAAACTTGCTACAATTTGTGTAGTGTTGATTGGTAAACTTGTCATTTTTGTAATGATTTGAATAGATGCTTGATTTGGATAGATGCTTTAGCCAGTGTATTTAAACTGAGACTATAACTGCAAATTAATGGTTCCTAATTTTATACTAAAACGTTATCTTAACAGTGATAAAGGTGGAGTTCGTGTGATAAAATTATCAATATAGGGTGGTTATGACAAATGAAAAAGTGCTGAAAGTTATATATAGTTTATTTATATTTCGGTATACACATACATTATTATTATTAAGTAAAATTAATGGTAACTAAATATATTTACATGTTTACACAATAATACAACAAAATATTACACAACTATGTGTGATGCATTAAACGTGTTGCGCATTATGTTTTACGTCAGTGTGTTGTATCGAGGCCCTACCTAACCATAAATAGCTAGCCCTATTTCTATACGGTATATGACCGCACATTTTTCGCTTGGCGAACCCTAAAACACCAACACAATAATGCGGTACACGCCGAATGACGTCACAACGTAGTCGCAATCTTAAAATTAATACAACTACATATAATTTTAACACTATTAATTAAAATTAAGCTTACGCAACTGTTTGACAATATACATTTTAATGTTTTCTTGCTGTTGGCTACTAATTGATTTGGCTTTTAAAGTTTTGTTGACTTTGCTTAGAAAAGAAAATTTGGCAATTAATTTTTGCGACAAATTGGTCCAAACTACAGCTAAGTCTACGTTATCGTCACTTATGTACATAGGTTCCACGAGCATCGTACCTCCGGTACGCTTGATTTTACTTTTCAAATACGAACTGTATCCAGACATGCACGAATAGACACCTTTGTCTTTAATCATGAACGCAACACCTTTGCTGCGATTCTGGGCAACTTTACGTGGCGGGGGTGGTGGTGGTGGTGGTGGATTTATAGGGCTTTGACTGCGCGAAGAACCGCTGCTGCTGCTACTGCTGTTGTTGCTGCTGCTTGATGGAGATCTTTGACGTAATTTGCTGCGGGACCTGTCACGCGATTGCACGTGACTGGGAGACCTTCTTTGTCTGCTGCGGCTGCGTTGTCTGCTACGACTGCGATGACCTTCTAAATTGGCAGCAACATGAGACAACTTTTCCTCCAGGTCTTCGGTGGAGCGACGAGGTGTGAACTGGACAAACTCCAAATCGCTTTTTAAAGCAGGCGGAATATGAGCTGGGCTGTCGATGATGTTAGGCTCGTAGCCGTCCTCAAATAAATTGTCAACCGAAGGTTCGTACGATTGGTAATACGAGTCATAAGGCGACATGGGCACGTACTCTTCATTAATGGTTGCTGCTGGTTCTTCGACTAGTGTGTCTGGCACATCTTCTTTCTCTTCTTCTTCTTGGGACGACACAACAAAACCAGGGGATTGGTTTTGAAGTAATGGTGATGTGTGATACAAGTTAGAACTCGTGGCCGGTTCCGTTTGACGTCTTTGCTGTATTTTCTTGACACGCTTCACGTTAAATTCGTTGAAGGCCTCAGGGTTGGTGACACGATGCTCGTACGCCAGTTTCCTTTTCAGAGTTTGTTCTTGATACACGCTATTCAGGATTTGCTTCTCTTCATCACTCCTAATAGCAGACTCAGATTCGTAGTACGACGATGTGATGTCTGTTCTGAACAGATGTCCTCTGCTTGCTGTCTTGATTATCATCAGACTCTTCAAGTAGTCCAGGATCTTGATTGTCGCCTGGTACGAGGTTTCTTCGTAGGAGATGTAGCACTGCATCAGCTGGTACAGGAAATATTCACTGGAATGCGTCTTCGAGTTGGGTTTCTGCAGCACAGGTAAGGTGTTCAGGTAATTGAAACATTTGTCAAAAAACTCGGTAGGTGTAGCCATGGTGACGTGTAAACTATGACTGACACAATTGTAATTAATTATTGGTAACTTGCGAGATGCTTCACGCAAAGCACCAAGTAACGTATTGATTAATATCGACCCTAACTTGATAATTTATATGAGGCGTTATCATGTTGTAAAAATGTATCGCGCAAATTAATTTTATTGATTACTTTATCTACATACGCAGGTCGACTTAAGATAATACATTAATGACTGATTGCTATCGATATAGAGCGGCTTATTGTTATCGATTCTTAGTATTTTATACATATTTTCCTGGTTGCAGTCACGTAGACACAAATTAATTTACAACACACTTATCTTATAGGTCGATTAGGTTAAAACAAGTTAAAGGCGACATAAACATAAAACAAGACCACCCATTCTGTTTAAGCGTCATTTTATCTGGTAATGTGCGATCACGTTAGATAGACATTGATTTATCCGAAAAGTCAAAGGTTCATTAAATATTAAACAAGACCACCCTTCTTAATATCAAACTCTATCTTATCTAAGAGGTGCTCTAGGTTGAAATGTGTCAAAGGTGAAGTAAATATTAAACAAGACCACCCTCTGAATAATCGGCACTCACTTATCTAAGAGGTGCTCTAGGTCGATATAAGTCAAAGGTGAAGTAAATATTAAACAAGACCACCCTCTGAATAATCGGCACTCACTTATCTAAGAGGTGCTCTAGGTCGATATAAGTCAAAGGTGAAGTAAATATTAAACAAGACCACCCGATGGCTTATCTGTAACTGGAGTTCAGCGAGGTTAAAATAAATTGCAGAGTTCAATAAGGTTAAAAATAATTGGCTATTTTTTTCGAGTCGAAAAAAGTTGGTTTGCGTCAAGACCTCGTCCTGTGACGTATTTTACGCGTTACGCAGACAATTTAACAAGATTAGTCTGCACTACTTACAAGCGTGATACACTATGCGATATTTCGAACTATTTTCGTATCGAAAAAAACAGCTTAACAGATAAGGGTATTAACAGATAAGAACGTTCGCAGATAAGAAACTGTAACTACAATAACAAGATTACTTGTTATCAGTTGTCTCCTATTGGTCGGTTGCTGATAACAGCTGGTATAAATAAGCAGGTTTTTAATATCGACCTCACATTTACTTTGGACAGCAGCCAAGACACCAGCCCAAGAAGTTACCACCATGTTCTTCCCTTCAATTGTAAGTAACTCTTTTATTTAATTATTTTTTTATTATTGTGTCTTTATTTTTTTAATATTGTGTCTTTATTTTTTTAATATTGTGTTTTAATTTTATGTGCTACTTTGATTTTATTTTGATAAATATTATATATTTATATGTCATATATTCAAATTAGAATTAGCCACCTGTGTTTTTGTTGTAGGACATTCTCACGGAACATTTAAGTCCAGTATTTGACTATCAAACGTATACATTTTCAAGCACATACATTAATGCCATGCTTGAGAACCTATTGCCCACAAACAAAGTTAATAAGGCAATAGTTATAATAATTTTTAAAGACTCTTTCGTAAGCGTATACCAGGGTACCACAAAATATATAGCCCGCAAAAAAAATATGCTATTAAAACAAAAAGCTTACAATGTCATGTACGAGTGTTACGTGAAACGTGACTCTGCTTATTCCAGTTACTTTGCCAAAGCAATAGCCGAGCATTGTGTTAATTTAAACACTTCAAAATCGGGACCCTATCGCGTTCTGCACAAATCTATCCTGACGCAATTGCATGCCTTGTGCCACGCAACATCCCATTGCAAATACACGTTAGTATCATAAACAACACTTTATTTATTATGCTTCAATTGTATCATGGGATTAATAATGTGTTATTGTTTATTTACAGACTTACGAAAATGTGTTCGTCGCCTTCCTAACTGCAACGCGTGACGGTTTGATGCAAGACCCTCCACTGCAGAACTTGGAGCATATTCGAATGTGTTTCTCCGTTCTTCTGAAAGTCGACCAGGCAGAATCAAGAAATAAAGGTGTCTCTGACCTTTACAACACAATCAGGTTAAATAAAACAATCAACAATAAGTACTTTAAAATCAGCGATATGGTACAGTCTATTTTGCTTCTGGAGCGGGCAATAAGTTCGCGTACGATTGGTTATAATATGGAGACTCGTGACTACATCAGGAAGCAAGTAAAATTTTTTTCCATGGTTAATTATTTGTACAATAAAAAATCCAAGTTCTCCGTTAAACGGGACGAATCGTTTGCCCACAGTGAGATGTATAAAATGTCACAGTATGGCAAATACTTTACCATCAAATTTGTTTGTGACGATTCAGGATTTTATAAATTTGCTTATGACCATACTAAAGTACGGTACCGTACAGTTTTGAGTCATTTAAATTCTAACTCAAAGAATAAATCATCATCGTCTAACCAATCGTCGTCATCTGACGATGAGAAATCTAATGGTTCTGACAAGAAAAAATATAATGGTTCTGACAAACAAAAGTCCCATAGTGAGTCCTACGAAGACTTTGCGCATCATTTTAGAGAGTTCTTTTCTCAATATAAAAAAAAATACTCTACGTCGTCCAAGCCCAGTACTTCTTCGTCACAGACACGTCATGACTTTTTTGATTCCCAAAGTTTTGACTTTGGCAATATTTTTTCATCACCCACCACCGATAACACTGATGATTTGTTTCCTAAGCGTAGTGGTGGTCAATATTACTTCACAAAACCATCTGTTCCGTTTCCAACCTATAAGTTCTGTTATGGTTTTGACCAAAAGTCGCACTATTCCGTGCTGGCCGACAACCAGCATCTGTTTGACAAAGAAGACTTGGATTTCATTCAGCACAGCATTAAAGACAATAAAACGTACACTAAACCTCAATTGCGTCGTTTGCTGTTGAAATATCACCCAGACAAAAATCCGGTATACGCTAAAGTTAGCGCCATGTTGATAAACAAATGTCGTCAAATGTTAAAAAAATGTATCATTATGTAATGTTAATAGGAAACAAATCTGTATATTTTTGTATGTGTAAATAAAGATAATTATAGTTAACCTTTGTTTTTTTCATAGTAATGGTATCAATTGTCATATCGACATTGAACTTATTTTTTTTATTAACTGATGGTTACATGTTTGTGTCTAATTTTGAGGCCTATGCCATCAGTGGTGGTGGTTTATGTCTAGGTGATTGTGTACAGATTACAAACTACACAGATAAATATGCATGTATAATAAACTACAAAGGTACTACGGTTCCCTGTAGACCGACAAACACACCCACCAAACACTATCGTACCATAAACAACAAATTGTGTTATAGTAATTGTGGTTACTTTGACGGTGAATCTTATGAATGGTGTGTGGTAAAAACAGACCAGAGTAACTCGTGGGATTATTGCACTTCAAAAATGGGCTTGGAGGCAGTCGAAACCGTGCGTACAGATAATAAATATATGACATGCGGTTACACCACATGTTCTAAGCACAATTTTTACACTTACGACTGGTGTGGTACCATAGGCACTTACTGGGAATACTGTAATCCTATCAACAAGGTATTATTAATTAAATATCTGACATACGGTAACACTATATGTGCTAGTCCTTGTGAAACTAACAGTAGCGATCAAGCATTTTGTTATGACATCTATTATAATTGGCAAGCATGTTATTTAAACCCTAAATTTTACGTACAAGCACACAATGTGTATTTAACTCTGAGCGAACACTACGGCTTAGGAGGTGTTTACACATTAGATGGATACAGAGGATGCATAGGTAAATTGTATCGCATTCAAAACGATGAGAGTCCAAGCAATAAATATTACCAATCCCCTAGACTAATAAGTTTTTCTAAAGATAGTCAGTTAATGACTGACATAAGAAAAGTGGCACAATATTACACCGACAACAATCCCACTGTAGCTTTGCGTGACAAAGATTGGCGGTATTTTGCACCAGTGCTAACTAATAACATTAATCCGGTCATAGCTTATACAGTGTTACCTATAGTAAATATGATTGGTATGCAGCAGTTGAATCTACCATTGGCGATATATGCTGTTATTACAAATTACACGAGACAAACAAGTATGGTGCCGAAAAGTTTCAATAACGACATCAATAGATATTTGGCACAAATGGATTTCAATTATGGTCACGTTAATTATGACGATCCAGGTTTTGTGATCGGACATAAATTGGGTGGACAGCCGGAAAAATACAACATGTTCCCCCAGACTTGGAAATATAACAGGGGTGACAAAAACAAGTACCGTAGATTGGAAGATGACGTAGACACCTTTCTTATCACCGGCACTCAACGATACGTGGATTATATAGCCGTATTGTTGTATCATAATAATTATGCCGTATTTTTGCATAGACCCATAGCTATTGGTATTAGTGTGCGTCTGTACGACAATGATTATTTAGTGGATTTCCAAGGAAATCGAATCACCAACACAGAAAATGTATTGGAAAACATGTACTTCTCCAATGACCCTCTGGCCAAGTGCTTGGATAATGATGTTGATAATACAAAATAATGTTGTAAAATAACTCACACAAAAATGTTATGCAAGAAGCGTTTAATAATATAAATTTATTTCAATTTAGCGTCTTGTTCTTCAGCGGCTATGAATTTTAAAATCTCTTCGTCATTATTAAACTTGGCCACCCCCTCCTGTTTTATGCGATCAATTCGTGCCACATTTAATTTACTGGTTTTTATAAACGTGTCCACGTCCACGTTTGCAATAACCGTTTGGTATTGATCATACACATCTTTTATACTTTGGTGAATATCAAATGGAAATACTACCACTTTAAAGCCGCTAAATTTTTTCTTCTTCAAAATGTACCCTGTGTAATCTTCCAGGGTAGGATATCTTGTGTTGTCAGCCACACAGTCTGTGTACAGTTTGTACAAAGACAAAATTTTATTACAATTATACCTGCTCAGCGGCACATAGGCAATGCACAGATTATTTTCTTTGCACGTTGTAACTACCTCTTTCATAGTTTTTAACACTTTACTGTAAAAAGCTTTGCCATCAACCACAAAATAAGGCCTAAATGTGTCTTTGCATATTTTAACGTCATCATCACGAGGAATGTTTTGCAGATTTTTGATTGGTTGGTTCAAAAAGATGACGTAATCTTCCAGTGAATTAACTTTATCATTAATTATACTATCGGGTAGCACGGCTTTGTGATATAAGTTGACATAATTTAACTTGTACATGTCTTGAGGTTTTTCCAATTTATTAGTTATGAATCCGTTGACCGTTTTAAATATACGAGACAGTATAAAGTGACTTTTTTCATGTACATTATGCATTCTTTTCAAAGCCATGACGTGCCCGATAATATTCAATCTAGTGTCAATCGATTCCATTGGCAAATCGTAGTCAAATTGAGATAGAATGAAGATCATGTGTTTAGCAATTCCATGATACTGTCGCAGTCTTTCGTATGCAAAGTTAATCTTGTCATTTTTGAATATTTCAGATGACAAGTCGACACAATACCACAGAGCGGTCAATAGTGACGTATTCATTTGTGGGTCCATGGGAAGCGAAGAAAGACTAAGCTTGCACGTGGTAGTCTCGATGCGACGCTTGACGTATTTCAAAAACTGATCAAGTACATTCTTATCCATCCACTCTTTGTCACTACACAATTTCCAGAGTACATAATAAAATAAACCACTATTGTAATTTACCTTTTTTCCGTCAAAGTACGTGGCTGATATCACGTAATCGTTGTATGCATCGAATCTATCGGTGTCTGTCAACACCAGTCCTCCGCAAAAAGGTTTGCGTGTGCGAGGCTCCGTAAAATTATGATGGTCCAGCAGCTGTTTAAACGCGTTTAGATTGTAATAGTAACCAATAGACTGTGACAGCTCGTTGTTGCCGAGCAAAAACAATGGACACTCCATGGTAGATTTAAATTTGCTGAAACTCGTGTTGAGTTGATCTGTATAGATTAAATTCTCTAGCAAATTTAATTTTGTTAGAATCACCACAGGAACACCGTCGTCTTCGTCTAGTAGTATGTCGGGAAATTCAATTTTGACGTCGGCCGTAAATTTTATATCTTCTTCGGTAATGGCTTCTTCTTGCACATAATGACCATAGTTTTGTTGAAACTTTAAAGCATTAAACGAATACGATTTAGATTCGTTGGTGATGTAATTAATTAATGTGGATATGTTTTTATCTATAAACACTTTTAAATCGCCACCTAATGCTTGATCGCCGCCAGAATGTAACATAATGTACCAGGTGCTGGTCTTAAATTTTTTCAAAAATTCTTCCTTGTTTCTTGTGTTCAAATCACCGTCGACTCGAGCGTTTTTTATGGACAGTTCATCAAATAATCGTCGCCGCAAATTTTTAAGTTTTGTCAGCTCATTTAAAGAATTCTTGTCGCTACAGATAAACTTTAGTTTTATATACGACTGGAGATCCTTTAATTTGTTTGTAAAATTATTTATGTTTAATGCGTCATAGTCGTACTCAACCGACAGGTCCACCGAATCTTCTAGCACACCATTACAGTACACAATGCTTTTTTTCTTGAAAAACGAAGCTGCCACAGACAGATCAATATCGTTTAGGTATTCATTAAAAGCATAAAACACCACCGAATCGTAATCAATATTTTTGTTCATCTCTGCACTTATTTGCGTGTTTCTGTTGCTAACCATTCCATCCGTAATTATGTACAACAGCTTGATTTCGTCCATTTTGTTTAATTTTTGCGTAATCCATTCAATGATCGTGAACGGCACAGTGTCACCTTGTTCGCCTTTTTCGCTCATGTATGTCGCCACTGCATAGTCTTCATCCACTTCCTCGCATGTTTTACCCCAGTGCAAATAAACAGTCTTTGTATCTGCATCTCTCCATTTTTGCTTCAAAAGTTGCACTTCATTTTTAAACGAAATTAAAGATTGAAGCCCATTCTTGTGATAGTAACTGCAACGGTTCGTCGATCCCGAAAAATCCTTTGCGTAAATAAAGTAGTACACCATTGTGCTATCAGAACACGAAACGTTAATGTGTTAATTTGCAAATTTCAACCTTTTATATACCACTCTTATCGCTACTGGTGTTATCGCACGGGTCTGTTGTCGCAGTCCACCGTATCTTCGGGCCGGCATGATCTTACGCTAATTTTATACAAAAATCCTTGTGGACATTTTAAACGTGCATTGACTGGACATATGTAAAATGCACGACAATCTTGCGGATCGGGAAAAAGTCCAATTTTATTAGGCGCGCACGGTTTTTGTTGTTGGTAATTATTTGCAAAATAATTTGGCAATATACATAAAAACACTATAAACACTACAATCGATAACAGTACATGATTATACATGCTACATGTCTTACATGGTACTTCTATGAAACCACCGTCGTATTTTGTACTAAACCATATATAAGATAATTTTACATCAACATCATGACGTCTCGACTGATATTTTCCACTCGCGTAGACGGTACAGATGTGCCAGTCTTCTTTAGCGGAGTCGCGACCGACAAACCTTATGTGGGCGTTAAAGAGCTTTTAAACATATTGGGTCACAGTATGACGCACGCCGACGAGTTTCCGCGCAGTGAAACAAAACTGTGGCAGGATTTGGCGCCGGGTGATGTAACGTTCCCGCCAAACAAACTGTTCACCACCGAAGTGGGATTTGCTGTTTATTTCGGTAAAACTAAACTCACCAATTGGGCACGATTTAAACGGATGTTCGATCTGATAGCGCAATACATCGCCGACCCGACTCCATGCAACGCTACCAACCCGTTGTGTATGATACCACCCGGCAGACAGTCGGGATGCGGACCCTGCCCGCTTCCAGGTCCCGGTAATAATTGTGACGTGTTGTCGCAATTACTTCAGATATTACAAAACCAAGGTGCCGTATTACAAGCCATCCTAGCTGACGTACAGCAAATTCTCGCCAACGGAGGAGGAGGTGGAGGTTGTGATTTGACAGGAGTTTTGGCGGATTTACAAACTTTGCTGACACAGGTTGCCGCTCTGACCACCACAGTTAATACCATAGCGGGGCAGATTAACACCATCTCCACTGACGTTGGCGGACTAGTGACGGCGGTTGCAAATTTATCAACTCAAATAGATAACATCAACACCAGTCTCGTCAATCTTACCGTGTCTGTCAACGCATTAACTAACAGTGTCGATATTATCAACACTAGATTAGACACGTTAGAAACGAACGTCGGAAGTCTATTAGCAAGTGTTGCCAATCTAGTCAATAGCATTGCAGGATTAGTAACCGACGTTGGAAATATCGCCAACGGTCTCGCAGCTCTGGAAGCCACTGTGGCGGCCAACACCAACACACTAAACATCCTGAACGCCAACGTTCAATTAATTCTCGACATTTTACAACCACCGATAAATGTGACCAGCAGCAGTAGCGGCGGTGAAGATAAAGAAGGCGTCAGCGCATTGCCGGACGATCAAAAAAAAGCATTGGTTAACGACATTTATAAACGTCTCGGATCACTAGACACCGAAGTTAAACGGCTGAACAATTTCAACGATGGCTTTAATAAAGTACTCAAAAATTCACAAATTAAAGTGAAAGGGTAACTAAATAAGATAATCACAAAATGACAAGACAACAACAATATTCTCGGGGCTTTGTAAAAAATTTTGACGACATTCCGGTGCCATTGCTATTCAACGACATGATGCTGTGGGTGGGCGCCGACGAAACGCTAAAAATTTTCCATCTTTCTCCGCAAGCGCTACTATGTTTGCCCGAGTGCGAAAAACGTTTTCTGAAAAATTTGTGCGAATGCACAGATAGCAACAAATTATATATAACAGCTCTAGGTGTGGGTCTGTTGGCCTGTCGGCTTATTACACGTGGCTGTGTAGTTGACAATTTGGCGACACACGACCACAGCATACCTCAACGCGCCGACGCCTTTGCGAATATTTTTCTCACAGACGTTTTGTGCGACTTGCGACGCGACAGTTTACTGTGCTGCATAAGTCGTAAAGAATCTGAAATTATCAATTTACTCGACAGCAACCGACCGTTAGTCAACGAGTCGGTGTACGTATAATGTGTTTATAAAATTGGGGGGTGGTGGGGGTAACGTTAAGGTTCAAATACAAAATAAGATATTAATTTAATATAAAATGACTACAATACCGGCCGAATCGAGGGCGTACATTAAACCGTTCGAAGGAACAGACGTTATTTGCCTGCTTGACGACTGCGTTGAATGGTTTGACATCGACAGCATAGCCAGTGTGTTATGCACGAACGTGTGTCAAGCGCTAAAACAATTACCCAGGAGTCAGAAAGCGTTATGGAAAGAGCTAGAGCCCGAGGTGAATAGCGAGAAACAGTTTATCACCTCGCTAGGCGTGCGATTGCTCATCGCAAAAACACAGGAAGTTGACGTTGTACCGCCGTGTCCACCACCGTCCACACCGCCATGCACCTCATACTATTACAATACGCCTCTAGAAGACGAACAATGCGCGTCAACATCTTCGTGTAGACGTAACAGGAACCACCAACACAACAGACCGAAATACGAGCTCTCTCCAGCCATGCACAATCTAGGCAACATTTTCATTAACGAGGCCATATACGACATTAGGGCATACAAAGAACTAGAGGAGATTGACCAAAAAATTAATAAAATTTACGATTTGGTCGTAAGACAACTTCAAAATAACAACAACAACCCAGTTTTTGTTTAGTGTAGTTTATTTTATTACACAATGTGTGCAAAATTATCATATCATATCGGTCAAAGCCAAAAGATAAGTTTCGCGTAGCACTCGTAGTTTCTGCTGCGTTGCTTCTGGGTGCTTCTCAATGCGGGCGAGGCGTTCGTGTCGAGATGTGACTTTAATCATATCACGTTTCATGCAATTTATCAAGTCCAATTGATCCGCTAGCGCCAGCTTGTCGTATTTATTAAAACTCGGTTTATTATCCATATTTCAACACACGCGATTAATAAGTGAATATGTCGAGTTTTTATCGCGGTCTGAGACGGACTAATCGCGTTTACAATGCACCTAGCGGTTTTATCACCGACCACACACAATTAATTAAAAATAATATTCCGAGTGGCTTCAATTTTTTAGACAACCCCACCACAATCAGCGGTCCCAATAACACTCATATACCGGGTTACGGAACCAATTCCAACAATTTCACGAGCAACAGCACTGTTAACAGAGTCATGCGCAACAATGACGTGCCGGGGATGCAACAAATATTCCCTTCAGCCAACAACAACCAACTTTCAACCTTAGGAAATTTACGACAAATGGACAACATTCCTGACGCCACCATTAACAGTCTTACCACAAAAAAAAATGCTGTACGCGCAAATAATCCCGAAACTGCGACAAGGACGCGTAATGGTGTACAGGGCGTACTCGACAAGCATCCGCGTCTCAACCAGTATTTGAAGACGGCCGGTATAATTGGCATATCCGGCGTCACTATTTATTTAGTCGTCAACATTGCCGATATGGTGGGATCCATTGTGGACGCCATGAACAGAACAGGCGGTTCGTGGTGGTACAGAGGTAACAATGGCGCAACCAGTTTTGACACAATCGAATCGTGCATCCTTAGAGCTCGGTCGTGCGGAATGCCTTTTGCGGATATCGCGGAGCATGTTTGCTCAGATCCTCAAAACCCCAACTGGCGCGATCCGTATTTAACGGCGGAACAATTAACTACCGTTTGTAATAATTACAATCCGACCGTAGAGAATACAGTGTGTCGCGCCAGTGACCCTTACGCTGCACCCGATTCTCTTGCGTACTACGATGTCAGCCAGTTAGGCGTAAACGAAATTATTCAGTGTGTCGAACCATACGATATGGCGGATTTAATTGCTGACCTGGGTTTAGACAATCTATTGGGCGATAACGGAATCTTGACAAATTCTTCGGCTAGCTCTCAAAGCGTGTCGGATAACTTTTTAACTATACTTCTCATTATTGGTGGCGTTATAGTGTTACTATTCGTGATGTATGTCGTAATTAAAATGTTAAACAGACCAAAGTCGTAAACGAAACAGCATTATGGATGTCATATCGAAATCACTATCACCATGGGCGGTGATACAAGAAATGTTTTTTATCAAATATTTTTGCTCTCTACCCGACGACGGTTTGGCCGCGTTGCCTGTAAGCGTTGAAACTGTACTCCTATTGAATTTAACAACAAAGACGCTGCTACATTTACTCGAACAATGTCCGAACACTTTTGCAGTGTACGAAAAATGCGTGGCGGACGCGCACATCAAATGCTACCAATCGTGCGTGGTTATCGAAAAAATGGGAGGCACCCAACTCAGCGATACCCTTGGAGCTCTGCCCGTCTATTATGCCATAGAGCCTCAAATTAATTATGACGTCAATTGTAGTGTTGATTTGTTGTTGTGTTGTGACATTTTAAAAGAAACAACCGACAATACGATTAAACTAATAAATGCTGTGCAATACAGCAAGGATTACGTGACTCGATTACAGCAAGCGTGCACTTTAAGCGTTTACGATTGCTCCGTGTGCACATCCACACACACTATGCTGACAAAGTGCGGGCACCGTTTTTGTTACGAGTGTTTCGTCAAAGCTAGCAGTATTAAAGTAGAATGTCCAATTTGCAGGAGCACCACAAAATTTTTTTACACGGAAGACAAGACTCCTGACGTTTTGGAAAGTGTGCGTACTCACTATAGACAACACGAATTGACGTGGGGCAAAAAATGATTGTCAACACAAATATCGTCGACGCAAACGTTTGTATTACATATTTGAATATTGTGTGAGATAAGATACAAATATGGTCTTAGACGAGGACAGCTTAAAGTTTGTATTTATTGCCACATATTTTGACCCAAGTACGGATGTGCTTAACAATTTACCTGACAACGTTAAACAACATTTAGCCTCGCCCACAGACCAGGACCTATTGCGTTACATGGAATACCTGAGCGGTATGGGTATACATGGCTTGATTGGAGACACCAATTCAGTGAACCTATTCAAATATGTTAAACCTCAATTTCATTTTGAGTGTGTGCGCGACCAAGATTTAGACATTGTCAGACACGATAACGAGGTGTATCTACGCAGACACACGTCTATTTATGCCACTAATTTATTTGTGCGCGACCCAAACAAGCAAAAGTGGCTCTTGAAAATCATGGTGGACGTGATGAGAAACCAGCAGCGAGCGCTAGTAGTTGGCAATAATTATATGGTGTACGACGGATGTGTGGGCTACGTATTTGCCGGACCCTATTTAGATTGGTGTGGCGTTAGAGTCTGCGCCTCAGACGCAGAAGGTACAAACACTACCATGTTGAGATTATATTTGATTGGACACGAACTTTTGAAAGTATTCACCGACCGGAACATAGAGCCCCCTCCGGATGGCCAATTAAAAAATTACCATAAAGGAACACCACTCATCACCAACCATAATTACGTTATCACAACAAAGGATCTGCACACTAACAACATGAACAAAGTGTTCGAGTTTATACAACAAGAATTAAACGGCAAAAATGAGTTGGTCAAGTATATTCAGAGAGATTACATTTTTGACGCCGAACATTTTCCTTTGGATCTTCTAAACGAGCTACAACAACACTATGTTTCCACCACGGCACTTTACAAAATTATCCATCGTTTTCATAGAGCGGAACCTGGCGAAAGAGCACACGACGTGGTTGTCGATAGATATGCAGCGGACCGGTATCGTAAGTGTTTGGTGTTCGCCAGCGAGAACAACGTGTATCCAGCGTTAGCGCATGCGCTATACATATTCATTCCAGACGATTACTACCAAATAAGACATACACTTAACGCGGCCTATGCGCCTAGGTTTGGTATCGTTGTACTCGCTACTCATGTGTTTTTCGGTGCCACCAAAGTCATTAATTTTGACCCCACAAAAGACCTCGAATCGTTTGTCAAGACCAAATATGAGGTGGGATCACACATGTACTACAGAATAGGGGGTAATTATTATTTAGAAGAGTCGCAGATGGACGAAAACGGTGTGCCGGTATACTTTGTGGTGCGTCTCGACAAAAATTTATTAGTAAGAGATAATTTAAGTTCTCACACATTAGAGGATTTGAACAATAACTGGGTGAAAAATACTATTGCAAATTTATTCGTACACCCTCTATAAAAAATGGACACATTTCGAGGACCTGACGGTACCGTAGGCGCTAGACTGGGCGTGTTGAATCCCAATCTACTTATGACCATTCTGGTGGTGTTGGTCATAATTATTCTGTTACTTTTACTCATTAACATGAGCAGCGACGACAGTTCCGGCAGTGGCGGAGACGGTAAAGCCGGTCGGAACATGTTTAATCCGCTCAACAACACTATGCGAAACAATCCGGTGGTAACCACGGCCACGACCACGCGCGCCTTGTAATTTAAGCCATGGACATCTTTACGTTTCCAACGTTTGTATTCATCGTATTAATAGTGGTCAAAATCATGATTTTTCACGGCCTCAAAAATTTACAACAAAAACAGTGGCTCATCGATCGAGTGTGCACGAACGGCTATTACGGCTTGACGATGGACCCGTTCGAGTGTGACGCTTATTATTCATGCCCACAGGGTATTAAATTATACTGCGATCAAGGACAAGAATTTGACCCCGATAAGTGTTCGTGCGTGCCTATCGACGAGGTCGACGGATGCTATTCTCGTTTGATGCGCCGCCTTTTGCTCTGATTGTCAGTCGACATTAAACACAAACGTCTAAAATTTTCATTATCGAGCTACAAACGGCCTACAGCAGACGTGCTTTGCTCTACCCGAACCGGGCCGTTATTTACCAAGACACGTGGAAGTGTTATTGATAGACTGTGTAAAAAGTTGACATTCTTTACTTGATTGCTTCGCAGCGCACTGACAAATTCACGCGGTAAGTTACCGCTAACCATGTACACCTCTTTTTCATATTTATCCCCTTGTGTCGTAATCACAGATTTTAATCTAAGCGACTTGAGTGTTTCAAAATTTTTACGTACACCAACCACATACCAAATTTCTGGTGGGTCGTATTTTGAAAACACTTTTACCACTGTCACCGACGGAAGACTGTTCACTAATTGTGTGTATAAATGTGGTAGTCTAAAAACACTTATGATGTAACTGTTTTTTATCGGTACACTTATCATTGGGTTTAAATTAAACGATAGCGGTCGACTCGCGTCTATTCCGCTAACGGTTTTTGACTGACCAACAACGTTGGTCGTATCGTTTTTCATAGCATATTTAAATTGTAAACACGAGTCATAACCGTGGGCTATTTGAAAGGTTAGTATATCCGCATCTTGCGAATTAGCTTTACCCAGACGAATCATTGTACTTCTTTTCTTTCTTAGAATGGATGAGTTCTACGCCCTCTCGAATATCGACAGCCAAATGCAACTGGACGAGGCGTCAAGCGTCGAGCAAAATCCAGTTCTGGACACACACAGCACCACCGACGACGATGACGACGACTCTGACGATTCTACCGTTAATGAGAAAAAGAAAAATACGCAAAATGAACGTTCACACTACAGAACAATACCGGACAATTTGTTGCCGTTTAACAAGAGATCGTTTGTTTTACCCAAAACCACTAACGCTCCGTCCACGTCGATAGTAGAACACCATTGGCCTGCACCGGACATAAACACCTGCAGATGGATCTCTATGTACACCACGACGAGTAATCATATGGTAATTTGTCATAACGACTTAGATTACATTCGAAATATCAGATTTGGATCATCTGTATATATCGAAAATTATCATTCTAAATACGGCAACACCTACGAGGTTTACATAAATTCTGTTAAATTGTATATTACCACTACATTATTAAAACTCAATAATACACCGCTTGATTTGTATCCTAATAACACTGTGGAAAAGATAAAAGACGTGGCGGCAGTTTCTTATTTGTTGAATTTACATACACAAAACGGACAGACGATTATGACTCAGTTAATTCTCTTGTTTCATTCCATTAATTTATTGAGCTTATCTTCCGAGCAAATAGATTCTATTCACAACACATTGCCCACGTTTGTCACTCACCGTCGGCTGGCACACATGAAAAAGAACTACAACTGGAAAAGCGAATTGTACAAAATTGCCAAAATACAAACAGTTTCTGGTCAACAAACCCACATTCAGTTGTTGTTCAAAGCATCGACGTATCAACGCAATAAACCGTTGGAGTATCGAAAAGACGACAGTTTTTTACATTCACGTTACGTGCACGAGTTTTATGACGCTATACAGTCGACTAACACAGCGTCTACACCGGATTCTGTGACACACGTAAAATGGTTGTTTAGCGCCATCGTAAAGTCTGTCATAGTTAACCCACCCGTGTCGTTGTTTCGGTTGAAAAACTTTGACAGCACACCAACCGAAATAGCCGAGTTTGTACGCACCTCGAAATTGCATCCTTTAGCCAATGTTATTTTACACACGCGTGCTCCTTTTACGGGCAAAGAACAGTTTAGACTCAATTGTTTTAAACTAAACAGTGTACACGTGTGGATAAACAGTATGGTGTTTGACAAGGACGAACACAAGAGGGTAGATTTAAAACACATCATTATGGACGTCGCCTGGGGCGAACATTATGTAATCTCGTTTCAGCACATTCACAATCAAAAACTCAAACAGATGCACATCGAAACGGTCAAATTAATTATTAGGTACATTTTAGAGGGTAGAAACTTTACGAAGCTGGCCAAAGACGTGACGCGGTGTTCTAAGAAAATCAAATACGAACATATTATTTTTTAGTTTTTATTCTTCATCTTCAATATTATAATGTCTACTACGATCCACATATTCTTGTAATAAATTTAATAAATACACTAACACTTTGTTTTTATTTGTATCATTCATTAGACCCACAAAACCGTTGCACAACACTTGCACCATACGCAGTTGTTCATCGTCCATGTCCTCGACACGTGACATATACGTGTACATTTCGCATATTTTAGTCCATTTTTTTTGCTCTTCATAGTTCAGAACCACACTCGGTTCCGTCATGGTGTTCATATCTATTTGGTACGACCCAAACAATGTTTATTATTCGTTTGACGACTTAATACAGCTTATGATTGAGTTAAATTTCGAGAGTGTCAACAAACAATCGATACAAGTTTCACACGTTTACGTGAAGAGGAGAAATGATCAAGTGTTTGTTACAGACGGATTATATATACAAACCAAACTCTTAACTCACGACGAATGCTACATAGATATGGAGGGACTTTTGCACATCCTAAATGCTAGCGTTTTTGGTGACAATATTGCCATGGAGCGATTGATAATCAAAAGTACTTTGTGCGTAGTCAAGTGCGAGCATCCGTGGCAAAAAAAAATTGGGTGCTATTTACAGCAACGCGTTCAGGACTCGTTTGACGTATACATGAAAGTGTGTAGACAATACTTTGTTTGCGGACGACCGCAAGCTACACGGATTGGTAACACTGTAGATAAATTGATTAATGAGGCTTCTCAATTACACCACTCGAACAACTACGAAGATTTTATTACTGCATATGTATTATACGACAAAGCTATACGTTTGATCCTGAGCGTTTTATAGTGATATCGTTCGAAGGTGTAGCGTGTATTAACTCTTTACTTTCTACCAAACGCTTTCTTTTTAACATCGGATGATCCATCAGGGACGGTTGGGTTCAGGATGCTGGCGATTTCATCCAACTTTGAATTGGCACTAGTGACGTCAGTCTGAACCGTTTGCACCGCTGCGGCTTGCGCGTCGAGCTTTTGGTTGATCTCGTCCACGTCGGGCAGGTTGGCCGCTAGATTGTCAACTTTCTGAGACACCTCAGCGATATCGTTGCGAATTAATACGAGAATGTTTTGGCTCATTATCAAAATATACCTTATTATTATTATCAACGCGATAACGCGCGTGCCGATAAGATAAAATTTACCAATAAATGAGACTGGAATTTCTACAACACCATCAGTCATTAATTGGCAATCATGGATTGGTTTGAAATCATTTTCGATAGAGGTGAAAGACTTCAAGTTATCGATGACAAGTACAATAATAAAATTAAAATTAAATCCACAACCACCAGAACCATTTATAATTTACCACAAAGTTACTTGTACGAAGCGTTGTATCTAGATTTTCTCAAAAATATCGGAATGTACGAGTGTGTCAAATACACTAGGATGATTCACGCGTTGATGGTGTGCTACGTGACAGAGATAAAGTGGCCCGACATGGATGTCATACGAGAACACGACATGTTTGTATCGCATTGGGCGCCGCTGAGACACACGGAAAAGTTGCAAGCGTTTATACCAGACAAATCTAACAAGTTGCGGTACATAATTAAACATCAAAGAGAATTTCCGATTTTTATGTTTGTCTACGATACTGAAGAAGAAAGATTCCGCGACGAAAAACTCATTTCGATTGGCACCAAACGACGCAAAAATAACCAACCACTGTGTACTAAGAAATCAAAGATGGAAGACGCGTCCACTTCAAAACTTCAACGTACAGCAGGCACGCAAACTTGCATGCTAGAGTGTTACAGCATTTTAAATAAACCACTGAACGTGTACAAAAGTTTGATTACCAGAGAAATTCATGGAAACATCAACCAGACCAGTGTAATAATGTCATTGCCACAGTGTGCTATGACTGAACAGCAAGACATTACAAAACGCTACTCACCGCAAGAAAACATGAAGGCTATTTCCAGGATCTACAATAAAATTGACAACAAGGACGAGCTCGACTTATACGACATGTACAATCGTTGCAGTAGATGCTTTCGTATGTTCCCACATGAAACTATTTTAAGTCAATGTTACAATTGTCAAATAGACGAGGCTACCTTGTAAAAAGTAAATAAACGTCTTTATAGTACACATTGTTTTATTTGATTACTAAAATTTTAAAAACGGATGACGCATAATACTGTTGTAGCTGTGCAAACGTTTTGTGTAATCGTAACACAACATTTGCTGGACAAAATCGTTTGCTACTGGAGATACACGCTTTATTTTTGGTAGCTTCTTTCGTTGAAACTTTAACAATTCCTCAGGATTAAAATTGTCTTCGCTACCGATGCTGTCGCTGGATCGATTTGTTACATTTTTTTTTCGCTTTTCCAACTCGTCGTATGGATATTTGCGAGATAAAATTTCATATGCCACCACACCCACCGCCCACCAGTCGAAGGATTCTTGATTGAGCTCAAATTTTATTTTCTCTGGCGAAAAATATTCATAGGTTCCATCGTAAGAGGATGGCGTGTCTATGTTCACACTCAGACCGTAGTCGCAAATGTGCACTTTGTTCTTGCTACGGTCGTACAGCAAATTTTCCAGCTTCATGTCATTGTGTATTATCCGATGCGCATGGAGATCATTCAGAGCGTTGACCAGTTGAAATATCAGTTTACGAGCTTTTTTTTCTTCGAATTTGAACGTGCTGTAATGTATTATGTTGTACAGGTCACCGTCCGGAATGTACTGCATAGTCCAAAACATGCAGTCTGGCACGTAAAATACGTCAAACATTTTTATGTAGTGCGGATTATCACGCATTAAATGGTGCACGTGCAACTCTAAAAACGACACTTTTTTCTCTATGACTATTTTTTGCACGTACAATTTGTCGTCGCTTTTGTTTTTTATTAGATAAATGTTCTCATAAGAATTGTCATCGTTCAGTTTACGCACTATCTCTAAATTGTTGAGGTAATCTTGAACCACAGATATGGACTTATTGGAATTCATAGCTAATTCGGGGTTTCGCGCCGACGGTCGACAAGCAATTATGCGAATGCGCAGAAATTACGATTTAAAAAAACAATTGGAGTCAGACGTGACACACGTACAATTCAACATGGACCAGTGTGACGAATTCTTAAACACTCTACTGCAGATGTTCGAAATACGTCCTAGGCAACCTGTATACGTTGCACCACAACAGCCTCTTTATAATCCTCCAGTCTACACAACTCCTTTACCACCACCACCACCGCCTACACCCACACCACCTACAACGCCTATTCCCATACCCAGAAGTAGACGTTCCAGTTACATGTCGGTCGATGACAATGGTATAGAAGATTTACCCGATTTTAATCATGTAGTAGAAATAGATAGACTTGCTAAAAATATTGACAGCCTAAGTATGCCTCCACCTCCACCTCCACCCCCTCCTCCTCCACAACAAATTGAAATTGTGACTGGTAATAAACCATCCGACGTTGGTGTCACCAAAACAACAGATAATGTTATTAAACCTGCTCCGCGAGACTATTTAGAAGAGATTAAAAAGGGTGTGCCATTAAAAAAGGTGCCGCCTAAATCAGAGTCTCGTAAGACAGCAACAGCACCACCCATCATGTTGGCCATGCGCAACAAACTAGATCAACGGAGACAAGTCACGGAATTGAGTGATCACAGTGAACCTAATAGTGATTGGAGTAATTAATGGTCAATAAATACAAATTATTTCACAATACAAACGTTTATTATTTATTTAATATGCTGGTCCAGTAAACAGAGGCACATCAGGAGCGAATTCTTTGATCTTGAAGAGCAGAGCCACTTCGATCATGACCTCTTCAATTTCGGCAGACGTCGTGCCCACGTAGACGAGAGGACGGTGGAAGTATGGCCACAGAACCTGATCGAAGAACTCTTCAAAGTTTTCGTTGTAGATAGACTGAAGACAAGTCAGAGGGAAGGCAAGACCTCTCTTAGAAAGGTTGATGCGTTCACGGTTGTCGGGTCCGACGTAGTAGGGATCGTGTTGGCGAATCACATCGTGAGCGACGTAGTCGGGGTTCGCAGCCAGGGCGTATTGCATCGTGAACTTGTAGCACCTGTTGGGCTGCATGGGCCGAAGTTGCAGCTCAAACCACAGATCCATAATTTCCTGATCGGTGGTGATGGGGAACTCTTCTGAGATGAAACGAGTCCAGGTTTCGCGCAAAAACTCTTTGCCGCTCCAGTTACACACAAGCTTCATGGTATCTGGCTGGATCCGACGAATCTCCTTAAACAGGGTAATCTTAACATTCTTACCAGGGCCTCTGAAGGGATCTTCAGTCACCATGTACTGGTTGGCGATGTCCTTGATTGGGTCGAATTGTGCTTCGCGAATCAATTCCTCCTTGTGCCTCACATCACCCAGTACTGAGCCTAAACTTTTAAGATGTTTGTTGTCAATTACACATGTGGTGCCATTGTGACGGCTGTATCTCAATGATTTGTTGTATCCCAT